GATATATCAGATGCTATTAAAAATAATAGTTTTGATATAGTAAAAGAATGGATTATAAAGGAAATAAATAATGAAAGAAATAAATGAAATATGGGTTCCAGTACAAGGATATGAAGATAGGTATCTAGTATCTAATATAGGAGAAATTAAATCTATAAAACATAATAAGGTATTAAAGAAAGAATTACGAAGAAATTATTGGAGTGTTCAACTATTTAATGGTAAAAATTACAAACATTTTTCTATACATAGGTTAGTAGGATTGAATTTTATTCCCAATCCTAATAATTTACCTTATATTAATCATAAGGATGAGAATAAGCTAAATAATAATGTGGATAATTTAGAGTGGTGTACTTGTTCATACAATAATAACTATGGAACAAGTATAACTAGATCTAAAGAAAAGAGAAGTAAACGTATTCAACAATTTTCTAAAGATTTAGAGTTAATAAGAGTCTATGATTCTATATCAGACGCTGAAAGAAAAACAGGAATATATAATCCAAACATTATAAAATGTTGTAAAGGAGAAAGAAGAACAGCTGGAGGTTATATTTGGAAATATGAAGAAATAGAAAAAACAAGGTAGAGTTCGAAATGCAACTCCTAATGAATATGAAGGAATTAAATTTCGAAGTAAACTTGAAACATATACATACAAAAAGCTGAAAGAAGCAAATATTCTAGCAGATTATGAAATGCATAGATATGAGCTACTTCCAGCTTTTACTTTTAACAACAAAAAATATAGAGCAATGACCTATTTACCAGACTTTGTTGGTAAAGGTTTCGTGATTGAATGTAAAGGCTTCCCTAATGAGGCGTGGCCTTTGCGTGAAAAGTTATTTAACTATTATTTGTACACACATGAACCTAAAACAGCGTTCTATGTTGTACATACGTAGAAACAAGTCGATGAGTTAATCGACAAACTAAAAACATAAAAACAGAAGTTATGGCAGAATTTATTAAAGTAGGTAATGAGATCACAGTTAAACCAAAGTTAGAAGGATTAGCATATGAACTTATTAAAGGTAAAGTATATGATCTGAAGTACAATCGTATGGAAGGAAAATCTTATTTAGTAGAAAATGGTGATTTGAATATGCCAAAGAAACTGTATAAGCTAGATGAGGATAATAACTTTATTAACCGTGTGCTTACTTATTTCAATTCTGAAAGTTCTAACCAAACAACAGGTGTATTACTTGCTGGTACTAAAGGTACAGGCAAAACAATGCTCTCTAAACGTATTGCCTTAGAAAGTAATCTACCTATCATTGTTGTTGCAACTGACTACCCTGCTGATAAACTAAGTGCGTTCTTCAAAAACTTTACTACTCCTGTAGTAATCATGTTTGATGAGATTGAGAAGAACGATTATTGGTGGGAAACTAAGGATCTATTAGGATTCCTAGATGGAGTAGAGTCAACAGCAAAGAAACTTGTATTAATGACTTGTAATAGAGCAGAAAAGATAGACGAAAACTTCTTTGATAGATGCTCACGTGTTCGTTACTTCAAACAGTATGAAGCTAATTCTAACTCTGTATTTGTACGCTATATGGCAGAAGATAAAGGAGTTAAGAATATAGATGAAGTTGTGAACTTCATTAACAAATATATGAAAGTAAAATCATTTGATAATATTTCTGCATTCTTAGATGAAGTTGTTCTCTTTGAAGATATACCTTTAACTCAAATAGCTAAAGATATGAATATTTCTACTGAAAAAATAAAAGAAGAGAACAAAGTATCTACTCAGGATGATACACAGTCATCTGATATGGATGAAGTATGTATCGAAATAATGGAGAATAAGATTTTGAATCCACTTTAATTATGATTTTATTTCTAATGATAGTCATATACAAGATGTCTAAACATATCCGTCAGGATATAGAAGACGAGATCCCATGGAATACAAACATGGAAGTTGAAACCGATTTATATTTAGCAGCATGAAAATAGAGATTCCGTATTATGAAGATAACACGCGAATATCAAATTCAGCAATCGGGTGGTTCTTAAAGAAAGGACCGCGATACCTCAAGGATATGCTTGATGGTAAAGAAGAAGGTATTAGTGGTAAGTATCTTGATAAGGGAACTATGATTCACATGTATCTACTTCAACCTGAAGAGTTTTGGGAGAATTATATGATAATTGATTATGAGAAACCCAAGACAGCCCAGCAGTTAGCTTTCTGTGAAGCTTACTTTAATTCTACTGAAATATTAGAAGAAGATAAGCTTATAAATGCATACAAAGCATCTTACTCTGGCAATAATATGTCAAAAGATGCTATACTGAAAAAAGCAAAAGAATTACAACTCAAATTTGCTGAATACATTGAGTTCTTAGATAAGAATCAAACGTATAAGATTATATCATTTGCAGATCTTACGATGCTAAAACGCATTAAAGAGAATATATATAATCATATTAAAGCAAAGGAGTTGCTCGAAAACCAGCCAGGTATTGAATGTCATAATGAATTTCATATCAACTGGGAAGCCGAGAAACAAAAGGTCATGTGTAAATCACTGCTAGATAGAGTTAAAATTGATCACGCAGAACGTAAGATTGTACTCATTGACTTAAAAACAACTGCTGATGTCTATAATTTCAAACACTCTGTGGAAGAGTATGATTATTATAGACAAATAGCCTTCTATATTCTTGCTCTTACTTGGTATATGAAAGAGGAAGGTTACGATATAGAAGACTATGATCTTGAAGCGTACATCATTGCTATCCAAAGTAATAGTAATAATGAGATACGCGTATTTAATATGTTAAACGAAAAAGAGTTATTGGACCGTAAAGACCTAATAGCAAATACTTTAACAGAAATCTCATATCATTATCAGACAGGAAATTGGGACCATACTCGTGAATATTACGAGAATAATGGAACTGAAGAACTTAAATGAAGCAACAGCTTGTCTGTTGCACTTAGTGATAGACAATAAGAAGTTAGTAAACGAAAATCTTGTGAACGTATATACAGAGTATCCAGATGAACCATATTTCTGTGATAACTTATTTGTAATGTATAGAGAAACAACAATAAAAGCATTGTTGAATCTTCAATACGAACTAAGAAAGAATAAGTATTTTCATAGCCTACGTCAGATTCGAATAAATGACCAGTGGTATGAAATAGCTGTATTTACTTTGCCTAAAGAAATTAGAACTCGTAGAGATATACTAATCAGTGGTGGACCCGCAGAACTAAGCAAATCTGAAATGAGTAAGACACTTGAGTTATTTAATGGTATTCGTACTAATTTACCAAGCGTATTGTTTACTAATGAATTTCACGAAATAAAATCCGTCATCCCTTTTGGTGATGTTATCGAAGATCCCTTCGAAGACATGCCAGAAGAGTGCTAACCTCCAAGGCACTTCAAACGATAAAGGCTACTAGAAATAGTAGCCTTTATTTTTATTTGTATAATTGTTCGTAATATTTTCGTTTGATTGCTGGATCTTGAATTTCTTTAACATTCTTGAATGGAGTCATTTTCCATAACCATCTTTCTAATTTAGTATCACCTTTATAAGCTCCATACTTAATTTTCTTATTATTAACAGCAACTTCGTACATTTCACTAAACGATATAAGATTAGTGAATGGATTCATAATATCGAATATAGAACTTACTGAAGTAATAGTATTAAGTAAGTCTAGAGGATTATATTGGTTACCATACTCAAATCCAGTTCTAGTAACTAGAAGAGCTAAGAAGTTTTTAACCCAATTATCTCGATCATCATCAGCAGCTTCAACTAATAAAGGTTTAACTACAAATGATAATAGAGCAATCATAGTCATTTCATAACTAAATTGTCTAATATTCCCTATATCAGATGCATCTAGTTGTTTACGACTATTCCAATCCTTTATTAACATAGGTACTACTCTACCTATAGTTCTTAGTAAAGCTTCGCGTTCCATACCTAGATTGTAATCATACTATTTTTTCATAGTGACTCTTTCACTAATGATATTTGGTATATAGTTACGGAACATCATTATAAGTGAACCAAAAGCATTAGAAGCAAATTGTGCTTTCTATTCTTCTGTTAATTGTCCATCAGCTGTAGCAGATAGAGCTCTAGCACTATTACTAATTTCATTCTATACTTCAGCAAAAGCTTTAGCCTATGCTTTATCTCTAATTACAATATTTCCATTTTCTATTTCAATTATATCATAAGTACTCTATAGAGTTCTCCAGATATTTTTTGCATCTTCTTTGTTAGAGAATAACTAATTGAACTATTGACTATTATAGAATCTTCCATTGTAGTATCTATAGTTATTCATAATCGAATTTAGTATAGTACCTTTGATTACAAAATCAGAAAATGAAAAAAGTCCGAATGCCCAATTCCTACTTATAGTGTTTATTATACCTACTCTATTAGAGTTTCTAAAAGCATTCTAGAATTCTGTACCTATTTCGAATCTCTGCATTAGTGCCACATACTTGTTGTTAGTGGTGGTATCTTTTGCATACTATACTATACCAAACAAGTTACTTACCATATTGAAATACGCCTTGGAAAAAGAAGAAAAATCGAAATATCTACCATTAGCAGCCATACCTAGCTGAGCCAAGAAAGCTGTAGCCATACCAGTAGCTCCAACAGCTAAGTTGAGACCTAATCCAAGTAATTGACCATAGTTCTTAATACTATGGATTACTTTAGAAAAGTTTACTTCTTTACCTGCTAATCCAAAGAATTTACCTATCTTACTATCCTCTGCAAATTTCTTAAGTATAGATTTAGATTCTTCTCCATATAATTGCATATCCATGAACCTACTTATAAACTTATAAGTATTAGTATCAGCACCTACTTTCTTATCACTCTGCTTAAATATCTTTCTCTTGAGAGCATCTAATCCTATAGGTTTTCCAGTATATGCACGATTAGCCATCTACATCTTTATTACTTCTAGATCTGGTTGTATCTCTGTTTTATTCTTGAAGTTTTCAGCCATCTTGAAGTAAGCTATAACAGAACCAACTAGGTCATTTGTAATCTTATTAGGATCGTCTAACTTGTTTATATAATAAGTAGGAATCATCCTCTAAGCAGATCCATCTGGTCTACTTGTAGGAGCATCAACATAACCTACATCATCCACATCTTTTACTATACCTTGTCTGGTATACTGTAGGAATCCTTTTATAACACCATCACCTTTAGCATATTGATACATACTACCACTCATTTGTGGCAACTTGTATGGGTTATTTCTAGTCAAGAAAGTAAGTTTATCATTAGATGTTTCCATACCATTGAGCAATTCTTTATATAAGTTCCACAGAGGTATGTTTCTAGTAGCTACTTCATTGCCATTCTTATCCTTCTTTACTTTAAATAAATTATCATACTCTTTATTCTTGTAAAGAGATTCTTTAGGTTGATAGTACTCGTCAATATTTACATCGAATTTACTATTGAAATATTCCGAATTAGGATCTATTTCACTAAACTCTCTAGTAGGTGCTTCATAATTTATAAGTCTTTCGTCCTTTGGAACTATCTTAGTATAGTACCATTTTGGAACTATTACTTCTTTTTCACCTATATAGTACTTGATATGGTGCTGATTCTCCCATAGTTCATAGAACTCTATACCTCTGTTTATAGCTGCCTACTTATCTCTTTTATATTGTTCAGTAGGAACTGATTCTGCAATATCTTCGAATTTAAGTCCTTCTATAGACTCTTCTTCTTTCTTAGATTTGGATTTACGAGCGTTCTTCCTCTCTTTACGCATTTCTCTATCCAGACTATTTAGAGTATGCAGCAGAGTAGATGACATATACTGTACATCAATACCTCCAGTATACTCATTTCTATACGGTTTAGTAAGCTCTTCCCTTATCTTCTTTAACTCAATATACCTATCCCCGTATTCTTTCTTCTCTATCTAAGATAGTTGTTTATAGAATTCATCACTAATCTATACTCTGGTATATCTCTTTTTCCATGCTTCATACTGTTCTGGAGTAAGATTTTCCTTTGCTTCGCGTTTAGCTTCGTTGAACTTCTCTTCATTGGTAACATAATGCATTCCTTCATGAAGCATTTTATTCAATTCAGTAAGTTCCTCTGCTATCTACTTATCTAAATCAGTCTTAGGAGTACCATCTTCATAATACATGGACATCAACTGCTTCTTCTGTATATTATAGTTCTCATATTGTGCCCATTGTTTAGCATCTAGATTCTCAAGATGTACTTTTCCTCTACTATCTCTTACATCATCTAGTAGTTTGTATATCTTAAATTGTATTGCGTCTCGTGCATCTCTGGCTTCTTGACTAAGTGAGTTAAATGCATCATAATATTTCTTAGTATATCTACGTTCGCAATGCTTACTTAACCAATCGTTCATCTCCTTATTGAAAGCAGTTCTAGCTTCCTTCTCTAAAGGCATGTTCTATCCTTCCGGAACATTATACTTAGTTTTTAAGCGTTTGCGTTCTTTCTCAAGATTATTAAGAAACTCTCCATACTTTCTGTCTCTAATAAAGTAACCAGTTTTTTTACCATCTGAATCATATTCAAATAGTCTCATTTGATCTCCTAGAGATATTTGTTTCTATAGACGTAACAACTTGTTACCGAACTTATGAGTAGCGAAACGAGTCTTATTATTAGTGTTTGCTATCATATCGAACATAACTCTAGCAGCCTTATCGTTCATTTTATCTCCAGACCCTATCCATCTCATTAGAGAACTAACGTCATTTTCAGTAGTAATAAGATCTTCTCCTACATACTATTCCAGTTCTGTTCTGCTTTGTTCATCCTTGATACCATACTTTAACATAGTCTTCTATGCTAAGTCTGTAGTAAGTTCGATAAGTCCTTGCCTAGCTGCTGCAAATTGAGTACGCATATTGGATATCATAGTCTTCATCTGATCGAAACTCTATGCTCCAAGTATGTCTTTATAAATGTCAGAATCAAATACATTTCTAGCAATTTCTTCTAGTACATTATTATACATACCGAAGTAATCCTATTGGAGCTGTATTAATGCTAGATTACTAAATCCACTATCTCTACCTTCTCTAAGATTCTTTTGAGCAGTAAGTATGGCATTAACTGGACGAGTCATAGTTCTTTTTATATCCGATAAACAGTATACTATGGTCTGTAATGAGTCGATATTTGGGTTCTTAAGGGCAGATAGCTATTGCTCTAATGGAACTAATAAAGCAGTCTTATTAGCTATCTTACGATTCTAAATAGACTTAATACGTGCTTGTACAGCATTAGTTATCAGCTGTCTTAACGTATCTAATGTCTTATCAAAATCGTAACGTTCAGCTCTAAATTTCTTCATAGCTTCATCTATTTGAGACATAGATTGTTGCTGAAGTGGAGAGTCTTGTTTATCAAATATGTTTAAGGATTCCTTACTAACAATAGGTTCTCCTTCTACATAAGAGAATTTGTCAGACTTCTCTCCTTCTATCCAATTACCATATCTCTCTATAAATGAATTGGTGTATATTTTAGCTTTATCCTGTATTGCAGCTTGTCTATTATCATTATTATATTCTAATAGTCTAGCGAATAGTACAGAAGGCTCCCCATTCGGAGCCTTATCTAAACTATAACCATTATTCATGTCCCAGATAGCATATGCTTGTTTTTCTCCAAGAGCAGCTACCATCTCATCAAACTCCGCTTTAATCTGCGGATCACTTAAGTTTGGGCATATTCCTTTTGCCATAATTATTTACCTTTACAGTTATTATAAGCATCGTCTGAGAAATTATCCTCATTAAGATCATCTTCAGAAGTAAACATATCTGATATATCTTCGCCAGATGATTCTACTCCAGCATTAGGATCTTCATAAGGAACTGCTTCCATCATTGCTTCTGTCATTAGTAATTGTTGGTTTACTTTAGTCATTAAATTACCTTTATCTAACAAACCTGCTTCTGCTGCTATATCTCTATCTAACTCTTTAGTTTCCATTGCTTTAGATTTAGGTTTCTCACTCTGTTGAGTAGGCTTCTCGTCATTTACTTCTTGACTGATAGTGTTATCAGCAGAATTCTCTGATAGATCTACATCTTCTGTTAATCTGTCTAATCCATGAGCATTGAACTGTTCGTTGAAATATTGACTTGGTATAAGTGATATATCTATATTTTTGCTGTCTACTCCTTTAACCCACATCTTATACTTAGATTGATCATTAAAGAAGTCATTTAAATACTTGTAGGATAACACACTTATATTATTTTCATCAAAGTCAGATAGAGAATAAGCGTCTTTATAATACTCATTTACTGTATTTGATCCGGACTGTATTCCTAATCTGGGTACAGCAGCATATATTGTCTGTCCAGCCTATCCTAGTTTTTTACCTTTTTCTTTATCGTATACTTCAAGTCTACCTATTTTAACATATAATACAGTATTTCTCTTTCCGTAAACAGGATAATCAATAGATAAGAAATCTCTTTCGTCTTTTCTAGGTTTAGTACTGAATGACATAAGATATGTACCTGTACCATCGGTCCATGGGGATGGAGCATATATAAACGACTTACTATTATATCTATTGGATTTAGGTTTAACTACATTCTTAACTACTTCAGAATCCTGAGCATTGTTTCTAGCAATATTTAATGCGATAGAAGGATATGAGCTTAACGTAGGTTCGTCTATATTTTCATTAAACACATTTCCTAACCATTGTCCAGTATTCATATCACCTATAGCTTGTCTTATGTTATCTGCATAACCTGAATCAATTCTAAACTAACTAGATATCAAATGTGAGAACGTATTTGGAGCCTTATTGTCATAAGATGTATAGTAAGCATACAATGCTAATCTATTTGCAAATTGTCTCACAGCTGCATCTTCACTGGACATCAAATCACTAAAGTATGCAATCAGCCTATTTTCAAAATTAGAGCTGTTAGCCATAGAACTATTAAGTAAAGACATTGCATCAATACCACCTTCTGTACTGTCTGTAGCTAGAGTTGGAATTAGGTAATTTAAGAAAGCATTACTTATTGATCCATCTCCATTAAGCAAGTTATCGTATCTACCATTTATATTTCTATATATAGCATACTTAAGTTGATGTAATCTTTTAGGAACAGTTCTATTACCCATTACCATTTCCTTTAATTCTCCCTACTCTAAATGCATAGCTGGAGTGCTGTTAGCAATTCTAGCTCTGATTACACTATCTACAATGGAATCCAACTTCATGGCTAATTGTTTGTTTATTCCACTTCGTTCTCCTACCATAGAGTTTATCATATTATTGAACAAACCACCATACATATCAGTAGCTTGAATAAAGTCTTGATGTAATATAAATCTAGGAATATCTACCGCATTCTTTAGTTTCTTCATCAAGAAGCTATTAGAGTAATAGTTAAGTAAAGCATTTTGATTTTCATCTTCTATTTTTACACCTTTATCATCAGTTTGATAGAATAATTCACCATCGTTCTTGATAAAATCAAATACTGATTTACTATAGTTAGCCTACTGAGCCAGAGTATTACCATATTTCTTAGTATCAATTTGTGATAATCTAACTAATTTTGTTAGTCTTTCTGCGTATGGCAACATGTCTTGATATGCTGTAGCAACTAATACTTGTTGCAAATAGAAGTTCATATCTCTATTTCCCTCTATATTAGAAGTAAGTGCTTTTTTAAGTAACTCTACATCTACAGCACGTCTAGGAGTATCTGGGCTTCTTTCAAAATCTAATAGACCGGCCCATTCTTGATTTAATTTCTTTTTAACATTTTCATCAGATTGTGAGTCAACAAAGTTGGCAAACTCTCTCATATACTGCTTTTTTAAACCGGATAATGTATCATCTATTAACTGGCTATAAGAAACGTCTTGAGGATCTACACCGTATTGACCATTTAACTTGATAATCATGTTAGCAAAATCTTTCAAAATAGGCTGCGATAAGAAGTAGAAAGTAGCTTCTCCCTTACCTGTTCTAAGCAAGAACTCAGTCATACTATAAGTAACAGAGTTAACATTCAAGTTAATGATGTAAGGATCTTTAGCAACGTCCACGTGAGCGTTAATCATGGCAGATAGCCAGTCAAGTATTCTTTCACCGTCCTGAGAAGTTATATCATTTATATTACCTAAGTCGTATAAATCGGCTACTTCACCTAAATCCATTCTAAGATTCAGTGCTTGAGTAAGTGCATGATTAGTAGAAGCTAGAGCAAACGGAGCAATACCGTCTTTACCACCAGTATATTCAAACTTTTTAAACAACTGATAAGAAGGAAGTAACTCATACATTGGTTTAGCTTCATTCTTAGCAGTACCCATTACTAGTGGAAGAATGTTTGATTTTACCTTTTCAGTAAGGTTATCAAGAGGAGCCTTAGTTTGATCTATGTTAGTATCGTCAGATATCGCAATACGATACATATCAATTAATCCGTTTACTAATTGCTATTCAGAGTTGCTATCTATATCATCCCAATTACATTCTAAGTAATTACCATCTTTATCATAGTAACCAGTAACTATATACAACTTGTCAATATCAAAGTCAGAACCAGTCATTGCAGTAAAGTCATTAGGAACTACAATAACATCACCCATAGACTCTGGAAGTACATCTGTTACTTTAAGAGATGCTGTAGATGATAAACCCTGCGTTGGAATACGATAACCTAATGCATACGGCTTAGCATTCTGACCAATTATATTCTTCTCTATTAACCATTCTCTGATAGCTGTATAACCTTGTTTTCTTACTGAAGCAGGTACTACATGTCTGAAGAAATTGGTGCTAAGCATACAGTCCATACTACCGTCTTCATTCAAAGGACTCAGATCTTTACCATCATTGAATGCTCTACCTACAAATTCTTGATCTGTTATAGTTGTATTCTTAAATCCAAAGAACGCGTGTTGGATAGCAGAACCACCCGGAGTATTGATATCAATAGCTCTCTTTCCTACTTGTGATATAATCCTACTTTCGATAAATCTTCTATTACTCTATGCTGACAGAGGAACACGCATTTGACCTGTGGATTCATCAATTTCGAAAGAAGACACCACATCTCTGGATAGTCCACTATCTTTAGCTTGACGTATTAAGAAGTTAGATAACTTTCTAGTAGATAACGTACCATCATCAGTAAATTCATCGTATATCTTCTGTGCTCCTAGATCTGATAACCTATTAATAGAGTTAAATACATTATCTATAATCTATCTACCAGTGTATTCTACTCCTTTATTTAATCCATACGGTCTACTCTTGACCAAGTTACTTAGTGCTACTTTAGCAAACTGAGTACCTAATGATCTATCAGTATGTTCGTGTGGATCTGTATTCATCTATAATCTAAGATTACGCAAATCTTGAATATACGTAGGCAATTTAGAATTATCAGAATCTAAACCTTCGAAGTTAGTCTCACCATTTACTATAGAAGTAGACGGTTTATTCAGATCTTCTAAGTTAAATCTACTGTTCTATGCGTCTTTATATGGTTTGAATTTCTTTCTACCACCTACTTTAACAGCGGATTCAAAAGTAAGCATATCAATAGCACCTAGTTCTTCATTATTCATACGATTGTACAGATGATAGTTATCTGCTTTTGCCATCACTCTGAACATCGGGAAGATAGCCATCTTGTCAAATACCGGTACATTCAATCCTAACTTAGTGAGTTCATGATTACCAAAGTATACCATCTTTAATGGTTTGATAAGAGTCTCTATAGCTTGTGCGTATAGTTTAGGATCTGACAACCATGATTCATCAGAACTTTCTAGTAGATCAAACGCTCTTTCTACTTCTGGTGACCATTCTCCTACTGCTTGAACAATTCTCTTATACAATGCAGGTCTAATGTACACAGCAGCATCGGCTTGGTTTATCCTACCTCTACCGTTTTCATCAACACCGTATGCAGCAATCTGTCTAGCTACTGAATCTTCTATAGCTTTCTTTATTTTAGCATTAAGAGTTTTCATAGTGTTGTTAATATTCTCTTTACTAACCATATTAACTAGTCGTTTCTGGTCTATATTCGGGTTAGTTCTTTGAATATGTTTCATTACTTCAGCAGCAGTAAACATCTTTTTGTACTCGTCAAATTTGATAGATCCTACCTCATTGTCACTCATATGTAATACTGTGAACTTAGAGTTATTTCTAGGATCTCCATCTCCCCAATAAGTTCTGAGGTTATCTCCAGTAGACAATACAGAACCAAGACGTTTAATCTTATCGACAGATCTTTCTACTATTATCCACGGTTGTTTCTTATCACGTTTCCATTTATAGTAAGCTGGATCTCCAACAAACGCTTTCTCTACTTCTATGATAGAAACCATCTAGTTGGCTACATGGTTTGCAATTAATGAATAAAGTGCAGCAGGCTTACTTCTCTTAGAAGAATCTCCATTAGGTAGTGAACGAGAACGTTCATGATAATCGTCTAACATGTTAGATGGTATCAATAGATTCTCATATTCGCCATTGACATACTTTTTGATTATGCCCTTGTCTACTAAGAAATCAAGTTCTTCCTATACTTTGTCTTGTAAAGTTGCATTTATCATATCGAACAACACTTCTCTATCGCTAAACAAAGTATTTTTAAGTTGTTTAAGTCTAGTTGGCATTTGATTTTGATTATTATCATAATCAAATTTTGACCAAGCATAAATCATCTGGTTTAAAGGCATGTATTTATAGTTTCCATCTTCTCCTCTCATTCTGATGGAAGAAAAATATCTGAAATACCCTCCGTTACCCATATTATCCATCTTACCATTTTTTATCTTACCGTGGTAATTATCAATAGCAAGATTAGGATTCTATTCTACTTGTGATTTATCTGCGTAATACTGCTCTATAGCATTAAATTCATCAAGGAAATAATCTGCAAATGTCTGTAGTGTAGCATCAGAATAATGATACATCTGATCATCAACATATTGAACCTGTATACCCGTATCTGTCTGTCTTTCAGTTGATCTAGATTTAGACAACATATCGTGGAACAGTTTAACTCCACTAATAGAATACCATGTCTTCTTATCTGCCATAGTAGGTAATAGTATTCTATCATTATGAGCAAGTACCATTTTAGATATATAGTCCTCTACTGGAGATATCTAAAAGTAATCTCTACTAGTTCTATTGTCTTCGTTACGAACTGCAATAAAGGTACTTAAACTTAATTTAGATCCGTCTTCTAGTGCCTGCAACAGTATAGAGTGACGATTATACACAGCCTTCCTAGTTTTTGATACTTCTGAAGGATCTGTATTAAACCATCTAATTCTATCAGACATATAATTATTCTAGGTTATTGGGTATACTGTAGTATTATTAGGACCAGTTACACTAAATTCTGATGGATTTGGGTGAGACTTACCATGAGCAATAGCCAGTTTCTATATAAAACTATCTTCTGTTACAGGGAATGGATTATTTAGCTTTAATAGTTTTGTCTCTCCCTTAGATAATGCATCCAAGTTGCCTAATATCTGGTTACGAATGTTTCCTTTACTAGAGTCATTAAGTAAAGTATACATTTTATCGAATCCTTCAATAGTAGGTAGCTTAGGATTCATTGACTTCATGCCGTATAATAAGTAGTCTATAGACTTAATATCTACGTCTATACCTATTCCATTCAGCCAGTTCACTAATTCCTCTTTTGCTGTAACACTAGCCTTGCGGATATCATCTTCTGTGAATGTAATGGCTTTAGGTCTCTTAGAAGTAAATGGAGCAGCTATTTCATCTATCTTCTCTTTTATTAGCATAAAGTCGACATTCAAATCCTCAAGTTTGTCCTAGTCTATTTCAAACTTATTAGGATTACTCTTGTCTATCATACCGGACACATAGAATAGCTTACCCCATTGTCTAGGATATTTATTCTATAATCTAAGTAAAGAGGAATCTAGGATTCGCCATTTACCAGCTTTAGCTCTCATTGATGTTTTTACATCCAATACTAAATCCTCATCTTGTATTCTACTGTTTGCTTTTTCGAACGCTTCCTTAAATTCTATAGAAGTCATTTCGTTTTTAGCACTCTTAATAGTAGTAAGAATTTGAGTACAAGTGTTTTCATCTGGTTTATTATCTCCACTAATATAGTTATATAGAGATTTAAAGAAGGGATCGGCATTACCAAGTCTTAAACATCTAGATTCTAGATCTTCCCATCTTTCGATATCCCATAGGTTTTCCATTATCTTATTCCAAGACACATCAAAGGATTCAGTCATATTGAGTCCAAAGATAGGATCCACCACAGGCACTAGTTCCTTATTCTTGTCATATTCCATCTTAGGAATAGAGTAAAAGAATAACTTAGCGTTGAAAGACATATTGAGCTTCTTTGAAAATTCAAAAGCAACTCTATCGTATCTCTCATTATTATTCTGTCCTTCTGTATCACCATTTTTATCTACCTCTACTTCTTCAGCTTTGATATTCAAAGTAGATAGTTGCTCTGCCATTTCTTTTCTGAAGATATCCCAGTTATCAAGTACTTCTTCAATAAGTTGTTCATTTTCTTCAGGAGTAAGACCAGCCATCATATTTCCCTCTATAATAGACGGAATATAATCTAGATTCTCTGTTAACTTAGATATATCAGATGCTTGTCTAACATTAAACACAGACAACAACGTACTAGTAAGTGAGTCTAACACATTGTAGAATACATCCGGATTAATGATAGAAGGCATATTCTTCAATCTGTATTGAGGTACTCCCGGTATAGAGAAGAACGTACCATTGTCTGTAAATGCTTTATGGAATTCCTCCATGGATACAGAATTCAGTTCATATTGAGAATATCTTCCCTTATTTATACCTTTATATATAGTAGTATAGAGACTATCAGATATATTGAACATAGACTTAACAAAGTCTTTTATGGCTCTAAATAGCTTAATAGTCTAGTAACCAAGATTATACCACTTAGCATTCTGAACAATAGCCCAGCTACGGAAGTCTTCTGCCATAGCTTCTTCTACTTCATTTATAGAAGCATTCTTATATTCAGGATGATGTTTTACATAATCATCGTATACGATCTGTCTTTCTCTAGGAGAATGTACAAGTAAGTTCACATAATGCCAAGCTTCATGATACTGAATACCTTTCCCAGCACCTTGTCCAAGGATAATATTACCTATCCCGTTAGTAGCTAATCTAGTAACACCGTATACTCTAGGACCATTGGAAGCAGCTCTCATTACTCCGTTGAATACCATTACTTGGTCTACAGATAGACCTAGTTTATCCATCAACCAAGATTTAGCTTCACGTAAGTCTTGAGATATTCTATTTATTTCATTTTCCTCAGTAGAATACATCCCAGTAACATAGAAAGTAGGTTCTAATCCAACTTCTTTAAATACCTTCTCTAACATAGATTTGATAAACATCTGAGGTTTACCGTCTAAATCATATAAGTATACGAAGTTTTCCTTAGACACTTTCTGACCAAGAGAAGCAGCAAATTGTTCGCGTTCCTCACTAGTCATATATCTAGCTACTTTAGGTGCACTAGCATCAGGTTGTTTAAGAGATTTTACTAACTCCTGAGCCTTAGCTCTTCTATTCTGACGATTCTCAGAAGTAGGTTTTACTTTAGGTTGTTCTTCTACCTTTTCCTCTACTGGTTTCTCAGGCTGTACTTCCGGTTCTTTTACTGGTTCTGGTTTAGTCTCAACAGGTTGTGCTACACTAACCGGTTCAGTAGATACTGATACTGGGGTTTGAGCTTCATTCACAGTTATATCTTCTGCGTATATAAAACCGTCTCTAAAGGCATAGTCACCCATATCAGTTAACAATTTACCACTGTTAACTACCCAAGCTATTGCTGGTGGAGCAACTTTGTCTTTTACTAGTTTGCCTTCTTTCTCTGAGATACCCAATTCAGCTAAAGTAAACTCAAGCTCTCCGGGATACAACACTAGTTTTTCATCTCCCGGTTTAAGTACGCGAACTGCAAGATCTCTAAGTCTTTCTGGTAAAGACTGACTAAGAACATTCTTATCCATGTTCCAATGGTAGTTCTACATCATATACCACAAGATAGCCTTTCTAGCCATCGGGTTAGTCTTTACTTCACTTAATGGTACATCAGTTCTAAAGTATAGACCATTTCTATCACTTCTAGGACTAGCAAAGTAGAACAATTCTGTTTCAGGATCAAAGCCTAATTGCTTTTTAGCTAGGAACTGTACTTCTTCCTGTTTCTTAGCTGATAAACGTGTTTTCTCACCTTGATTAACTATCAACGGTAGTACTCCATACGGATCACCATCTGTAATCAAATCAAGTACATATTCCATAAAGTTAGAATATGATCCATTAGGAGTAGGATTTCCAGCTTCATCGTGACTTCTCAACTTAATGTCAGAAGGCTTCTTAATACTTTCGTCTCTAAAGAATTTTTCGCTCAAGTATACTGGAACAGTATATCTACCTCTCGGAGTAGCAGAAGGCTTTGGAAATATAGCCATCTTACCGGCAAATCCTCCACTACTAGCTAATACTTCATCAGTACCTAACTGTTTAATAGCAAACGGATCCGCTTTATAACCTACTTGAATACCACCGACTCCATAACCAAATGTACATTCAGTCAATATTTTATTAGGATCCAAAGGAATCTGGAATGTTTTACATTCAGATAACTTTCTGAAGATAGGTTTATTACCATCTTTTTGGTTATTAAATGTACCATTAGATACATTTACTTGAGTAGGTACTACATGAGTAAGTCCTTCTTCTGGTAGTACGTATTTTCCATTCTTGTCCTTCTTACATTTCTATAAGTAGAAAGATACTATCTTTTCTTTTTGAGCAGCAAGAGTATTTAAGTCTTCGGCAGCTTTAGACTCTTTAGGTACACTACCTAGTCTGTGTTGATAGTCGATTGCAGCTTTAGCGTTGCTTCTATATGCCGCAGCATATATCTCTCCATTCTTGTCTATAATCATGTAGACAGCTGCATTTCTATATGTAGTTGGATCATTAGGATCAAAAGCAGCTTCATTTGAAGACATAGTGGGTCCCGGAACAAAGTATACCTTAGCATCAGATAAGAAATTAGGATCACCCATAGCCTCTCCTAACTCCTTTCCTGAGTGTATATTCTTTGCTCCTTTTACTTTGAACGGAAGATCCATAGGCTTAGTAGCATCTGGTCTATAGAACAATGTTCTTCCTACTAACCAACTATTCATTATGCTAGTAGAAGACGAAAGACCTGGTACTATACCCTTTTCCTTCTCCTGTTCATTAGCTTTTTCCGATAGAGTCTTAGTAGAGTCATCAGAGTACTGTTCAGCTAGGTTCTCTTTCTCAATCTGTTCTTTAGTAACCTCTTTACCATTCAAGAACATCCTACCTTGATTATCTATAAAGTAGTCCTCTGCATCAGGAAATGCTTTATTTGCTGATCTTTCTAGAGCTACAGGATCAATAAAAGGAAGTTCTTCTGGTTGATCTTCTATCATAGTAGCTTTTATAGCATCTGGAATCTCAGGTTCTGTTTGAGGATCTAAGAAAGGATTATCATCAGATGTTAAACCAAAGTCATCGTCAGGATCTCTAAAGTTAGATGCATCCATAAGATTCTCCATATCTATCTTATCCTGTGTATCGTCTTTAGTATCTCTAGTTATATCTTCCTCAGTTACATCTTCAGCGGATCTTTCATCTGAAACATCTTCCGCATCATCTGCTACAGTAACCAGATCACTTATATCCATCTCTTCTATGTCTCCGGTCTCTTCATCTTTAGTAGTTAATTTATCTTCTTCAGATTCGGTATATACATCCTCCACCAAACTAGTCTCTTCTTCTCTCTACTTGACATCTAAGTCAGTTGACGCTATCTGAGATCCAGAGTTATCCCCTTCTCCAGTCGGAGTAAAGTCGGGCTCTTCTTCTGATGTCATTTGAGTATCTTGTGTGTCCTCATTCTGAGCATCCTCTATTTCGCTTACTTCACTATAAGATCTGTCATTCTAAGTATATCTATCAAGATCTGCCTTAATAATATCATTAGCATACTTTCTAGCAGCATTTACAGACTCGTCTATAATATCATTTTGCTGTACATCTCTATTGTATCTAGCAATTATAGATCTATCGCTAGGAGTTTCTTGACCGTTGTCTTGTGCTTCCTTTGTATATCTATCACGTACTTCTTGTTGTTCTTGTTCTGATAACTGTGACCAGTTACGAATGTTGAAGTCAGCACGTCTGTTCATATCAGTTCTAAGTACCACTCCGTTCTAATATGCAGCACGTCTGTTTACAGCCTTACTAAGTAATCCAACAAGTATATTTTCATCTGCTATCAATTGTTCTAGTTCTGGATCAGTATTGATTCCAAATATATCTTTAAGCTATTTGAACATCTACTTATCCTTCTTAGTAGCATCTTCTAACTATTTTTGTTTACGATTAATGTGATATACTACAGAAGCTATATTCTCGTCACTAACATCCAGACCGTTCTTCTTTGCTTGAGCAATAAAGGATTGCATGTCTTTGAGCTGTTTTTTCAGCTTATTAAGAACGTTAAGAGTGGTGAATGTCTACTGGGCGTCTCTTACTATGCTAACTAGGTTCTCTTTAACTCCCCATGTTTCTCTTTCTGTATCAGATAGATTATTCCAATACTCGTCTACTACGTTTTTAAACTCGTCAGAACTATATACTTGATTTACTTTTTCAGCGAGTTTCTTGTTAGCTTCCTTAGCTTGAGAGTTAAATACACGTTCTAAGTCGTATGCCTTCATTGCATTCTTAGCAAACGTTTTATGCTCTTCACTGCCTACTTTAATTCCTAATTGATCTAAGTTCTCAGATACATTAGGATTATAGTATATACTCTCTAACTGTCTAGCTTTCTTGATATCTTCATCTATATCTTCTTGAGTAAGACCTTCTGGAGTAAATCTATCTCTAATGTCCTGAAGATTCTGAATCACATCTTGAGTATAGCCCTTCTTTACTGCATTATACCATCTGTCTACCTTAACATCTTCTTCTTTATTACTAATGTCATAAGCCGCCATATTACGCAATATCTTATTAGATTTCACATCTCTAATAAGTTGATGACCATCAGATATAGTAGTACCAGCGCCACCCATTAACAAACCGATAAGAGCACCAACTTTCATGTTCTGCTCTAGTTCTTTATCATTATTTAAAGCTTCATCAGGATGTAAACCCATCAGAGCCATATTGGCTTCTGCACCATATTGGAAGTTCTTAAAGAATGCATCCAGCAACGTCATCTTCTTGGGATCATACTTAGAACTTAATTCGTAATCTTTCTGAATTAAGTATTGTTGTCCTTCTTCTGTACCCTCTCCGAATGCTGTTACTCCAAGTTTAGTACCTAAACCTACTACAGTATTAAGTACATCTCTATACTTATTGGCTTTAAATACGTCTTTAGAAGCCATTCTGTATAGAGCTTTGTTTATTCTGTTATCTATAAACTTATCGGCTATGTTAGCAACCTTAGTAAGTCCAGTAGCTTTTGCTAATCCTTTACCTCCTTGTTTAAGCAACTATTTTGCTGATTTCACAGCAAGCTTACCTCCATAAGAGTATAAAGCCATATCCATGGCATCCCATACTCCTAAAGCCATGTTAGAAGTAAAGATATTATCCAGACCATTGTATGCACTAAGTTTGATATTCTCAAAATTAGGATCATCTGTTTTGATATTATACAAGAGCATATCTTCAAGAATCTACGGCATGGTCATTTCATCTGTATTAATCCCTCTAGCTTGTAGTTTCTCAATACCTTGGTCTAATATTCTATCTACATCCAGATTACCTGAATCCATTTGATTTACTATGTTATTCAAGTAAGCATCAAATACTTCGGCATTAGTTTCTTGAGTACGTTGATAATAACTGTTAGCTGCATTTAAACCAAACTCCCCAATAGCTAACAAAGCAGCTGAATAGGGATTTCCTTTCTTAGCAGCAGTTTTTGCAGCCATACTTACTAATCTACCAAGAGTAGCAGTTTCTACAGTAGAAGCAATTTCTCCTAAAGAGGAACCTAATTGTGGTATTGCATAAGGATATGATTCCAGATCTCCCCAAGCAAATTCATTATTGTTTACTCTCTCTCTAAACTCTGGGGATATTTGATTAGGATCGAAGAACCAGCTACCTTCTTTTAATATACTTTGGCGGTCTTTAATCTTTTGTACTTTAAGTTCTTGAGATGTTATACTATCATCGTATACCTTCTGTAAACTGTTTATAATACCAGTTCTATCAGGATTATTCCATACACTTTCTTTAGGCTTGATATTTAATATAGCATCACCATAACCAGTTTTAACGTACTCCTCGTATGCCTCAGCTTTGTTATCAAACATAGTAGATATACTAAGCATAAGTCTATCCCATAATGGTACTTTCTTAGGATCTACTTGCAACCCTATGGAAGTTGTTTTCTCTCCAGTAATACTGTTTGTTTCAAATCCATCGTAGTACAGAGGAGCTAACTTACTGTTACCTCTTATCAGTAACTCATAAGTCTAAGCATTCTGATCCAAATACGTCTATAACTGAGTTGCTTCCTATGGATCACCTTCTCCTGCACTTTGTATCTGATTTAATCTTTGTAGTTTCTCTTCATAGTCTTTCAAGAACTCTATACTTTGCATAGTACGTAGTTCTTTTCTGGCTAAATCACCTTCTAAGGATCTGATATTTGTTTCTACTGCTTTCTCTACAACAGATTGACCTAACTGGCTATTATATATATCGTAACCTTCTTTTATTGCAGTAACTGCATTAGGAGTAATAGCAATACCTGTAGCAACATTAAGTATTTTATACCAGTTATAGTCATTACTTTTTTCTTCCGGAGTTTCAGTACTGCTCTTTCTAGTATATATGTCTGCTAAGTTAGAAGGTATATCATAATCATACTCCTATACCTACTATTTCCTCTCAGAAGTAGTAGGTATATTTTGTACGGTATCCATAGAACCATAAGTCATGGCGTTCATTTTGGGAGCGCCTACCATGAATTTGTTATCTTCCATATTATCTTAGATATCTGTTAGCTGAATCTTCTGCCTATGAATATTTTTCTTTAGTTCCAAGTGTTCTGACTTGTCGTTCGTAATTGGCATTTCTGGTAATAGTAGCTTCATTATTACCTATCTGTAGAGGATAAGTAGCATCAAACTCTACATACAGATCGGAATCATCTAGTTTCTTTCTAGTTAACTTCTTAGTGGTTTCTCCTTTTAGTACCTCTCCAGTTTCTGGATCATATTCTTGTTTGATCTCTATCTACTGTTTATCTATAATATCTCCCAGAGATACTACTTTACTACCTATTAACTTAGAGAAGTCTCCTTTACTAATTGATTCGAAACCAATGTTTCTTAACTGATCTATAGGTATATATACTTTACGTTTGTGATATACTTCATTATTATCACTAAGTACTTGACCAGATCCTTTAACAATAACATCTCTGAATTGATCGTTGTACCAAGCTTGTTGAATAGTAGCCATTGCCACAGATCTATCTTTCCATGCTTTTTTTTGTTTTTCATCTGAAGCATTCTGCATATTACTCATTGCATAACCTAGAGCTCCATTCTCATATCCAAGTAATCCAAACGTCATATCTGCGCCAAGTGTCATATTAGCTGTACTATTAGTAAGCTTTGCATCTTTACCCAGAGCTTCTCCACCACCTTCTACAAGTAGGCTAGTGTCTACTTCTTTAGATAAAGGCTGACTGATCATGTCTAATAGTTTTCTAGAAGCACTGTTTATTCCAGAAGCTTTACTCAAGCTATTCCATGCTGTCTTGAGATTGTTGCTCATATTTCTACTTGCTTTCTGATATACTTCAGAATTAGCTTGTCCACTAGCAACTGCGGATCTCTCTTCAGGAGTTAAACCTCCAAGAGTAGCTAAGTTATTTTGTACAGTAGTAGTAGCCAGTATTCTAGATAAGTCTGGCAATACTTGACTTGCTTCTGAAGCTCCAGCAGCCTTTGCCTTTAAACTATATCTCAACTGTTCTATGAAAGCAGGATCTACATCATACTTAGGTCTACGAGTTCTATCAATTTGTGATTGAGCTACTGCATTAATGAATTGAGATTTGGCAGCATTTGCATCACCGTTATTCATAGCTAAATACTCTTCAAAGTACTTCTGACCTTGTGGAGTATCAATTAAATCATTGAACTTAGCTGTAGCTACTGCCATAAGATCTTCCATATTATTACCAGTTACTACATATCTAGTACCATTCACATAATCCGTACCTAAGAAACCCGGTTTCAGATCATTAAAGTAAGGAGTACTGAGTTCATTCAGATTCATATAAGCTACTGGAGTAATATCATCAAATATTTTACCAGTACCTAGAGTATCATAGTTAGCTATATCTGACTTGTCCCAGCTGTCTTTGAGTCTACCTTCTGCTTTCATCTTAGCTCTCGTCTGTAAACCCATTCTCTAATAGTCTGCACTTTCTTTTAACTGAGACAGAGCAGCATAATCTACACTATTTATTAGTGATTGTAGTTGAGCTCTATTACTAGCATCCTTCATGTAATCAGGGTTAGACACCATTTGATTAATGGCATTCTGAAAGTCTTCTCTGCCAATAGTCATGTTATAATAGTTCTCTGTATCTACTCTGGAAGGTGATCTGAATTCTCCAAACTTCTGTAACTGTGTAGTAAATTGTTCTGCCGCTTGATCTACTGCTTGTTTTTGTGCCGCACCTATTCTGTATAATTCACCAAAATTGATAGGCACATAAGTATTAATAAACTAAGCCTATGCGGCTTGATCGTACATATTTGCTGCCATATTATCCTTTCTTAAATTGTTTCATGAATGATGCGTAATCACTTGCTTTGTAACCAGCTTCTAGGAATGGTCCATACATTTCCAACATAGCCATATCTCTACTCTTCTGGTTTTTCATCAACTGTTTATTTTGTGCATACTGACTTAATTGAGTTAAAGCAGTTCTCTGAATATTTCTAGCAGCTGCCCTGCTTCTAGCATTCATGTCAATAGCCATATTAGTAGCATTAACTCTTTGTTGTCCGAGACTGTTTAAAGTATTAGCATATTCACCAGCATATTGATTGTTAACATTACTAGCCGTAGAATATAAATCAGCGATGGCTTTATCAGCGGCTATTTGACTCTACAACCTGTAAGCCAAGTTAGCTCCTGTACTCGGATTATAATTAGCAGCATTATAATTACTTATAGATCTATTTTCTCTAATAGCTCTCTTAGCTGAACTAATATCAAATTTACGATTAGCCATAGTCTATCTGATCTAAGACTCATATGGATTATATGTAGCATTAAATGTTTCTGGTTTTGCATACATATTAGATATAGTAGGAGCTAGAGCTGCAATATCTGTAAATAAGTTTCCTACTCCAGATAACCAATTGTTTTTACCGGTAGTGCTAGTAGCTGGTTTTTCTTCAGTAGATCCAGTTGAAGTTATATATGGTGCTACTTCATCTCCAACTCTTGCTTGTGTTTCTCCACTAATATCTAATGCATTTTCTACAGGGTCTACAGTATAAGCAGAAATAATTCTTTGTTTAGGTGTGGTCCTTTGTACAGATCTAGTTGGTATTACTTCACTATTTGGTCTACTAACAGTTTCACCGCTAAGGTCTAAAGAATTATTTATGTTATTTACAGTAGTAGGAGTAACTTTTCTTTTAAATCTATTAGAAACATCTACCTGCGGTAAATTGATATCTATACTAGATAACTAATATTGAGGAGTAAGTACTCTGTCAGCACTCATGTTTGTATTAAAACTAGAGTAGTCTCTTACTGGTACTGCAGTATTTCTATCAATTACTTTGAATTTATTTCCTTTGTAGGGTAAAGTTTCTCCAATTTCATAGAAATGTTCTTTTCCAGTCTATTCTTCTTTATATCTAAAACCGCGCTTTGTTCCACCATCTTGAAATTTTTGAATTGGCTGTTTCTTTTTCATTCCTTCCTATATAGCAAATAATTTATCGTAGATCATTTGATCATTCATCTCATTAAGCATTGCAGCATTCTCTGCATACTTATCTGTTCTATTTGTTTTCTTTTTTGACATTAATCTCTTACCCATCTGCGCAAATGTTTCTTTACTTCCTGGTACTTTTCTTTTATCACTAAGTATTCTAGTACCTTCTGGTAAGTTAACCAAATTACTATCTGTTGGTTTACCTTCTTCTGGTACATTAACTATATCTCCTTGTGGAGTATTGAGTACCTCTCCATCATCTACATACGCCAAACTACTAGCTGTACCTCCGTAAGCCATTGTCTGTATATCTGTATCGTAGTCTTGATAGAATTCCTATTCATTCTAATAACCCATAGCTAAACTAGCCTGATTACTTCTAGCATTAGCTATAGCTTGATCTCTTTGTCTCTCTATCTTTCTTCTATTTCTTTTTCCACCTCTGATACCAGTACCGTAATTAACAGTAATATTATCATCGTATGGATTAGATTGTAGATTTACTTTACCTTTAGTACCTGTTATACCAGATGCTAAACCAGCAACTCCACCAACTATTGCTCCTACTGGTCCACCAACTGCAAACCCGGCTGCTGCTCCCTTAGCTGCTCCACCGATTGTATTAGTTACGGTTTGCATATTAGCCTCTCCTTTAGTAGTAGCTGTAGCAGGAGCAGTTACATTACTTATCATAGAGTTAATAGCATCTCCAGCTTGACCTATACCTCCTATTCCTTGACCTCCTGCACTAGCTCCACCAAATAAGTTCTATACTTTAGAACCAAACAATGGATTAGCAGAACTACCCGGGTTATAGTTACCGGGTGCATATTGCTGTACAGATGCTGGAGCTGTTAATTGTGTAGGTAATTGTTTACTGAAATCCGTCTATAGATACGGGGATTGTAGTGTCTGTGGGTTATAAGAAGTACCACCTCCTGAAAAACAATTCTTTTTATTTACTTTTCTCATACTAATGAATATCTATATGTTGTGTTAATATTAGGGAGTTTGAAGTTACGCTGATTGTCACAGTTAATTAAGTAATCACATATCATGTATTTACCTTTCATTCTACCCGGTAATGACATATCATCTTTACTTTCTTTCTCTCTACCCACAGCAAATCTATATGTATCTTCTCTTTGTTCTATTGGATTACTTACTTCAGTATCATCTTTGAAGATAGTTCCTTCCTGAGTCTTAGTAGTAAACTTAATATCCTACATCATCTCTTGAACATTATCGAACTCTCCACTAAAGAATACATTATCATAAGTTTTAGTAAGTAATGGATCCTTATTAATTATAATCTATAACTTAGAACGCATCTTATTTAACGGAAAATCTGCGTTTTCTTGTATCATCTAGTCTTTGATATACAAGAGTCTATCTGGGAATGCTAAGCAGTTATCTGGATTAAGTGTATAGAATGATGAAAACTGTTGTAACTATTCATTGTACACTAGATCTTTATCCTCAAATCCCATTTGTACTTCATTAAACTTAGGATCGTATATACTTACTTTAGCTTTCTTAGTATTATCGTTAAACCATGATTGTACGCTCTTCGCTTTAGATAACTTCTGTACTTGGTTAGTATATGAACATATTTCATTCTTACTATCATCATACCAATACAAACCACTAGGAGTACCAATGATACTCTTATCATTAGGTGTATCAGAACCATTAGAAGTGGTTACATAATCATATCTATCTAGTACTCCACCAGTACCTAATACTAAGGATGCTTGATCGTTATCTGTAATCAAAGATCTATCTCTAACAGCAGCTATACCTACAGCATCCTTCTGCCAGAATAATAACTAATCATTGAAGTTCTTTAGATTAGTTATATCTCCATGAGATGAATCCACATCTAAGTAATCAGCAGCTTTGAAACTAGTCCAACTATCTGTTATTTCATTAGCTGTCTTAGTACCAGAGTATCTAATTCGATTACCAGACTTAAGATTACTTATAGAGTAAGTAGAATCTACTGCATACATCTATGCATCAGGTTGGATACTGTATGCATCATTATATGCATAATATGGTTTCTCTTGACTATGACCTCCATACGATCCACCAGCAGCAGTTATACCTAGATATGGATCAACGTAATCTAATACACCACTTGCAACCCTAGATGCTGATTGACCATACATCAGAGCCATATTGATAGTAGTTTCAAATGGAATGTAATCTGATATAGAGATACCACAGTAAGTATCTGGGCATTGTCTATCTCCTGTAAGCTGTGGAATATAGATCACAGTCTTATTATCCAGCACTCCTAAGTAAGTATCACCACCGAATACATTAATATAACTACTAGATTCATTCTCTATTAAGTGGCTACTGTAAGTACTTATATATATAGAGTTACTACGAGCATTATAAGTATTACCACCATAAGGTATATTAGTAGTCTTAATATTTACTACAGGTGTGGTGAATGGAGTATAGTTGAACTATTGTATAGCAGAAGCTACTCCAGAGTTAGCTTTAGTAGATAAGTTATTAGAGGTAGACATATCTGTACTAATGTTGTTAGGTACACCTATGTTGTTATTACTTCTGTTTATTACTAAGCAATTACCAAAGTAACCAGTCTTATTAGCATTAGTTCCATTATCTTGATCTTGATTATGTGATACTGAAGCATTTAGGTATGTCTTTCCTGCTATAGACGAATGTCTAGATACAGCATCATTCCATTCTAGAGCTTGCATAATCATAGGGTTAGTAACCTCAAGTATGTCAAACTTACCTCTTACACTATTACTTAGACCAGTATAATGAGCTACATAACGCTTACCAATCATATTAGTTATACCATTAAACTGGTGTCCTAGTTGCATAGTACCATCTATTGATATAAGGAACATGTTGTTATAATCATCAGAACTTGATACCAAATCACCAGCTCTAAACTGATATTTATCACTCTTCTGAGCTTTCATTTCTCCACTCACCTGAGTATGTTCTACTATCAATTGAGTTCTGTCAGAAGAAATATAAGCACCATAGTAATTCCTATCACCAACATTCACTACTCTATTGGTTCTAGGATCCAAATACATACACAGATCACCTGTACATCCTTTAATACTAGCAGCCATGTCATCCTTGTTCATGTCTATTTCAGGACTTATCAGAGTTACTATACTGCTATCTACTCTTTCTCCTAGCAACCATTTATAAACAAAACCAGTAACAGTAACATGGAAACCATTCTTCTGATATGAGTTACCTAAGAATGTATAAGGACGTCTAGTGTTTTCAGATGCTATATCATACTCAGCATCTCTAACAGAGTGATATGGGTATGAAACAGTGGCTGATACTACAGCCTGTGTTAATACAGTTCTATCTTCCTTAGTTCTCTTACATCTTACTATCTGATATGTATGTGCACCATCAGGATAGTTCTTAACATTGAATCTAATACCTATTGGCTTTCCTTTCAATGATTGGTTATCTACATACCAAGGACATGCTTCATAACAGTGCGGGAACTTAATATCTCCAATCCAATATACAGGAGTAGCAATATTCTTATCATTAAAGAATACTATACCATATCTATATATTTCATCTCTATGATGGCTTCTATACTTAGAAGCAAAGTATGGATCAGCATAGTTCTTAAACCTACTATCAGATGCACTACCTAGAGTAACAGTTTCTACTAGAGAACCATCTAATTTGTTTATACGAATGGTATTATCTTTAGTAACATTAGTAGTTATAGACAGAGTATCTTGATACTGTTCATCTAGAGTAATATCGGTAGTAATAAACTCATAGTCTATGTTCAGACCAGTACCTCCAAGTACAGTAGTACCAAACTTATACTTGGTTACATTAGCTGCACTCATTGCATAGTCTGTCAAGTTATATGGATTTATACAGTCATGATCTTCTGGTATATCTCTTAAGTAAGAGTTCAAGGTAGAGTTAGATAAAGTAACATCTATATTCTAATCAGAGCTAGCTCCTTTAAGTATTAATCTACCATTAGAAGTAAAACGATACGCTCTAGCATCGTAATCAGGTTTCCATGTAGCTTCAGTTATATTAGCAGCGAATAAGATGTTATCCTTAGCTTCTATAGTTGCAGCTGCAAATGATGATTCTTGTGTCTTGTTAAACTCTTCTATAGTTAAAGTGTTAAGAGCAGTTCCACCAACATCGGTGAAGCTGTACTCTTTAATAGAAGCAGATATAGTAGCTTCTTGGAATACTTCTATAATAGGATCCTCTGTATAATCACTGTAATGTATACGTATTAATCTAATACTATCAAACAAACCTTCAGGTATATCATTAAGCCTAACAGTGAAGTTAACACTCTTACCAGAGTTAAGATCCTTATTAGCACCCATGTATTGTTGCTAGCCTGTTGACACATTGCTAGTAGTAAGGTGTATAGCATTACTTACTGGAGAGAAGTTAGTACTAGAACCACGAGCATTGAATAACTGATACGAATACTGTACCATACCTGTCTTCAATTGACCACCACCTAATGATGTTACTTCAGGTTGAGTAAGTAAAGCGGATATCTGTATATCTAGTAGACTAGGATTCTTCAGATTACCTGCACTATCAAGATATGAATTCTCTTTACCAGATATATATACATACTTATCATCCATTATGTTAAGAGTCTTTATGATCTACTCTGGACAAGCTATGTACAGTTTAATAATTCCTTCTGATTCGTAATTAGCTACTATCTTAATGTTAGAGTCTACAGTATAACCCAGCTTGCCTTTTACTACTATAGTATGTTCTAGAGGTGGGTTATCATAGTTATCTACTCTGTGAATTCTATTTACATGAGCATCATCTACAGTAATAATAACTCCATACTTGTCTATAGTAGTAGTAGCTAGTATCTTTTCATCATAGGACAGAAAGTCTCCTCCTTCTACTAACTTTACATCCTGTATGTTCTACAGTACACCAGTGCTCCCATCAGTATCAGTTATAACGCGAACATTCTCAGCATAACGATACTAGTTATTAGGAACAATAGTAATGTCAGCATCTAGGTTCAATCCTCCTGTAAATGTATTTGTCTGTAATGTATTACTCATGGTCTATTCCAGTTATATAATATTTGTTCATCTCCTGTAGTTTCAAAGAAAGTATCATGATCTCTGAATTCAGTATATGGTTTATGCCATACGTTTTTGATAGTTTCTAATTCATCTACAGTAGGCATCATAGCTTCTGCATATGCCTACTTTCTATAGAAATTCCAAGATCTTTTAATAGAATAATAAATTTCATTTGATAGTTGCCCCTTTATCCATTTTGCGTATAGTATTTTTGTACCTATATAATACATTAACGCTTCTTTATATGAAGGTAAATCAGGTATCATAGGCATACTATCTTCATCAGTAGGTATAGCGTAATAAGATATTTTAACCCAACCACACGGCACATTAACAGTAATATATCCAGGTTTAGTAGAGTATTGTAGACTTGTATTAAATGTTGCTGGATTACCTATTATTAGCCTTCCGTTATTACTAGGTACAGTATATTGATTTACTAAAGCATCTAAGGTTTGTTTAATATTCTTATCACTGTTAAGTATCTCTAAAGCTTCCTTATCATCATCTAGATTGAAGATATTCTTAACCAATGGAATCAAGGTACTATCTTGTACTAGCATTTTGGGATTGCACCCACTACACTTCTTATATATACCAAAAGAGTTAGTAACCTTTCTCATTGGTAACCAACCACAGCCATTTTCAAAAGAGAATGCAACTTGTCCCAATTTATAAAGATCACAAGGCAGTTTAGCTTGATAATTCTCAACTATTAAATTAGTTGTTTTGTGTTCAAGCTATTGCACTGCGCCTATTTTCTCCATACCTTCACCAATCCACTCTTTGATGTCTGTTATTTTAATTTCGTCTTCCTTTAAATCATAATCTGCTATAATTTTAGCAATTATTTCTTTAGATGTAGTTAATCTATCAATCATTGTAATACCTCCATTTAGAGCCATAAGCTGTTTTTCTTCTACCACGTAAACAATCAGATATGGCAGATTTATTGTTTATGTTTCCCGTATCTTTGGCAGCTTCAGTAATAGAACTGTATATTTTTTCTGTTCCATCTTTATAAATTCTAACTATTTTAGTTCTTTTTGCATTGTCTTTTTTATAAGAAATATTTGTCTTATAATCATAAGACCATATAAATCCACCAATGCTTTTACATAATCCTGTGCAACATTTGTTTATTGTACCTGGAGTTACATTAAGATTTAATAACTTGACTGCTTGTTTCGAATTTAAAAAACACCCTATAAATTCTCCATCTTTATTATAGCAATATACATTTTTACATCCTTTCCCTATTCTATTTTTTGTTGCTTTATCTACTATTTTGGGATCTCTTTTCTTTCCGTAATATAGATTATGCAATCTTTTCTTCGCTTGCTACGGCATCTTATGCCCAGTGTTTGATGGATGGCTTGCTATTTTACTTATATTATACTCTGGATTTAAATCTAAATATTTTTGTTCTAAATACAATAAAGTATCTCTTACAGGAGAACATATTTCTAGTATGTTTACTTCAAAATTATATTCTCCATATTTATCATAAGCTCTTTGCAACGCGATGCTATGATGTTTCTACTTTCTTAGATGAGAACGATGCTGTATTAATCTATCATAAAAGTTATTAGTACTACCTATATAAGAATGACCGTTTAAGACATTCTTAATTTGGTATATTCCGGCTTGTTTTGGTATATCCTAAATATCACTTAATTTCCACGTAATCATGTTCTCTATTTTTTATTATTTGAGCCAATTTTCTTTTATTAGCGCGAGAAGCTACAAACTAATATTTTGTCTTATTTGTTAGTAAACAATCCTTTTTACTCCATAAGAATCTAAACTTATAGTAATTACTGTGTTCATTAATGAAGTATACAGCTTTACCTTGTACTTTACTTTCATGATAGTCTATCCTAAGACTCTTGTTATCAAAGTTCTTAGGCTATCGTTTTACTATACTTAGATTTCCAAGTCTACACGGTAGTTTGAATTCTCTACTATTTTCCATTATCTCTTCTACGATATACTTAAAGTAATCTTCAACTATATGTCTGTATGTTTTGTAATCAACATCATATACAGTATTTCTCTCGATCTGAGATAAGTAGAACTCATAGAAGTCTGTTATAGTATACGATTTCTTCATTGCTATCTAACATTAATGTTCTACATATCATCTCTAGAGTTGTTAGTTTCATCACTAGGCATCTGATGCATGATATTTAACTCTTTACTAAAGATCATATCTTTAATAACCGGTATCATATGTGCAGGTACAGGGTATTCACTATCAGGATCAAAGCACTCATTTAAGTCTGCTGGATTCTCTGCTATGATTCCTATCTCTACCCATTCTAGTTGATTATCACTACCTTCGATGTACAACCTGTTGTTTTTAATATAAGCTATGTAATCACCACAGGTGTACTTTCTATATCTTTGATATCTCATTTTAGTTTCATGACCTAGCTGAATAAGGTTGCCGTACATGTCTTTAACATATACTAAACCAGTCCTGAAATGGAAGTCTATTAGTTTAGGTAGTTCTATATTACTCTTATACTCTATCTTACCAGCCACAGTATCTACTTTATCTAAGTGTATACATGGCATAGTCTAGATGTACATTGGATTAATATCTCTACCTTTATCTATATCTTGCTTTATGAGTACAGCTCGATAATTAGCTATCCATTGTTCGATCTATATTCTACTTATATGTTCTGATTCAGCTACAGAACTATTGCGCAATTCAAGTAGAATATCGTCAATAATAGTATTTAAGGTATTTAATTTCATAATGCATTATTTATTAAATATACTTATAACGTATTTTAAGCTTTTCTAAGCCCTTTTATGGGTTAGGTAGTACAACTGATCGACTAATATAATAGCGTTTATCTAAACGTCTTAAAATAAAAAAGGCTAGTATTAACTAGCCTCATTCATTGCATTCTGTATGTTCTATGGTAACATCTGTTTCATCTAAGGTGGAACCATATTACTTGCTTGCTTTATTAAATCTTTAAGTTCTTTAACCTAATCTTGTAGTTCCTATATTCTAGGATCTTCCTTCTCAGGTTCTTTCTCTGTATAGTCTAACTACTTAAGTATAGCTTCACACTTTGTCATTTCTTCATCATACCTAGCAACAGCTTCTTTCTTTGCTTTGTATTCATTGTAACTAGACTTGACCATGTTGACTATATGTTGTTTATCTGTAGCTACAGTAAGACCTAGTTGAGTATCATTAATCAATGATTTACCTTCTTCTACTGTTAGCTTCTTCTGTTCACCACCACAACTTATAACTATGTCTACTAGTTTCTTTCTATTCTAGTTAGGCATTGGAAACTACTAAGGCGGTAGTGGTTCATCATACACTTTAGATACACTTACTATATTACCAGCAAAGTAATTAGTACTCTTCTTGAATGTACCTATAATTTCTAATACATATATAGGATCACCTATACTTAGTTGTGAGAATGTTATCATAATAAGTATTTGTTTAAGGGCTCCGAAGAGCCCTTGTTAATATTAAGCAGACGGTGTAGCTATATTTGCAGGATATGCATTTACTAATTGATAAGTGTTATTACATTTATTATAGTAAATCAGATATCTGAAATTAAGTTGTAAGTCACCGGCTTGTACTTCTTCTTGCAATGCGTTGCGAAGCATACTTTGAGTAGCGTTGTTCTCTGTATTTTCATCTGATAAACCAACTGGAAGAGAAGCGTCAGCTGTAGCAGATGCTTGTCTTACATCCAAGAAGAACAGTCCTTCATTAGGTAAACTAAGGAATTCCTGATGATTTACATCATATCTTACTTCTGTAGTAGTAGCAGATATACCTGTAGTTCTAAGTACAGGTATACCAGAGATTGTATTCAATCTTCTGCGACGTCTACCGAAGAAGAACGGATTAAAAGGACCAAACGGGAATAGTGTCTGTTGAGTGTTATAGAAAGGAAACATAATTACCTCCTTTCTTATTAGCAACCACAGCTGTTATAACCTACTCCGTAGTTTGCATAAGTATCACCAGCAAAAGCTCCATAAGCAGCAGCTCTGAAAACTTCTGGGTTGTAAACAGACAGCTGAGGATACGGTACACTTACAGTATTAGGAAGTTTGCACTTAATACCGTCAACGTCAGATTGCAATGCATTCAGTTTAGTAACGATAGGTGTAGTTGCCTGACTTATCATCGTACCAAATGTAGCAGTCTGATGTTCTTGACTTAATTGAGATACCAGCGTAGAGTTCTTTTCACGCAAGGAGTCAATCTTGTCAAGCAGTGCTTGATTCTGCATAGCGTCAAGTTTAGCTATAATAGCGTTAGTATTTGCAGTACCATTATCACGCAAAGATAATGTATTGCTGTTCATTGTGTTAACCAAGTTGTTAGTCTGATTGCATACAGCCAACTGATTATCGTAACCCATCTTAGTCAGGTTAAGATTTACACCATCAATAGATCTCTAAGTGGTGCAGCAGCAGTTTGCCAATTCAGAAGCAAGAGATGCATTACCTGAAGTAATAGCATTTATTACTTGCTGACTAGACAGTTTAGTGTCACAAGCAATCTGACTTACACTAGCATTGATAGTATTCAATGCGCTCTGTACTGAGTTAAAGTCACAATTCAAAGTATTAGACAAGTTGCTGATAGCTTCTTTGTTACCATTGATAGCTTGCATCAACAGACTAGTATTAGCGTCAGTGTTCAATTGAGAAGCAAGTTGAGAAGCTTCGCCACCTCTGTTACCGAAGCCATTGCCTCCCCAGCCACCCCAGCAGAAGAAGATCAGGATAATCCAGATCCACCACCATCCGCCGTTACCGCCGAATCCGCCATTGTTATTCATCATAGCCATCAAAGCAGCAGGGTCCATACCTTTATTTGCATTCTGCATTAAAGCAGCCAGACCAGCGTCAAAACCGCGGTCTTGAAGGATAATTTTATCTTCTAACATAATTGATTTTATTTAGGATTGATTTAATTTGATTAATATCTAATATAACGTACAGAACGACCACGTTTAAGTTCATCCTCGTAAGGAAACATTCTTTCCTTCTCATAATCCCTCTCATCGTATTCTCTGTCATATTCTCTACGTCTACCATATGAAGATCTTCCCATTCTTCCACCTCTACGGTAAGTTCCATAGGGTTCGTCATCGTCATCATCTTCATCTTCATATTTGCTGTAGTTTCTATCGAAGTATTCTTCTTCTGCATCTCTCAGCTTATCGCACATTACATAAATATAATAGTACCACATTTTACCTTCATCAATGTCTTTGTCACATATCCAGGCTTTAGCTAACTCTACGAAATACTTAGAGTTATTAGAACCTGTCATGTTAACAATTACTTTGTAGTAATCTGAGTAAACCATATTCAATGCAACATACCAATCATACTTATTGAACTTGCTATCAAAGCGAATTCCGTATTGATTTGCAAGAGCAGAAGTTTCTTCTACAGACCAATGTTGGCCTCTAGATCCGTCTTCGTTTTCCATCTTACTTACAGCTTTACGTGCATGTTCTTCATCAAAGTGAGGACCATGTTTAGCTTCATAAGCTTTTGTACGGATTATTCTATGCATATTATTATTGATTAATATTATAGATTGATTTTATTTACTAATCTCTATTATTCTAGTATCTGTTACTTTGATAAGTTTGTTAGAGTTGTTAATCGTATATTTTCTGTGAATATCTTTTTTAAAATCAAAGTGGAAGAATCTGGCTAGCCACGTCTTATACTTATTACGATATTCTTTTTTTTCTTCTACAAACAGCGTTTGCTAGTTTTTTAAATCTAATGTGGCTGTTAAGATTGAGTCTTTTCTACTTACTATGATAGTTGTTAAATCATTTAATTTTAATTCCTAAGTAAAGTCAACCTCTTTGGTTTTAATTACTGTTTTGACGGAATCTTTAACTTCGGTATTGATTACCTGTGCCTATACCAGATTCTTGTCTTTGATTTTTAATTTCTTTTTAGTATCGTTCAACTATTGTACTATACTATCTCTACTAGTATTAAGATCAGATATAGTTAGTTGTAACGTTCGATTTTCTTTTCTACTTGAATCTAATAACGATTCATAATATTCACTATTATTGGATAGTCTAGCTATTTCCTTGTCCTTCTTTTGTAGCTGCTTGTACATAAAAAAAGCACTTACCGACAGTATACATATGAAACCTATGGTAAGTGCTCTGAAATGTGTTGCAAGCCAGTTAACTACTGATATTATTGCTGTTATCATTGTTATTTGGTTTAAAATCTTTTATATCTAAATCTACTCCTAGATACTTTTCACCTTTAGCTTTGATAACTTTGCCTAGTACTTTTTCTAATACTTTACATATTTTGCAATCCGGATGTAAGTCCTTCATTGATTCTAGCCAGGATATGAATTCAGTTCCACATATCATACCAGATACAAACTCTACGGCATGTAAGTTCAATGAGGTAACTATATGAGTATCTATAACGTATGCTCCTATTATCAACAATGTAGCTTCAAATACTTTATTAATAGTTTTCCATAACTTATAAGACTCGATATGTTTGTGTCCGTATTTCCTTGATACTTTGTAACCTAATATGACATCTATCAGTATAAAACTAGTTGCCGCAATTATAGCTACCTAAACTGGTGCTAAGAAAGATGTTATTCCAGCAAAGCAACTGCTGGCGAATCTTCCTGCGCTACTGAATATACTTTTGAACAAAGTCATTATTGAATCTCCTATATTGTGAATCATAGCAAGTATTTTGAGAAAGTAAAAAACCCTGAGAGATTGCTCTGACAGGGATGATATTTTATCTGAGATATACCTTAAAAACGTATGTTATTACGTTAGGTTTTCTTCTTCTTACTTTTTGATATGTATCGCAATAGCTCTTTATGTTTAGTCATTTTACTAAATAAATTACGACCATTACAGTACTTAATCCAACCTATATAACTACATATTTTCTATTGATAAGTACTCTTGTCTAGGTTATCTTTTTTGTTCAATTTACTTACTCTTTTACAGAAATTCTTCTTAATATATTTTCTTAATAGAGTGTGAGTATGAAATATCTTATACCCTACAAAATCTATTCCTCTATCGTCAACTTTAAATATTTGCCAGTTGTCTTTAAAGTTAATATTAAGTCTTTCTTCTAAGTACTACTTCATATCCTTAAATAACTATCTTAAATAGTCTTTGTCTCCATGAAGTATTACAATATCATCTGCGTATCTGAAATAGTATTTTATATGTTTTTCTTCTTTGATCCAGTGATCTAGATATGTTAAATATAGATTAGCAAAGAATTGTGATAAGTAATTACCAATTGGTACTCCCTATGCAGAATCTATTATTTCATCTAATATAATTAATAATTTCTTATCTTTTACTTTTCTTCTTATTAGCTATTTTAATATATCATGATCTATTGAAGGATAAAATTTTCTGACATCTAACTTAAGACAGTATTTTGTATTGGCTTCATCTTTCAGTGCGAACTTAACATCTTTCAGAGCTTTATGTATACCACGATTTTTTATACAACTATAAGTTCCTTTAATGAAGGATGATACCCAAATAGGTTCCATAATATTCATAATAGCATGATGTACTATTCTATCTGGATAGTATGGAAGCTTGAATATTTCTCTTTCTTTAGGTTCATATATCTTGAATATATAATATTCAGAAGTCTTATATTCACCATCTATTAATTTCTTCTATAGATCTAAAAGTAATTTTTCTCTATTCTTATCAAAATTAATTATTTCAGGTCTATGTTGTTTTTGTCTTCTAGCTCTTTTATCCGCTAGATATAAATTGTCTAAAGTTACTATTTTGTCAAATAAATTATTATATCTTTTCATCTGTAATCCATTACCGAGTTTTCACGAAAAAGTTACTAACACAGTTAATTAGTATGTTATCTTTTACCAAGGGGTAAGGTCTTCCTCTACAGTATCTTAATTTCTTTATTTGTTTAATTACGGATTCAGTGTACTGACATTAGCATTAGCATTGCTAAGCTCATTGTTAGAATTAACATTGAGTAACCTAGCATTCGTGCTATTACTAGCATTACTGCTTAATGATGAGGAACAACCTATCTATATTTTTAATTAAATTACGGTATATAGATTAACCGAGTACCGACAGTAGCACCAGCAGAACCAAGCCCACTGCCAGAATAAACAACGAGCAACCCAGCAAACGCGCCATTACTAGCATGACCGCCTATTAATGTTAACCTATCAGTTGTACTATTGTTAGTCCAATTGTAGTCACACCAATAAGTTGTAGTATTACCACCGAATGTTTCATCTATTGGAGGCAATATATCAAATGCTGCATTGTATACCAATTTCTTCTTATAACCTTCAGTAATAGCAGTACTACATTGATAGTCATAATCAGATATATCAGTAGATCCAAATGTACTTAAGTCGGTATTTATATAAACGTCATTTTTATTAGTTTGTGCATTAAAATGCACAAGTGTGTCTATACAATTTTTCCATACATGACCAAATGGATTTTCAATACCTCTATAAGTAGGAACATTATAAGACTTCTGAGTTGCAACACCTTCTGCATCAGTACTATTAACAGTAACAGAAGTTATACCAGTAGAGTTTCCATGTTCGTCTGTACTTCCACAAGGTATAAAACTCCATGTATCAACTCCATTTACTTTAATATTACCTATAGTAACTCCATCTCCTAAGCCTCCTTGATGATATCCTTCTGCAGTTAATTCGGCATTGAAAGCTTTCTAACTGTTGGTACATGCATATTCAACTAAGTAAAGCACAGTAAGTATTCTATGAGCTCTGTAAGTATACATGTTCCAATTCGTAGTACTGGAGTTATTAGCCCTAGCTCTAGATTGCATGGTAGTTCTATTAATGTTTACTACTGGAGTGATAGATCCATTGTTAATAGATTTTAACACATTGTCTACATTAGATGCTTCATATGCAGAAATATAGAACTTCTCTACATGTTCAGCTTCTGGAATATGAGGATCTGCTGGATATAAGTTCAAATATACAGTAGTATCATCTCTCATACATTTATACCAGAACTCTGGTATTTCTACCATAGTATTTAATGTCATGTCTCTATCAGTACCATCTTCATACTTGGTTCTATCTGTAGCATTAAGATATTTAACTGTTCCATCAGAAGTAATCGTGCAAGACTTCATCTTAGAATGTATAGGAAGTTCTTTATGCCAAGGCATATACCCGGTTCTAGTCAATAATGTATTCTACGGTTCTATAGGAAAGCTAACTCCATAATAGTTAGTAAATACATTAACATCGCCAAGATATGCAGCTACAATATTTTTATCTCCTAATTTCATATTATTCGTGAATTAAATATAGTGTTTTAGAATCTTTAACAGACAAAGTGTCATATTCTGTCTAAGTCATAGATACTACAGTAGATACTTCATCAGATGTTACACAATGACTCAAGTCTACTGTTTCTGATAGTTTATCCCACTCAGCAGGATTTGCTACTACACAAACATAGTTGGCCCCTGTATCGGTTAGATTGTATACATCACCTATTACTGCTGTAGTTGGTAGTGCATCAAAGTTAGCGACAGAGCCTTTTACTCTATATACTGATGCTACTTTAGCATCTACTTGAGTTTTAGTATATGCATCAGAAATACCATAACCAGATAGAGTAGTAGCTTTATTAGCTTTACTATCTAGTTCTTTCTAAATAGCATCAATCAAATCATTATCTGTAATAGTACTCCATTCAGATCCAGTCCATGTTTTAATACATCTACCATATGGATCAGTTTGTAAGTCTATCCAATACTGTACTTCTTTGTGATTGGGAGTTGACTTACTAGGTACGAAATTTATAGTTTCTCTCATAGTTGTTCTTCTTTATTAGTCCATTTATCACTGTTTAACAGTTCTTCCAATGCGTCACATTCATAAGTAGGATAAGGATATACTACTTCTGTAGCTTCATCTTCATCTGTTAATGGTAAAGTCATTATTGATGGGAATAGCAATTCATAGTTAGCAACTTTCATGATTACTTCAGTTCCATCCACACTATAACGAAATACTAAATGTAATTCATCTAATGTTTCTTGTGTTATGTCAACCAGCTCTTCAGCTGGTACTACTATATATTTCATTCTTGTATAAATATAGGATTAGTTAAATAAATCATCTGTATTGCCTTCTATTCCTACATACTCATTCAATGTTAGTATCTCTTCGTCAGTCGAGATTTCATCGAACAACATGAAGTCGTAGAGGGACATTTGAGTATAATTAGAATTTAAGTAAGAACTACCTATTTTTGGGTTAAGCGTTCCTATATTCAATTTAGGGTCATGTAATTCAACAATATTGTGAGTTATATTTTTTAATTCACTAGCATAAATATACTTATTAAGTATTCCATCAATATAAGTACTACCTCCTATATTTCTTGCCCTATATGCTGGCACTTTATTTTCGTTAGTATCAAAATCTCTATTAAATATAGCAAAACCTCCATTTGTTCTTTGGTCGTATAAAATTGCCGTACCGGCAATAGATTGCCAATTCACCTTCATCAACACCTGTTTGCCACCGACCGTAGTAGGAATAGTAATAAAGTCGTCTACGCCATCAAATTGGTATGAACCATCTTCATTAACACCACTTCCTTCCGCATAAGCAGAATTATGAATAACACCATGATTACCGTGACCGGATATATCAGGAATATAGCCAAGTATTTTATATGAGCTGTTAGGTATACTCAATAGTCTAGGAGATAGAATACATTTCGGTTCATTGTTGTCAAAAGCCCAAGTAGCCGTACAAGTAAATACCATTGATTTTTCAACAACGTGTTGAGAACTTGACAATGGAACTCCATTCAATCTCGGATTGGTAATAGTGAATAACCCTTCCAAAAGATTAGCATAGTCAACACCTTTGGTTCTAGTAATAGTACTTCCTACTTTTGCTTTACCACCCCAAGAAATCAAATTACCATTTTCGTCTGTAAATTCAAAGAACAGCGGATATGGCTGCACAATGTCCTCGTATCTGATGTACTCGTCAATAGTGATGTTTACTTCTTGCGGAGAATCATAATTATATATTTGATTAATATTAAAAGCCGTATCATCAACGGAATTTCTTCTATAACCAATATTTACTCCGTTAAATGTAAATACTGTAAGTTCATCAACATTATTTTTTAGATAAAGATTGGCTCTAATATAAACATCTTTGGGTATATAATCGCCTATATTAATTTTCTTTTGATAATTATTTAAATAAAAATCTAACCTAACATATTCTACATTACTTGTAATAACAGGTTCAAATTTGACGTAGTTTTCATCCTGTTCGATAGTCATAGTAATCTTCTGTGGAGATTTACTATCTATTGTGAAAGGAAAACCATATTTCATAGTAGAAGGATTATACGCAGAGCTAGGAATATCAACAGTATTACCGTTGATAACAAATTTAGTTATCCTATCAGCAGCGTTATTCATGGTTATCACCACCCATATTTCACTGTTTTCAGGTATATAATCTCCTGCATTTAACAATGTAGAAGTTCCTCTTATTACAAATGTTGGCTTACTTGCTAATTCAACACTACTTTTAATAACAGGTCTCCATTCAACCATATCCGGATACAGCGTACCCAGCTTGTGCTTCTTTAGCTGACGCTCTATCAAGAACTTGGACATACTATAAGGGAAGGACATGAGAGAGTAGATAGCTCCGTTGAAGAAACGAGAATCATTATCTCTAGCTACTCCTAACCATAAGGAATCACCATCTACGCCTGAACCGATAGTCATATCAAACCCCTGCATCTTATACTTGGATTGATAATAAATCTTTTTGCTTAAATCGTTAAAGATTGCACTATTAGCATTTCCAAATGTATACGCATTCATGTGTTTTCCAGTACTACCGATTAAATTCATAAGGAATGCTCCTTGCCCTACTGTGTAAGACTTAGATAAAATAGCCGGAGTTCCTTTGTCTTCAATATGTCCTATTTTCAATCTTTCATAATCAGCAACAACAGTATAATCTTTGTAAATCGGCATCCCTGTCACCTTACCAAAGTCATTTACTCCGTCAAGGCGGAGAGCGCCATCATCGTCGATACCGCTTTCTTTATTCCAAGCAATATTGTTCAACTGTATATCCCTACCATTACCTGAAAAGTCAATCAGCTTATCGCCAAACTCTGCGTGGTTCTCGTTGGTGATTCCCTGCTTGATAGTATTACACAGTATATCAGGTTTTAGCGTTCTATCCAAGTTGAAGTAAGCGATTACTTGGTTGATTTGGTCGGTAGTCAGCACCTTGTTGGCGATGATTGTCCAGTACCAAGCGACTTGACTTGCTTCGGTTAATTCACTAATTCTTCCTACAACACTGAATTTAGCATCAAATATTGTTTGTAAACTATTAGTTGACTTAACATAATAATCTGCTTCATCTCCTAATATGTTTTTTATATCAGATTTAGTATTATTAATTAATGACGCACTATAACCGTATATCCCAGTTTTACCGTAATTATAAACATCGCTTCTAACGTGTTCTCTGGAATTACTATTTTCTATATAATTAGTAGTTGCTATGGTATATGTAGAATTTAAATCTATCTGATGAATCATACTAACAACAGTAACCTCATCAGTAATACCCATCTCCTGTACGGTCTTGGTGGAAGTAATCAGGTCGTCGATTCCGTCGGTGACGAAAGCACCTTCATATTCAGGAAGAACTTTAATAGTAATATCACTTAAAAAATTGGTAACTCCTTCTTCAATTGGACTTATTGAAAAACCTACCACAGCATCATTAATCAAAGCCTCTGTCGGAAGGAATGATTTGGGTAGTTCATGAGTACCATTCTCAAGATATAGATTTGTGTCCTTAGTCGCATCGCTTGTTGCTAAATACTTATATATAAGTTTAGACCTACCTTCTAACCCTTTAATTTCAATCTTAAAAGGAGGTATTTCTTTTATATTTTGAAGATTACCATTATATTTAACATAAGAATATAATAAAGCTAAACCTGCATTTAGAACATTGGTAATATGAATGGTATTACTAGTAATACTAGTAACATATCCGTTAGATTCATTCTCCCAAGTTTTATTAGCACCAAACACAACAGGATAACCATTATATCCACTCATACCTTCGTAAGCCGCATTACTTATGATGAACGGATTACTAGCATCAACTAGATTAGCTACAATATCTCTATCTTTATCTTGATTAGTCTTATCTCCTACAATAACAACAGCTTTGAGTGAAGCCAATACTTCTGGTTCAATATATGGACGATCGCCTTCCATCGTGCCAATCTTCCATTCTCCTAAGACACATGACCCAAGTCTAGTAAATAGACTAATACGAACGTAACTGTTGCTAAAGTTTGTAAAGTCTATGTAATTGGTATGTTCGAAGTATTCTGTATAACCTATCTCACCATATGCTATGATAGTTACTTCAATCTAACCTATATAGTTAGCTGGTTCTTTGTAACTGTCATCAGGACGTAACCATCTGGTTAATCTAGGGAACACATAATATGCCTAAGGATTAATAAATATTGGATTATATAATATTGTCTTCATCACTTACCGATTGTTAGAATCTATTTGCGCAATCTTCCATCTCTGTAAGACACATGCACCCAAGAATAATCGTATTCATTGATTAGCTAATCATATGGTAAATTGTCTTTAATGAGATCGAATAACTTCTTATTCTCTTCCTTACTACCAGCAGTTATGTCGGCAGCTTCTCCTAACGCATGTTGACTAGAGGTTGCACCATTAACACTTTTATTTACTTCAGGGCTACGATAACCTGAAGTAACTATAATAGGTTTACCATACAACTCTCTTAATGGATCTAGCACATTATCTACTAATGTATTCAGATTCTTTATTGCAGTTTCATCAGGAGTATTATCTAGTTTCTTAGCTTCAGCTGTACTAGACTTAGTCAATTCTTTTAATGTAAAATATTTCATATCAACCACAATATTAAACATATAATACCTACTTGGATAACTTGACCTATAAAGCCACCAATCATAGTAGCAAGCCAGTCTAACCAATCCCATTTATTACCATACTGTTTATCTTTAAATTCCATACCTGATGCTAGACCAGCTACGAAGAGTATGGTAAACAAAGCACTCGGAAGTATTGCGTACTTCAGGTGCTTCATTCTATTACTTTCTTTTAACCATTTAAGCTGCATATCTCGAAGTTCTAGGTTGAGCGTCATAAACTATGCTGCCGAGTAAGTCAGCAGCCAAGTTCATGCCAAATTGTTTATCGTCATTATCTATTTCGTTTACCTTGACTAATACATACTACAACATAGTATATATGCCTTCCAATAACTCTCTGTCAGTTAATAACTTCACATCCATATTAATCCCTCATATTAGTTGCCCATTGTTCTGGTATACTGCTACTATTAGTGATAAGACTCTTACTCATGTAAGCAAATACATTTTGTTTATTCGTATTAGTAAGATTATTTAACCATGTCCAGAATTCTGGCACAGAACCTGTTGTGGAAGTATCTCCATAGAATAAACCTGTTACATTCGTAAGATTCTTGTGTTTAGATTGAGTAAACAGATTTGATCCTATCTTCTTAGGTCCTTGTCCCATCCATCCTCCAGTAGAACTGGTACTAGCTAATGCGTATGATATATTCTGTAATATGTAGTTATACTAGAATGTAGTATCACTTAACTGTTGAACATCATCAGCAGAACCTTGGAATGTAGCATCGTAGAATAAATAAGATATATCTGTAAGAGCCAAGTTCTTACTAAGTAAAGTAGAAGGTATAACTACTTTTGTAGGTATATATATTCCACGGAATAGTCCTGAAACGCTTTTTAATGCAGTATTGTTAGATAACATATCAGAAGGGAACATCTGTCCATTGTTACTATCATCATTCCAAGTATACGGATTAATGCAATAACAATACGCAAACACATTAGTTAAACTGGATATGTTAGTAAGAGTTTTGAATATTCTATTTGGTATTCTACCATATATACCATAATTATATCTTTGTACTCCATAATTAGTTTTTCTACCACTACTTGTAAGAGCATCTGATATGTTAGTATTAGTATTGTTGACACAATATTTAAATAGATCTGATGGAACTATATAGTTCATACTGTCTAATCTATTCTATCCAGCAGGACTAAGAGGATATCGCATATCGTCTTCATTGAAGAATTCTGATGGTATATTAGGATCAATATCTGTTATAACACCAGATCGTATATTCTGATACAAAGTACTGTTCTATATCAGATCCCCTAGACCATATACTCCATCATAGTAATCAATATTCCATATTTTCTTGTAAGGACTATAGTTTGGATTCTTTATTACTCTATGTATATCCTTATTGGGATTATCAATATATTCTGGAGTAGAACCAGGATTATTAGGATCATACACTGGATTAGGTATTTGATCTCTCGGGTCATACGCAGTATTTACTATGAATTCTGAAACATTGTAATTCTCATTAGTTATTATCAAATCTCCTGCGTCTTCAACAGTATTTAATTCTACTTGCTTTCTGATGTATCCTTCCGCATTAGGGCTAGAGAAATTTGCTAATACATACCGCATATCAGTTATACTACTTCTAACAGCTTTTATTGATTCACTGTAATCAATGGTTTGTGGAAGTACTGCACCAGGATCATGTTCTCCTTCTTCAGTTATACCAAAGTTTTCAGTTATTCCTAGTCTAAGTGCATCTGCATGACTCCAACCAGTAGAAGATCTTACTACATCTCTTTCCATATAAAACAAACCATATGGAACTCCTCCTTCTTTTGTATAACTGTTCGAATCTTCATAGAATGCATACGCAACATTTGTAAGTTTACAATTAGTAAATCCTTTACCTGTCAACTTATACTTTACTGATTGATTTCTAAAACAACCTGTTATCTGTACTAGATTTGAACAGTCCTAGAAAATGTTTCCCGGTAGTTCGTATACTACTCCACTAGAATTAGGAACAGTCATATTGGCAAAGAAACATGGGCACGCAATCAGATTAACAACACCTTTAAATACATCATAAGGATATGTTTCATCAGACTCTCTAACAAATACTCTATTTATACCAGCACCATGAAAACATGTAGCAGCCTAATCTGGAATCTGATTAGTATCTTCTGTATTACCTATGTATTGTAAAGTAAGTTTAATCTATCTAAACATACTATTGTGTATAGGGAAATACACCTTGTCTCCATCATTAGAAGTTATATAGAAACATCCTAATAATTTAGTTATTTGCCTAGAGAATAAATTACTACTATCAAATACTGAATTACCACCAAATAGATTAATCAATGAACCTTTAGCTTTGATATTTCTGAAGCTCTAACTAACTACTTTTAGTTTGCTATTATAAGCGAATAACGGACTATATGTTACACTATCGTCGGTACTTTCTGTATCGAAATTAAACCAACAACCATTGAACATATTAGCTATAGTATCTAGATTGGGAAGATCTCTTAATAATTTAGATGCTCTAGCATATGCTCTTCGTCCCTCTGCTACTTCTGCTGAAGTTAAAGTTTCATCACAGTTATCTACAAATATTATATTACTACCACCGTAATTGAACATGCTAGACAGATGTGCCAATTGTAAATATTGATTAGCACCTATCTATGCAAAGAATAAATCATCTATGTAGAAATTGCCAGCAGCAGTTTCGAACATACTGCTGCAGGATACTAACTTCTTCAAAGGGCTTAATAAACCATTGTATTCAGTAATTGTATCTCCAGTATGAGTAGGACTATACATAGGACCTGTCAGTCTAGTAGCATAGAAGGCATGCTAAGCATTAGTAACATTACCACAATATTTAAATGTGTCTCTACTTAGAGGATTACTAAAATCTGTAATTACATTTGAACAAGAATGAAATATAGAAACAATATTTTCAACATCGTCACACATGTTCAATATATAATATACATCATATAAGTTTACTTTAGTCCCTACAAAGCAGTTACTTAAATTAGTAGTACCTATAGATATATTAGTCTCTAATCCTTGATTGTTATCCCACTATTTCTAGCCTTCTGTAGTATCTGTATCTGGACCGTACCATTGCCCTCTAGTTGGTTTAATAGTCACGTCTTCTAGTACATCGTGTATAAAGAAGTTAGGGCAAGTATTGAATACACTTCCTGATGTTAGTTTTATGTGTCCGAATACTCTGGTTAAACTAGAACAGTTATTAAAAGTAGAACTATTAACTGCGAAAGGATTAGTCTTACTATTCTTAAACTTAACATACTTAGAGCTGTTATAGTACATGTATAGATTAGTAAAATTAAATGGACTAAGATCTAATATTCTTTCACCTGTAGATGTAGTAGCTACAGGATCATTTCCAAATTGAAATGCATTAATGTTACTTGAAGAAATATTTAATGTCTTCAATTTATTGAATCCTGGTGCAAATTCAATTACATCGGTAGTATTTGTATTATCTAAATTCAATTCTTCAAGATTAGGAGCTCCTACTAAACTAATACTTAAGTTAGCATTATTACAATTAGATAGGGTTACAGACTTGAGTGCATTAGCATTTGACACATTAAATGTGGCTAACTTATTACAGTTAGGTGCATAAATTCTTTCGAGCTTAGCACAACCAATAATATTGATACTAGTTAAGTCACTCAAATTACGTAAGTCTAATTCTATTATCTAGTTACAATTACTTACTTCTACGGATTGTAGTTTATTACATCCTGTAAAATCAATTTTACTAATAAAAGGTTGATCAGCTAGAGTTACTCTTTCTATCGCAGAATTTGTTAAAGTAAGAGCAGATAATGCGGCATTAGGTAGTGCTAATGAAGTTACACATCCATTTGATATATCTATTGTCTTTAGTTTGTTATAGTTCTATATGTCTACTGGAAATGAGTTAACACCACTGTTTCCTGACCAAAAACTAGTGTTAGACAAATTAATATGTCTAATATCTGAAACACTCTTGCCATCCTATCTCTTAACGAATATAGTAGCAAAGTCTATAGGATTAGATGATAAGGTACTAGTATTCTATACATCTATTTCAGACATACTAGGTAACGACATTGATGTCATGAAACCTTGGAATCTAATCTCGTCCAGTCCCTTCATATTACTTATCTCAGACATATTGTTTACTGTAATCTGAGTATTAAATGAAGATAAAGATGGCAGATATATATCTGTATCCACATTCTCTTCTATGTAATATCTAGTTTCACTACCTGCTGCATTACCTATATTCACAGTAAGTATAGCAGGACTATTCATCTTAATAGTTAACTTAGAGTTGTTGTTCTAAGCACCACCACACTTGAAAGAACCTTTTTCATTGTACGGATAGATAATATTATTATTAGCGAATAAGAATACTCCATCCATAAATGTCAATCTCTTCTTTAGCCAATCTCTTACAAAGTCATTACGTGTACCATGCAAGAATTCCACATTAGCATATGACGCAGGGCTATCTTCATCTTTCTAATATTTCGTAAGATACTTAACTCGGTAGTCATAGTTGTATAATAGTTCTCCACAGTTCTTTGTCTAAGCACTAAAGTAGTTTTCAACGAACATAGAAGAACTGGTTAATAATGAACTATTGGTTCTCCATAGATCCCATAATCCATTATAATCACTTCCTGAATATACTCCAGTACTTATGAATCTACTATCTCTTAGAACATCCCACAATCTACTTGAGTATTCGTCATACCCGTTATTAGGATCGTTCTATTTGATTATAAGAGAGTTCACACCCGTAGTAGTATCTGCATTGCTGAAACCGTCTATATATGCCGTCTTAGCAACATTTTCTTCACCAGTATTACTTACTCCATTTGCAGTATCCATATCATAGAAACATGGGTACCACTTATTCATATTCTAATCTGTAGTGGATCCTCCTACATTCCATGATCTTAACACCATATTCTTTCCTAATGAGTCCACAAGACCGAATACTACACATATCATAAAGTATGAATATGCATTTCTAATACTTAGTCTTAAAGTAAGATCATCGGCAAGAGCAGACCAGGATTGCTATGCAGGATATGTAGCTCCTGTTTTTTCATACCCTTTAGTTATAGTGTTCCATCTGTATTTACTTATCTCTTCACCAGTCATACCGGCTAATGTAGTAAACAGTAACTACAGTCTCTACCATATATTGTTGTCAGTTACAGAAGTAGCATCTTGAGTAGCTCCATTATATTTAAATTCTCCTACATGCTATAATACGGTTAAGTCATCCTGCATGAATAGAGCAGTATGTTGTATACCTTCTGGAGTCTCAATAATGTTAGCATTATCTCCAAATTCATATGAGTAAATCTACTATTGATTGATACTACCAAAGTTCTCATTTACTTTATATGCTTCATACTTAGTAATGAAAGCAGGCAATGGTTGATCTACATATTCTCCAGTTACATTCTTAATCTTAGTAGTAAAGTTCTTTAAGAACTTCATACCCATGTTGTAGTAAGCAGCACGTCCTAAGTTGAAAGAATATATACCCAACATCTCTTGAGTACTAGTACCATCGAATTGTATAAGTAGTATGATAGGGAAACCTTCCAAAGTATGTTTGATAGTTACCTCATTATGTACTTCACTAGGGGTTATAGAATCCACAGGACGTCTAGATTCCAATTCCTACATTGGAGGTGTCTTATCAAATAGTACATCTGCATTGTCATTAATCCACTTACCAATAGAAGCATTATTAGCATGAGCGCTATCTACAACGTCAGCTTTCAATGTGAATTGATTCTCGGGCATCCAACTAGCCTTTGGTTGAAATAGCTCTGGTCCAATAGATTTACCTTCATCATCTGTAAGTATTTTATTGAGAGCAATCTCTAAGTTCTTACTTCTGTAACCAGTAGAAGATGTACCTTGAATCTATACAGATACATCTGTAGTAGATACAGCAGATCCACTAGTTGAATCTGGATCAAAGTAACTAAGTGTACAACCATTGTACATAGTTGAATTAGGTCCAATAGCTTCATACACAGCTTTAGTAAACCCAGAATTGGAACAGTTTATTAATACTACCGGAAGAGGTGGTTTTCTATTGACATCACCAATAAGACTGTTAAAATTCAATTTAGCATATGTACCAGTAGAGTCATCCCAAAGAGTTGAAGAACTACTATTCTCTGTTATACTAAAGAAGTTCTTTAACTTTAAGTTGTTATACTCTGTAAAATCTACAGAACCTGTACTAGTTAATGTAGCTCTTACTCTAGCATTAAGTGCATTAATAACTATCTGTTTATCATTAAGAGGAGATCTAAACAAGTTCATTTCATAGAACTCTACATCGCTGAAGTTACTAGGTTTACCATTCTAGTAAGTACATCCTAAATATATCTTACTTGATGTACTCCAAGTGAAATTATCTTTTATCTCTCTAGCTACATTCAATACACCATTAACAAATATCTTAACTTCTTTATTACTTTGGTCTACTACAAAATCAAGAGTATTTACAGTGTTTTGCTATATTTTACATGATATACTTTCCTTAATAGCTCCGTCAGTATACTTCCATATTACATCTTCTAGACTTACTATAATACCTTCTTGAAAGCTATTGTCTGATGAATAGTCTCCTATAAAGAATACAGTTCTGTCATTGTACGGATGTAAATCTGTTTTAAACGTAGTAGATATAGTAAAACCTAATCTAGACCAGTTTGCATTATCTGCTATAGAACTAGCGAATGGCTATAGGTCAACTACACCATATGCTTCTCCAGCTAATCTTAATTTACTCTATCCATTCTCATTCAAGAAACCTGATAGTATACCATTAGTATCATACACATTTAAATTGGTAGTTACAGATTGTTCTTCTTGCTGTCCTGGCATAATAAAGTTAGGTACAACACTAGGCCATATTTTAGCAGATGTTTCTTGAGGGAATGTAGCTTGTTTTATATTCCACTATGCGTACATGGTGTTGTTTGGATTCTATGTAGGGATCAAACTTTGATCTGCAGCGATTACATTACATCTGATTATAGTATCTGTTATAGGACTACCTTTCTCAGACCAGCATCTTAAAGTAATTTTATAGTCTCCTAGGTACATTTCTTCCTATGGAATAGACCAACTAAACACTTGAGCTTTACCTCTAATCACATAACTATTAGAGTTGAAATTACTGCTATCCGCATCAAAGTTACCTATATCATTTATTATGGTACCTCTCTGTATTCTTAGAGCATAGTATATAATAGATACTCCTGCTAGATAAGGAGTAAATGAGAATGATATATTACCAGACTATGCAAACTCTGTTGGTTCTGTTCCTGCTTCTATATCAGCTTGTGTAGTAATTCCATCTACCAATACTACTAGTGTTTGTCCATCTTCTACTACTACTTTGTTAGTAACAGTATCTGATTGGATTACCTAAGTATCTACAGAAGTAGTAGCTTGCGCAGATATAGTATATGAACTGCCGGCAGTAGGAGTAGCACCATTGAATAAGTCAAAGAAGTTTACATCTAATAACTTAGGTTCTACTGAAGTAAATTTTCCTACAGAATAACTCTTAGATATACCATTAGTTGTATTAGTAACTATAAGAGAAGTTTCAGAGCCTAATACCTTGTTAGTTATTTTATAAGTAATATTGTATGGTAAACCTATAGTAGCAGTTACAGAAGTTACGGAAGATTCTAGACTAATAGATGATTCTACTACAGTAAGCAAGTAAGGGCTTACTGAGATACCTTCTGTATTCTCAGCAGTAACAACAATACTGTGACTAGCTGAACTAGAAAATTCAGCAATATTAGGAATTTCTAATGTACCCTATACTGAAGAATAACCTACTTGATTACTTATAATAGTATTACCATCTAGTGATACAGATATGTTATACTTCTCATTAGGTTTAGTAGAACTAATAAGATAATGTAGTGTTAACTTAGTAGAAGTAGAATAGAGATAATGTACGCCTTCAGTAGTAACAATACTGCCGTCAGTAAGCTTGATAGAAGCAGTAGTTCCACCACCGCCTCCTCCACCACCAATAGTACCATTTAATACGACCCAACTTAGATTTCTTTTAGTCTCTTCTACTTTATCGTCCATATCCACTAATACCTGATTAACGGATTTAAAGGTCTGACCCTCTTCTAAAAAGTGAGGGTCAGTAACCATGATACCAGAAGCATTACCTGAAGAAATTATATCCCAAGTGCCGGTAGATTCATTATACTTTTTTAAATTCATTTTGTTATAACAATTATGTCATTACCACTATTAATTTCTCCGTTTCCACCAATTGCTGCAGGAGGATTACTGCTACTAGGAATATTAACATTATATTTACCAGCAGAGGTAAATAAGTAATTAATCTTTTTAGTAATACACTGAATATTACTAGCTGTTACTTTATAAATAGTATAGAAAGGATATCTTTGCCCAGCATTTACTTTAGCTGTAATATCTGTTTGACTAGTTTGAGTAATAGTAGCTGGAAAGAAGTAGTGATCCCAAGGAGTATAAGGGGATGGCAACTCCTTATTAGAAGTGTGTTTATAACCTGTAGCTTGATTAGTAATGTATACAGGAGCAGTTATCCTATCTACTAACTCAAATGTACATAAGTGCTTCTGAGTCTTATATGCATCATTACCAATCCATGTAGATGGGAATAATTGACCTTCTAGTTGTGGATCTGAATTATCAGCAGCAAGAGTAGTAGTACCAAATGATTCTTGTAGCATCTCTGCTGTCACTTGAATAATAGGTTTCATAGTGCTAACTGGATTCTCCTTCAATGGGAATGTAGCTGCATATGTATGTTTATGTCCACCTATAGCCAATCTAATATCATTTTCCTAACAGAATTTACTAAACCAATACTTATTATCAGCTGTAGTATTATAGTTCAAGTGACTACCAGATCTTTCAATCTTACTATTCTCTGTATTATCCCAGTAAAAATTACTAATTACATTCTGAGTAATAATAGTAAATGGTAACTCATGAGTAAATGCTATCTTCCATGTCTTATCAGAATTCTTATTAATATCGTTCTGACACCATGTCTTCATATTAGAGTATACTAAACCGTTTGTACTTAGTCCATACACATTCTTCTCAGTACCATCTGTAATCTCAGAATTGATAGCCATGAAGTGTACATTGCCATAATTGAATGAATATAGAGAATCAATGAATACTTCCTTACCCTCAATGTTGAAAATAGGAGGATTCTCTTCATCCATTTCAAAAGTATAGAAGAATGATAAGTTCTTAGGATTAATCTTTGAACTGTCACCTCCATTACCTAACTGATAAATGTTGGCAGGACACAAGTCATTATTTCCAATTACTGGCATTTCCTCGAAATCCTTCATAGCTTGTCTACCTGTATAGTAGTCAATCCATTCGTTAACACGATTACCATTTTGAGTCATATCGCCAGTATTTACTGTGAACTCCATATCAGCTACATTGTCTTTGATGTATTCAGCAGATGATTTCCATATCTGATATTCATCCCATCTAAATCCCTATTGGTCTGATACTTGAACAAAGGTGAATTCATCTGATCCTTCACGTACAGTAAAATGTAATACTTCACTTTCGTAATTCTCATCTCTAACTACCTTGTAATCATATACTCCAGCACTTAGATTTTTGATTATTACTTTATGAGTAGTGAATGCTGTACCATCGGTAAACTCAGATCTAATTCTATTATAATACTTTCTAATACCAGATTCATTTTTGAATGATTCTACTTTGTTCCATTCTGATTCTCCTTGCTTCTTATACCATAAGAATTCGTCATGATACTCAGTAGATATCCAATTAAAACATCTAGTAGCATTAGGAGCAGTTGCCTGAATACCAAAAGTACATGTAATATAGTTCGGTTTAGTAGTATCTAGTTTGGTTTTATTATAGAATATATTTTTATGCTCATAAGTAGCCTTAGGAGTATAAGATTCTATCATAGGAATAATATCTTTAGTCAAATCTACGAAATACCAATCATTGGCATTATTTCTCTTATCCAACGATTTAGTAGCTTGACTTACTGGGTCCATACTATAATACTTAGTAAATAATCTGTTGGAATTGAGATAAGCATATGGATTATTTTCTTTAGCATCAATAGTATCTGCATCACCGGCATTTTCTTTATTTAATCCCACTAAATCTATATATCCTTTACTTACTTTATAACTTCCTCCAACATTACTATATGGAGATGCTACACTAGAAGGAGTATCACCCCAAGTAAGATAAAACTTTGCTTTAGTATTATCAAACTTAATTAACTATCCGTCTTTAGCATACCATTCCATATCATAACTGTTTACTTTGATACGAGTAGTATTCGCATCCATTACTGAGCATTGCGCTCCTCTAATAAGAAATGTTTCTCCTTTTTTAATTAGCCCTTCAAGGGGAAGAACTTCCCAATTAGTACCACCACTAGAGTACTATAACGATAGCCCATTTAGATTAATATCCGCATCAGTTAGATTGGATAATTCTACAAAATTATGTGAACAGTAATTATAGCTATGTTCATCTGCAGTTAGTCCTCCACAGTATAAACTATTGATATATAATTTCTGTAAATACAAAGAAGTTACATACACCCAGCCAGTACTAGGATCTGTTTGTCCTCCAGTTGGTTCTGCTTGAGGTGTATCGAGTTCTTTCATGTAAACAATAAGTTTACCATCATTACTTACCTTAACACGATAAGTTTGTCCACTTGGAGCTACAAATCCAATATAGTCCAGTTTATCTAAATCATCTTTAGTCATGCCTTCATCTCCTGGGTCTGGGTCTTCACCTCCACCACCTCCGGATTTATTAATCCATACAAGGTTACCTTCACTTTTAATATAAAGTCTTTGGGTATCGGTACACCACAATAATTCATTATTTAAAAATTTATCTTGATTATTTAATAGGTCAGTATACTTACCAGCCTTAATACACAAATGTTTAAGGTTAGGTATCATAGTTTCAGAGTATGCTGGATACTCAGGATCTCTAGCCGTATTAGTACCTATATATTTTAAGTTCTATTCTTCTGTATATTCTACAGGCTATTCTGGTTCTACACTAGTAATAGCATCAGCAGCATTATTAGTAAAATTTCCAGAACTTAATTGATTGTTAAATGCATATTCATATTTCTTTATCTGTTGTTGAATAGCATTAACTGCCTATATCAAACTCTATAAGTCTTCATTCACATATTCAGGAATTGACTTTTCAGAGTCATCTGCCCATATATCATTAGTATCTAAAGGCGGAGTATCTGATATAACAATGTTAGTACCTCCATCACCACTCCCGCCTTGCACTACTGACCAACCTCTACTATTATTTCTATTTTCCCAGCTGATTAATTGGTAATAAGCCTATGAACTCTGTACAAACCACCTCTAACCTATAGCATCATTATTAGTGTTATCTTTACTTTCGCTAAGTATAGAATCAGAAATAGTATACAGATCACTAGTAGTAAAAACCTATTTATGCCCAGAAACCTATGTCGCATTAACTGCCCCATAGGCTTTAGGGTTATTACTACCAATCTTCGACGGGAATGTGATTATACTCTCTGTCATTTAAAGTTTAATTTAGCATTAGTAAATGCTCCTGGATTAGCAGAAGTATATACTCTCATTGTTAATTTAAGTCCTGTATCAGTTGTAAATGATTCTTCACTATAGTTAAATGCTTGTGTAACGTTATAAGCATCATTCTAAGTAATAGTAGTTAGCTTAGGAAAATTACTAGGATATTTGTACACAAAATATTCACTGTCACTAGTAGTTATATTGGATATAGTTATGTTGTTAGAAGAAACTAATTGTTTATTCATATTACCTTCTACTCCATAATAAACAGGATATAGGAATGTAATTTTACTATTTACTGTTTCTTCGTCATCTCCAGTAGCCGGTACTAACTGCCCATCTACTATTTCATAACCAGTTTTAGGAGCTTTAAGTGTTACGTAGTAATTAGTATTAGATAATGTTTCCATCTCTACTGTAGGAGATTGTATTCCATCTTCTGTTAATTCACTAAACACATTACTTTCCATAGTTTCAGGATCTTTATAATTTTTCTTTGATTTCCACATATAGTTACCACTCCATTTATAGGTATCCCCTATTTCAGTATTAATGCTTAATGAATTACTAGTATTACCGGTTCTCTTATTAGTCCACAATACTGTCATAATTGGTTTAACTAGAGGAGTGTTTGTTTCCATTTCTCCTCCACCTCCGCCTGTAACTTCACTCCATTTAGCATTTTGTCTAGCATACTACTTACCATCAATAGGCGCTTCTTCTATACCTCCTCCTAATTGGAATAGGTTGTATATTACTCTACCGTGTAAACATTCAGGTTCTGTATAAGGAGTGAACAGATTACATATAGTAGTAAATCCTAGTGGAATGTCTGTCCCTATCTGTCTTTTGCAATGACAGATCATAGCTTTCAGCATCTACCGATCTTGAACGAAATCTACTTTACTAAGTAAAGATGTTAGTTCATTTACACAAATAGATGCTAAAACATCTCTGTAATTTATTTTAACAGAGTATCTCAATTTATTATCTACTTTTGTGACCATTATCCAAACGTTTTTGATACAGGGTTTTGTATTCCAGAAGTGTATGTATCACTTAATTCGAAGTCCCATGGGTTTAATACATAGAAATAATAAAGTACAGGAAAACCTCCTATAACTATAGCAACATCTAATTTGCCATACTATTCCACAAACACATTAGAATATTCATTTCCACCTGGAAAAGTATACGCTGGAAATATACGTCCTACAATATTATTAAAATCTAATACAGAGCCGGACAAATTAATTACATGGAATGTAGTTAGTACTTTTCCTCTTAAAGAGGAACTATATGTATATGACGGTAGTTGTATACGCATAGTATTTGGTGATGTTCCATTTCCAGTAATAGTTATGTATGTATCTCCTTCTCCAATAGCTAATGTATTAGTATCACTTCCAGATAGTTCCACTTTGTACCAATTACTTGCCATACTTCCTTTGAAAGTACCTCTATTAATTACGACATCTCCAGTTCTACCATTAATCTAAAGATTTGGTATGAAAGTAGTAGGTAGTAATGTCACAGTAATTTCATTATCTAGGCTTGTACTATTAGTATACAAAGAAAGACTGGCAGAGCCTGAAGAATTGTATACAGAACCGTGTAATTTAATTATACCAGATGTTTGTATATAATCGTAGTTACTTGTTCCACCATCTTCTGTGTAATATTTCCATATTAAATATGCGGAAGTACTTCCTTGTGCGACTCCCGAAACTTGTACATAAAATTCTGGAATACTTTGACCACTTGTTAACTTATCAGATAGTAAAGTTAATGTACTATTGGATCCCTATGTTATGTTAATAATATTATCTGTAAATGAGACGTATGATACTGAACTTTTAATCCACATGGATGTATCTGTAAACTTGAATGGAATTGAATCATTACCAAAATCTTCGTAATTATCTACCTCATTATATAGGTAATCCACTCCTTGCTGACTGAACATGTAATCTCCGTTGAATACAAAACTACCTATTGTACCATTATTTGCAATCAGTAATTTCGTATATATAGCTTCAAATTTTTCCATAGGTATCCACGTAGCATGCTCACCATATTGTCCATAATCATCTGCTGGAGTTTTACCTTCATTCTACGAACCAGTCCAACTAGTGGTTACATTCATAACATAATATGTTTCTCCATATAATACATATGGAGCTTTGGTGTCAGTAGCTGTATAAGTTACTGTAGCATCATATATACCGGCAGGATATACAATTCTACCATCTCTACCGTCAGATCCGTCAATACCATCTTTTCCTCTGAATAAACTCCATGTGTATACCATAGGATCTGTACTTTCAGTAGCTGTATTATTATTCACTGATATACCTATATACTTAGTATTATCATTAGGTATATCATATATAGTACTACTAGATGAAGTAGGTAGAGTATCAGCATACTTAATCCATGTGTATAATGTTTCACCATCGTCACCCTTTGGACCAGCTACACCTTCTTCACCTTTTATCTTAGACCAAGTATAATCATCAGGATCGTTAGACTCTATAGCTGTATCTTTATTGTATGCTAAACCGATATAGTCTTTACCATCTGGGAAGTTACTTATACCACCACCACTAGCAGTGTCAGCGTATCTAATCCAAGTATAGTAAGTCATACCATCTTCACCTGGATCTCCCTTAACTCCTTGTGGTCCTTGTTTACCAGTATCACCCGTATCGCCTTTGTCTCCTTTATTCTTCTACCATTTGTATACTAATGGATCTTGAGGGTCAGCTACATTATGGTCTGCACAAGTACCTATATAAGCTTTATTGACAGAACCAGATACTGTAAATCCTATTACTTCTGTTACTTCACCAGATTCATTAGTAACTACACCATCTGCGAACGCTATGTGTACGTAAGCTGAATCTCCAGCAGGACCTTTGATACCACCTACATTGTTCCATGTTAATCCATCCCATACGTATAGATCTCCATTTACTACATATGCATCACCTATGTTGGCTGATTTAGGAAGTTCTTCTACTGAAGATACACTACCTTTAATATTGATAGAAGTACCATCAGCACCATCCTTACCGGGTTCTCCTTTCTCTCCCCATTTAGCCCATAAAGCTGGAGTACTAAATTCACCCCATGTATTGTTCTGGTACTTTCTTTGACATACCCATTCATACATGTTATCTGCATTTACTCCACTAGGATTATCAGTCCAACCTTCTGGTACGAAGTCATCTTCTTGTGATACGTCTGTAGGTCTATCTGGTGCTTGGTTAGTGATAGTTCTTTTGTAGATATACTCTACACCATCACCGTCTCTACCATCTGATCCCCATTTAGCCCATATTGTTGGAGTACTCCAATCTGACCAAATACCATCTGTCTTAGTTCTAACACATATCCATTCGTATTGCATAGTAGAACTAATACCTGATGGATGATCTGTCCAACCAGCTGGTACATCTCCATCTACATTAGGACTAGTAGGTTTATCAGCTTCAGTGGGTTGTCTGTTAGAAGTACAATATATGAACTCTATAGATTTACCATCTTTGCCATTCTCTCCATCTTCTCCAGTTAGTCTTACTGGGGGAGCCCATACACCATTAATTGAACCTGTTGGTAGGAATTGTGCCCATGACATCCATATAGTACCTACTAGATTAGAGTCTGTAGTATACCAACCAGTAGGTGGTGTAAATACATTGTTATCTGGATCCCAGCTACCTCCTGTAGGAGTAGTAGGAGTTATTTCACTAGATGTAAATATAAATGCAGTAAAGTTAGCCGATATACTTTGTCCATCATCTCCTTTATCACCTTTATCTCCCTTGTCACCTTTTTCGCCTTTCCACTCACGCCATTTACCTAGAGTCTCATCTGCTGAGTTACTAGAGTTAAATTTGTAGTGTTTGTTAGTTGCAACACAATAAGATATATGTCCTTCATCTATATCACTATCTGGACAAGATCTCATCTCTTGCAGCGTAGCAAATGAATCTCTTGCGAAATTAGGCAATTTACTTCTGTGATCAAAATTATCTATAATCTGTATCATATATCTTTAATTAAATGTTATCTTGTAGTTAGTTACAGTAGATGGAGTCTTAAGTACATATACATAGTACATCTCATTGTTAACTGCTACTTCAGTATGTTCATAGGAATCATTAAGATTCTGGTTGTTATAATCCCTAATATTAGTTAATATACCAAATGATTTAGGGTATGCATAACAGTTCTTCTGAGCATTCTGTGTAAATGCAGGAGTAGTATAAGTCTTAGTATCTTTAATGATATCACCACTAGATAGGTTCTTAATAGCGTCTTCTGTAGGTGTAAAGTTACTTATTACTACACCAAAGTATGAAGGATTAACAAATACTGCCTTTGCAGTACCCGTATATTCTACTCCAGCTTTAGTAACTACCACAGTATAAGTAGTATCTGTAGATACATCTAAGTATGTCTTACTAGTCTGATTAGTAGCAATAGACTCGCCATTAATCTTAATATCATCAGGAGTATCTTCAGTAGATCCTTGAGTAAATGTCCACTTAACTGTTACTGAAGTAGTAGTACCTTCTTTGTATACTCCACCTCCTGTTACAGTTAACTTATATGGGAACATAGCTTGTTCTAGTCTATCTACTCTAGCTTCTAACTCTGATAGATCTCCACTGCCAGAACCAGATTCTAACCATGTACCATCAAAGGTAGCATCACCTTTACGTGTAACAGTACCATATGCAATAGTATCTGTACCAGTTAATGTACCTCCATTAATAGTACCACCTTTGAAGTATATTGCACAATCTTCTGGCATAATTATAGTTTCACCTCCCAAGTAGAAGTCATACTCAACTACATACAATGTGTGAGCTTCGAAATCATCTTGAGTAAGTATATTGTTCTTTCTCTTGCGTAGTATCTTATAACCCATACCACTATTCTCTAGTGGTGCATACTCCTTATCAGCAAACTTAATACGTAGATTTTCATCAACCATTAAGTCTTCATTATCAGCTGTAATTATACTTAAAGGTTGCCAGTACGATCTATTATCAATACTAACGTTAGCAGGTACATCCTTAATAGATATAAAGGATCTGTATGCTGAGTCATATACTAAGCACAGTCTATCGTAGGATTTAGCACTATCGTGTAATCCATCTGTTGTTAAGGTTACTTTACCAAGTAATTTTGTGTACTCCATTATAGAACAGTTTAGTATCAGGTTTATTGAAGTCCGTCACATTATCGTCATGAAAGGTAATCTATTGATCTGTCATATCTACTTCTACAGTAGGGTAATCAACATAATCAGATATTAGTACTAAGTTACCTTTGTAGTCTACAGTAACGAAAAAGAATTGATCTAGAGGACGGATACATTCATTGTTACGCTTGCAACATTTACAACGAGCACACCCCGTTAATACATTTCTAGCATCCATTACCTTCATTTGTTTTACTAACATTAACGCCCATTAGACGTGTCAAATCTAAATAATACTGCATTGCTTCTTTATTATGAGAAGTAGCAATAGCCTATTCTAACAACTGTCTTTTGAACACTAATATCATTATTTTCTACATCTACTTATCGTCTAAGCATGTGCTACAATAACTATGTAACATTTTAATCTCAGCATTATATAACGTATTAGTATCATATACGATTCCATCTATGTAATCGCTTACATAATTCTCAGTAGTACAATACATCTTGATATACTTCATGTTACCATCGAAGCTACTAATCTTATCAGATGTAATACTAACTTCATAGTTATATACAGTGGTTATTAATTCTGGCTCGCCTTCTTTAACTATCTATCTTACTGTAATAGTACTGTTAGTGCTGTCAAACACGTAGTCTTGGAGCTCAGGATCATCACTGTACAAGTTGTCGATGTTGCTACATTCGTTTACATAAATAGTATGATCTATCTAATCTCCAACGATAGATACATCTGATACTACTTCGAACTTAAGTACATCGTCTTTTATATTTGCGTTTACTATTTTATTCATATTATCAAAATAAAAAAAGTGGAGTGGGAAGGAATAATCCAACCCGCCCCACTTCGTTATTACAGTAATTTATTATTAGGCTGCTTTACCAGAAATAAATGCTTCGATACCTTTAGCAACAATAGAACTAGTAAAACCACTTGAATGCTTAACATACAATTCAGTAGTAAGCGGAGTAGTTTTGATATATTGGTTATCATTACTCAAGTACAGATTATCATTTTCGATAGTAATGTAATCGTATTCAGCACCTTCTTCTACCATTCTAGCCTGTTCTACTTCAGGATATGCACCAGTAAATACATGACCTTGGTAACCCATGAAGCGTACTTCAGCGTCACGTACTTGTTTCCAGTAACCTTTACCCGGTGTACCAGGAGTTTTAACGATAGTAGCACCCGGAATAGCCATCGGCTGATTGCTCAACAGAGCACCCGGAATAGTAGTGTAAAGAGTAGCTTCCATGCTAACTACTGAGTATTCACTCAAAGAGTAAACGCCTTCGTTATCATCTTTTTCCATTGCAGTCAAAGTAATAACAGCAGCAGTAGCTTGAGCCTGAATTCTACGATTTTTGTGTTTGTTGATTTTCTTAACGATAGCAGCAGCTAAATACTCAGCATCAGCAGAGTTAGCGTATACTTCATAAGTATGGGTAAACTGACCCGGTGCTTCATAGATATCTTTGTATACCATTCTCAGTACATATCTGTGACCAGCAACGATCTCAGCATCAGTAAGAGTGATAACAATTTTATCTTGAACAGGAGCTACATATTCGCCAATTACAGCAGACGGTTTAGAAGCCTTCTGGATTTCATTACCGAATTTAATGTTAGCTTTCTGTGCAACTGTACCATCCGGCATAGTTACATTGATCTTGTTCTGAGCTACACCTACATACAAAGAAGTAGCGTTTACTGCATCAGCAGCTGTTTTAATGATAGCTCTATTCTGGTCGAACAAAGCAACGTCGCCTGCTGAAAGTGCATCAGCTGTAGTATATGATGCAGGCAGGTTTTTACCGATTAGAATATAATCTACGTGTTGGAGCATCTTAATTTAATTTTTAAAAAGTTTAACAATGCGCGCTCATGTCAACTTAATTCATCTTCTACTTTCCTTATTTCAGATTTCCACGTCGATGAACGCTTATTAATCGTCAGATCTATCTGACTTAGTTGAAGCAGCTTCTGATAGATATAGTCTAACCGCAGCATCAACAATTTCTTGGTGAGTTACTTCAGGTAACTCTGTGTATTCTTCTTTCAGATTACTACCTAAATCTTTAGGATTTCTTAAGTAAGTTACAATATACTTAGTAATACCATACTTACCATCGGTTATCAAGACTATTTTGTTCTCCGTATATAAGCGAACAGGTCTGGCTTGATTATGGTGCAAGTGGTATTCTGACAGACTGTTTTCTAGAATTCTGTCTACTGTTTCTATGGTAGCTTCTAATACGTCTCTTGTCCTAACTACTAAGAGTGGGCAAGCATTAGAATAAATATCAATATAAACTTCTTCACCTACTGTAAATACATAATCTTCAGGATAGTCTGTTAACCATCTATTATCTTCTGTACTAAAGTCAGACTTAGTGTATATCTTCTTACTTACTAAAGTACGTAGTTTATCTGTTATCTCTTGGTTCTGTTGAAAAACTCTATATAATGACTTAACATATTCATCTTTACTCCTGTTGATATAATGGAATATCATATCTGAAGTAAGCTTAATAGTAGTATTATATCCAGGAACTATACTCTACAACTATCTCTCGAATGCTATTTGGAATTGTCTTTCGGTCATAATTATTCAGATAATTGGTTCAACTATAGTTTGGTTGATGTTCTTTGAGATTCAATATTCTCTAATGCTAATACTACAGCTCTATTAATTATCTCATTCATTACATCATCTGGTAAGTCTAATTCACTATCAGGCTTAGTATAATCAAATGGTGTAGGTTTCTTGATATAAGTAATATCAACTGCATATTTACCATCAGTAGGTTTATACTGATTCTCTTGCATCATGATAGGATCTACATATATGAGTAAATCATTATCTTCTAACACGGCAACTGGGAATTCCACCCATGGTATATTATTATAAGTCTACTTAAATAAACCAGCTGTATTATGATCCACTAGTAAACAATTAGTAGGATAATTACCATACTTCAATTGAATACCCCATATAGTGAATCTCTCTCCGTTATTATGCACATTCTCTAATAAGAATTCATTATACTCTGTATTAGTAGCAGATATATTCTTATCTGTACGTACTAAAGTATCTAGTTCTGAGATTCTCTATTGAGATCCTTCAAAGCCTATCTTAAGTATATTGTTGCCGCTTATCTTATTACTTAAGATCTCAATCTAAGCTTGATTAAGAAATAAGTCTGTTTCCTAAGGTAGGAATGCAGGAGCACCACCGAAGGCAACTCCCTAAGCATTCTTATCTAGGATAACTTTAAACTAAATATGTGCAGTACGGTTATTCATTATTTAGACTTAATTTCATTAAGTATTGCCATCTTGATGTCACTGTTCTTCTTGTCTTTCAAGTAAGCAATAACATCTTCAAGACCATTACCAATCAAGTCAGTACCAAAGTAATAATTAGCTCTGTTCTTTCTGATAATGTTTTTAGAGATGGCTTCTTCAATTACGAAGTTAATTTCTTTATTAGGATTATCAACCCACTTCAACATGAAGTTCTTAGGTGACTCTTCAATCTTCTCTGCCATCTTAGCTTCTACAAGCTCATTAGACATAGTATCAGATTTAATACCATAGAGTCTCAAACACTTACGCATATCTTCAATAGACATTTTATCCATTTCTCTATATGCTTCACGTTTAGCTTTGTTGATTCTATTGGTTTCTTCTGCCTCATTGTCACTGTTAGTCATCACATAATCAGTAGAAGGTTTAATCTTATTAATACCATCTGCTACTCTTTTATGACTCTTCAGGAACAGATATTGAAGTTCATCATAAGGGTTTTCTGTATGCAGTATAATACCGTCTCTACCTATCTTGCAACCGAAAGTTTTCCAAAACTCACTAGTTGATGACAGCTGTCCTTCTGCATAACCAATTTCTTTTTCTAGACGTCTAGCGTCTTCTTCTGTAAGACCTGTGTAACGGTTACCTGATCTTGTCCAATAAGATCCAACCCAATCAAAACACGTAGGCCATTTAGTAATACCAGTCCAAGGATTACTTTTAATAATTTTAACGATTACTTCCATAATATAAATATTAGAATATCCAGTTATAAGGGTTTGGGGCCCGAAGGCCCCTTTGTTCACAGAGAGATTAACTCTTACTCTGCCTCCATGATAAGTTCACCGCAAGCTCTTGGATCTCTCAACATAATACCCATTTCACCAAGGAAGTATACGGTATAACCGTCCTTACCATTAGATCTCAGAGTATTCTTAGAGTTAGCATAACCAGACGGAGCAACAGCACCACCAGTATACCAAGTTACGAACTCACGACCTTTACGAACTACTTTTACGATGTTAGCTTCACCATCACGTCTACCAAGATCCAGGAATGTTATACGATAAGATTCCAGAGGTTTCTTAGTAACCGGATGTAACTTACGATTGTAAGTCAAGTCATCATAAAGTGGGAAATATTTCAGAGTCAATTCGATTCCATTGGTCATCTTGTAAGTCTTGAATTGACCACCGAAAGTCAAGTTATCACCAGAACCAGTTACAAATACTGTATCAATCAAGTTCATGTTAACAACTTTTTCTTTCAAGATTCTGTCGAATTCTCTCATACCCATTTCACCAGTCAAACCAACAAACTTACGTTCGTTAGTACCCAGTACATTGTAAGAAAGATCGAACAAGAAATCTTCTAACAGTTCTGCTGTCAATTCAGTGTAATAACGTCTATTTGATGGAGCAATCTGTTCCAGCAAACCAGCACCAATAAATACTGGACGACCGTTAGTGCCTTTCAGGTTACAAGAACCATCTTTGTTTACATTGTTTTTCATGTAAACCAACATTCTTTCACATCTCTTATACCACTCACGCATAGCAACCCATTCCTGATAGTCTGCCCACAAGTAAGAAGATTTACCTGTTTTAGGATCTTTCAGGGCGATAGCCATAACTGTAGAATAAGCTGAACCAGTAATATCATAGTTAATACGAATTGTCGTCAGATAATTACGCATTTTGAAATGAGTATTATAGTTCAGGATATCACCTTCTTCACTGTATTCTTCTACAGCAGAAGCAAGACGTGATACTTGGCTACCCGGAGTCAGCAGGTCAGCAGGGATATAAGATGAAGGTTGTCCGTCTGCTACGAAGCAAGTGTAAACCCAAAGGTTACCATCTTGGTAAGGAGCACCAGCTACACGTACTTGGTATTCTTTATCGTCGAATTCCAAGATAGCTGTAGGACCGAACCAGTTATCTTCAAGCCACAATTGGATAGGAGTATTACCCAGACCCGGAGTAGAATCAGAAGTAATAGCAGCACCATTCCATTTTGCATCTCTAATTGTAACTGCTCTATCAGCATCAATCATTACACTCCACTCCCAGCTCGGTTGGTCAATCGTCATAACGTTACCAAGACCACCTGTCAACATATCCAAGGAAGTGTTGTAACCGCTATCCTTAGTTCCGAATACATAAGACAATACGGTAGCAACCTGATATGGATTCTATTGCGAAGCTGCACTGATTTTGGCAGTGTCAATCAAGTCTGAAAACCATTTACCTTTGTATAAAACTAAGTTATTTAGAATATTATTATCCATAAAATACTAGTAATTTTAATTTATTTAGTTTATTATTAATTTACACGCAACTGCTGCGCAAAAGACTTCCACATATCTATATCGCTAGTGTTGTCCGTTTTCTTCGTCCTTCTACTTACTCCAGTTTTATTCAAACTATTTTTGAACTTACTGATAGCGTCACTAGAACCTTCGTTCTTTGCAGCTTTAAGTAGTGTATCGCCTTTCATTGTAAAGTAAGCAGACTCGAGTAAATTCTTTACGCTCTTAGACCAGTCTTTCTGATACTGTGTCTTACCATCAGCGTCAGGTTTAAAGATATACTCTAACAGTTGTTTCTTATCCTTTTCCGGAATTTTGATACCGCGTATATCTTGCATACCTTTTATTTCGTTGACAACGCTATTAAAATACTCCTGTTGACGTCTAGCAGCTTCCTTAGCTTGGTTTTCTTGATCTTTCAATAGCTGTTGTTTCTTATTCTCTCTGATCTCTTTCAGAGCTTCCAAAGCATCTTCTGCTTCATCTTCAAGTAATCCAGCATCTTCATACTTAGTAAGTTTCTTATCAATCTACTTATTACTATAACCTTTCTCTTTAAGGAACTCTTTAAGTATAATCTTCTGATTTACTTCATTATCTTCAATACTAAAGTCTTCCAGATCAAGTTCGCCATCAATCTCAAAGTAGTCTCTCAAGTTACCACCATTCTTTACGAAATTATCCAGTGCTTCTACTTCTTCACTAGCATATCGTGGTACTGAGTTCTCTTCGATCACATCTTGGAAATAGTCTACTAATTCTTCAGGGGTACTAGGTATTTCATCATCTTCTCCCATTTCCCATCCGAATCTCTCTGCCATTACACCAAAGAATGCACTTACTGCATTACTATCTGGTTCATTAGTAGGTTCTTCAACTACTTCATCTTCGATCTCTTCTTCAGATTCTGGTTTCTTATTCTCTTTCTTACTTTCTTTTTTAGGCTCTTTAACAGGTTCTTTATCTTCTTCATCCTGTTTATCATCCTTTGTATCCTCTTCTTTCTTAGGATTGCGTAATGCTTCCAGCTCCTCGTCTGTCATTGATTCACCTACACCATCTAGGATATCTTCATTGTTATCATCATTGCCAGCGGGCTGTGTTTCTTTCTTAGGTACATTAGCTCCTGGCAGGAAGTCTTCAAATACTTCAAAACCGTTTAATGTAATTTCGTCCATAATTATATATAATTAGATTATTTTTTCTTTCTTCCTTTGTGTTTCCACTTCTTAGCATTCTGTGCAAAGATAGCACGTTTGCGTGTCAATGGATTCTTACTATGAGTAAGTTCTTCGGTACTCTTACCTGTTCTCTTCTTTAAAGCATTGAACTTACCTCTGTTCTTCTTTTTGATATGTATACCACCATCCTTATAACTAGGTATCGGATACTGAGGTAGTATCAGTGCTGTGTCTATCAGGTCGCTCATTTGATAGGTCCTCCCAATTTATATATTTAAGTATTACTGTGTTTAGAATCTCAACTAATTCTTCTTTAGTAAATAAGTCGGGGTCTTCTAAAGAGCTTACTTCTATTTCTGATAGTTCTGGAGAGTATTCGGAATGTCTTTTTGGATTAAATAGAGGTTTATTTTCTTCTTTTCTTATTTGTTCCATAGACTCGTCATCTAGGATAAGATCGTAAGTACCACCATTTTTGAACTTATTTACATAGTCTTCCTGAGTTAGGATTGCTCTCGCGTACTTCAAGAAATCAGTTTCTAAGTAATTATTAGCCTTAGATATTGTTTTCATACCATATCGCGATTTGAGTCAGTACTAACTACAGGAATCATATTAAAGTCCCTGTTAAACAACTTAGGACTTCTATAGAGATTAAAGATTGCCTTAATATTGTTAAAGCTTTCTCTAGGAGCTTCTAATAATTCTTGTCTAAGATTCTTATAGCTTCCCGTATAATTTCCCTTATTCAGTTTACCCTTCTCTTGCAGATAGCTTCTAAACTGATTCATGTAACTCTTGATTTCAGTACCCTGCAATATGTTATTATACATTTCTCTTGTCATATTCGGATACATCGTCTTGGCTTGATTAAAAGGTATAAACTTACTCTTATCTCCAAGCTTCTTTAAGAATTCATTATTCATTCCAGCTGCACCGTCAACCAAATGACCCATTTCATGAAGTACTACACTATTAGGAATATCTTCAGGAGTCTTTATTATATCTCTATTAAAATACATAGTAGTACCCTTAGCTGGAGTTACCTAAGCAGCTATAGTTGGTCTTTCCATCTATTTATACTGTGGTTCTGGAAGTTTGAAATATTCGTTGACGTCCACGTACTTATCTAGCATACTATCGTACACTTTAAGATAATCTGTACCATATTGTTCATCAACTTGTTTTGCCCTATTTCTAGCGTAAGGTTCCTGCATCAACTCATAACTTCTGTTACGCTGATCAGTAATCTCCTCTACAACGCTCTAAGGCATGGTGCTATAAGCCTCTTGTTCATTAAGGGCTTTACTAATTACTTTCTACTTATAATTAGGATCTACTTTAGGGATATAAGTACTCTTTGGTCTAGTTGCAGATTTTCTGAACAGTTTATTACCACCGGTAGGCATAAACGGTATCAACCCCATTGCAGCTAATCCAGCACCTTCCCAGTCTGACTACTTAATAGAACTGTATATATCATATGCTGATATTGCATCTCCAACTGGAGTCATATTAGCAGCATCTTCAATATCACCTACAGGTTTCAATCCTCTGACGAATGGTTTCCCAGTGAATCTATCAATTTCATCAGTACTATTGTCATAATAATCATCCAACTGACTTTCAGTATACTTACGACCATATCTATCTTTATATAATTTACCTTTATATGGTTGAGGCTCTTCAGGAATTATAGGTTTGTTGTTAGGTGGTATCTCTCCTCCTTCAGCATACTTTTTAAAGTCAAGGTAAGTCTTACCGGGATTCTACTCCCGGTACTACTTCAACTATTGCATCCTATTTCTAAATGCTTGTCTGTCCATAACCTTATTTCTTTACAGGTTTCTTTCCGCCTTTCTTGCATCCCATAATTAATCCTCCTTATAACTTTTAATTTTACAATATTTCAACCAAGAATAATGTTTCCTAGTCTCAGGGTAAGTGTAGTTATCATCATTATTGTGAGCTTCCTCTTCAAAGCTAACATCGTGATATACTACATTTTGCTTGTCAAAGAATCTAAGTAGTCTAATAATACAGTACTCTATTCCATACCATAAGTAAAATGGTAACCATAGCATCTCTTGCATCTACTTCAAATGAATCTTCTCGTGATTATATTCCTTAGCATTTATTTTAGATGCATCTCTAGTAAATATTAAGCCAAATAGATTTATATATTTATAACCCTTAAAAGGTATCCATTTATTCTGTATTACTCTCATATTATTTCTCTCCCGCTACTTTATTCTTTAATGCTGTTCTAGCTTTAATTCTTTCTCTTTCAAGAGCCGCATCATCTTTTTGTTTTTGGATATCTTTTTGAGCTTGCAATTTCTGTTTTTCAAGTTCAATCTTCTTATCCTCTATCTCCTTCTTCAATTGTTGTTCACGCATTTTAGCATTGAACTCAAACTGTTTAGAAGCTTCTTCTGATGCTTGCTTTCTCTCTTCAAGTGCTTGTGCTGCTATCTCCATAGTATCTGGAATACCATTATCATTCTGATCTTGATCTTCCAAACCTCTATAAGCATTAAGTTGAGCTACTGTAATCTTAGTTGCATTATTCTGATCAATCTCATATTTCTTAAGATCCATCTCCGCTTCTTTGATCATTAACTCTTCTTCCTTAACCTCATTCTGCATTTGTAACATCTACTGTTCACGTTCAGCTTGGGCTTGTTCCATAGCTTGCTGTTGTTCCATACGTTTCTGTTCAATTTCCTCTAATCTATTTTTGATCATAGTAACATTGTCCAGAGTAATGATTTCAGCAATATCTAATAGACTAGCACCATTCTGCATGGCAGGTTGCATAAGATTCTTAAGGGCTTCTATCTATTGTTGATTCTTAGTAGTATCTTCTACAAATATATCGAAATCTTCATAGAACATATCATCATTAAGAGTCATAAATGCTCTAGTAGCATCATCAAATACATACTGTAAACTCGTTTTACTATCCTTCCAAGCATACTTAGCTGTATTTAATAGCATGATCAAACACTCTCTCTTTACTTGGTTATGAACCCAAAACCACGGCTCTGTAATATGAGCTGATTGTACTACAGATCTTTCTACATTACCTACTAATTCATTAGATGAAATAGAACCTTCACGTTGTTTAGATACACCAGTTATCTCTGACAACATAGCTTCTATCTTATCCATCAGTGCTATATACTGATCAATAGTATTAGCCATAGTAAGATCTAACGCTGTAATCTGATTGAACTATGACGGTTTACCTCCTTCTCTACCAGGTATATCCCAACCTTCTTCATATGGATTAATGAAGTTAACTCCAAGCGCAGACAAGTAATGCATCCACTTAGCTACGTCTATATTCATAGACTTAGGAATCTAAGTAATATCCATATTTACTACTTTACCCTTATCCCTTGACATAGCAAGTTCCAGACGATACCAAAGTACAATATACATGTACTGTAATGGCTTCATCATACTTACTAGAGATCTAGGTCTACTATTGGTATTATTGTATATTACTCCAGTATATGGCAATCTTTGCGCATTAGGATTATCGGCAGATACATGTTGGTACTCAATAGGACCCATACCAAAGTAAAGATCATCTCCTGCTCTATATCCTTCCCATGTCTCAATGATCCATTTCCATTCTACGCTTATTTCAGTACCTGTCTCATTGTATGATTCATCTACAATATATTCTACCGGTTCTCCTGTTTCAGGGTCTGCAATAGTAACAAATGCTATCTTTCTAAATGACTACCAACAACAATGCCATACACTAATTGCATTAGTACTATCAAACGGGTTAGATGTAAACCCATTAATACTATGAGTCTTTATATGTGGGTAGTCTAACGATGTCTTTCTTACTTCAGGATTGAACCCTCCTTTAGACGTATCATCCATCATGTCTAGGAGCTGATTTAGCTGCTTCTCAGACAGTTTATCATAATACCTGTCATATATATCAGTAGCAGATAATTTCATCTCATATACGCACCATTGAGCGTCATGGATATACTCTAAGTCTGAAGTATCTGTATCGTAATCAAAGTAAATAGGATTAATGCGCTCTAGGCAAGGATTACCGTTCTGTATACCTACATAATAGATCTCTTCTCCGCCTATTAGTGCATCCTTCCAGCCTTTATAGAACTCATGTGTAATGTTAAGTTTATTCTTTAAGTAATTCAAACTATGATATGCAGTTATCTCTGCTATATCCTTATAGTCTTTACTCATGTATTTCTGTATCTATTCAGGAGGCATAATCTCACCAGACTGCAATGCTTGCTGATATCTAGCTTGTTCTTCTGGACCTAACTTACTCATAATAGTAGCTTGTATGTACTGAATAAGGAGTTCTTTAGCCTTATCCTACATCTCACTAGTAGCTATCTCACTAGTACGTACTACTTTGAAGTTAAATGGTCTTTTTGTTTCTTCTCCTAATAGTAGGTCAATCTTAGGCTTAACTATATTATAGTCCTATGCCATTGCAGGAAATCCATCCTATTGCTTAAATGGATTAGTAACATACTTTAGATCTTTCTCATTGTATATACTATTATAAAGATCATAGTATGTCTACATTTCCTCTTTGCGAGTTCTGTTATTGCCATTTCTAGAACCTCCCATACTTCTACCTATAATATAGTCTACACAAGATTCTTTCCAGTCTTGTGTCTTCTTAGAAGATGGTAATTTCTATATTGGAAACTGATTGATATTTCTCATAATTAAAACATATATGCTTTTAGATTATCAATGGATTCATCGTCATGAAACCATTCTTGAGTAAAGATAGGACCTTCAAATAGTATCCTATTCTTATTCTCTTTTTTCTTCTCTTTAACCTTTACATTATAGAGCTGTTCTCTATAAATCATTACTTGCATCAACGCCATGACCCTATCGAAGTTTCCAGTGTCATTATAGCTTATAAGTTCTTCTAATAGCGGCTCTGATAGTATGTTATGTAGGTTCTTCTTGCCAGGTGCTTGTTCTTCGTTTAGCCAATCTTTGATTAAGCCTTCACCCCATTGCTTAATCTGTTTATTCATATGACAACCTTTTTTTCTCTATACTTTGGTATTACCTACTATATCAGATATAATATCAGGTTGATCAGCCAATAGATAATCACAATGCTTAGCAGTAAAGTAAGGAAATAAGCCTTTACGCTCATTTTCATACATTATTCTACCATTATAGTATACTGCTAGCTTACGTAGGTTTTCATAGTATTCTTCAGCTGTTGACGGACGTCCAGTATATTCAGCAACAATTATATCATAATAGTTCTCAAAGTCCTAGAATCGCTTATATACGAATGTAGATCCTAATGAGTTAGTACCAGACTAATCATGGTCATATGGGTCGACTCCTAGTATGTATAATCCTATAGGAGCATCTTTCATTGGGTGTTCCCATATTACTATTGAACCAGTGGGATCATCGTCTTTTTTCAAAGGATAATGCGTAATATCACCGTGTTTCTTAATAACCCATTTAAGTGATCCATCTGCTTCCCATACTAGATCACCCACTTGCTTCATATTACTAAGGCTCTTATTGATACGTATTTTGGCTAATTGCTCTTGTAATTCCTTTTTAGGGAATATGTTACCACCAAACTCCAAACACGCTTCCTAGGGCGTTATACAGTGTTCTGCAACGTATCTATCTACTGCTACAGAGTTAGTAGCATTTTCTATTACTTTTCTACGCTCAGCTAATATATACTCTACTGACTTTCTACGTAATGTATTTCCATCATTGTCCATGTATATTCTGTTACCAGCATCATCACGGAAGTCCATGTTAGTATACTGAGGTATAAAGAATCCACACTTTTTATCTGATGGAGTTTCATCCCATATGTTATCAAATCCTATACAGTTATAACCATCTGGATTGTAGAACATATCTTTAAGAGTCTCAAAATGGCTATCTTCATCACCACCAGTACCGAATGCAATCATAGTACCAAATGCCATACCATCTTGTTCTACAGACGGTCTAGCAATCTGCCATGCAGCACCTAGTTCTGAGAATGAACCAGCTTCTTCAAAGATAATTAATTTACCAGCTTTACCACGAACTACGTCAGGATTATCTTTTAGAGTAACACCAATTATTTCTGACTTGAAACCTAATTCTATCTCATTACCATACTCATCTTTAGTAAAGAATCCAGCACGTTTACGCATCTAAGTATTAACAGATCTTTTCTTACCCCAAGCTGTATTCTTATCTATAAAGTCCATATAGTCCCATGCTTTAGTAAGAATACCGTCTTCTGTTAAGTACTGTTTATTACTAGCATATATATATGTTTTACTACCAGCAAATAAGTAATAGTTACGACAAGCCATGGCTGCATTCTTATAAGAATAACCCTTACGTCTACTCTTCAATGCACATAAGTGTTTACCTTCTCCTTCAGCATCTTCTACTGCTTGAAAGAAGTAATAGTCGTAATCGTAGAAGTCTGGAAACTATAGATCACGTGTCTTTTTTATCTTGGTAGATCCATCTGGATTATTTATAGTAGTATAGATAATTCTTTGAATAGGACAGAAGTTTAAATAAAAATAGTTATACCCACTGATAAAATCTCCATCATCAGCTGTATAACCATATTTACATCTGTCCATCTATTCGTCCCAGTATTTAAAGTACTCTGATGTACCTTCTGGGTACTAACAATAAGAGCCGACTTCGAGAAATCTCAGAGCCGGCTGTCTAAACTTATTGCTGTTTTTTATCTATTTATTGAAGTCTACCATCTTGTGAATTACTTAATCTGTATCTTTTAGGATATCTTTTATATAGAGTATCTTCTTTATATATAATATAATGTATAGTTCCTTTACTGGATATATTATATTTATTCATTAATTGAGTATATGTAAAACCAGATTCTCTATCTTTTCTTATATTTTCTACTATATCTGCAGAGTATTTTCTACGTATTTGACCACAATTAATAGATATCAGTTCTTTTGGAATATCGTGTTTATTGTCTTTAATAGTTCCTATTCCTATATTATCGTAAGAATTATCATATCTATCTCCATTCAAGTGTCTTACTACTATTCCATCTTCATAAATTTTATCACCAAACTTTTGATATGCTTGTAACCTGTGAATCATACAATGTACCTTCTTATTTTCTTTTCTAGGTCCTATTCTTATATCGAAATTGTAGTAATCTCTCTTACGATCCTTTATCCTACCTTTTACTTGTACTCCATTTCTGTTTAAAAGAATTCCATCTTTTGTAACAGTGTAACCCTTAATAAGGGCTAATTCTTCTGGTTTTATCATAATAAAATAAAAATTAATTGGTCCTCCCGTCCGGTTCTGCTCCAGATCCTCAACTTTTAGAGAGTTGTGTGCTAAGCATCTCATACACTACAGGAGAATATTAAGCGGGAGAGGAAAGATTCGAACTTTCAAACCCAAGAGCTTTGTTAACGACGACTTTAGGGCGCTTCCGTCAATCTACTGCCGTATACCATTCCGCCACTCTCCCGTGCCGGGGAATATTTGTTGTCCGTCCCCGTCGGACCTTTTGGTTTAGAACCAAGATTTAATTCTTTGCCACAATGAAGGCTTTTTCGCCTTCATTATAGCTTCGTGTGCTTCATTAATTTCTTCCCAAAACTTTTCTGCACCTTGTGTTGCATCAATCGAAATAATCATTCTTTTCATATTTAGTCTAAATTTATAACACTTATAACGTGTTGTTTATTTTATGTTGTTCTTTACTGTATTATCCTGCCAACTCATAAGGATTAACCTTGGCGTCCCCTTTTACTTTACCCATAGTTAATTCCTCAGCTTGAACCATAGATTTTAATGCTTCTATACTCTTAATAGTATTTGCTGTAGAACCCATTCCAGCTAGTAGATCTTTGATCTTCTTCTCATCCAAACAATCATCTAATGACTCTTCATACCACTTAGTAACTGAGTCTAATTTGTTCATTTGAGCGTCTAGCATCTTTAGTATTCTAGTATTCTGCCAATCTATATACTCCTGTTCAGCTACCTTTTCTTCCTCAGTAAGTTCATAGTTTGGATCTTCAAATACTTGTTCTTTGAGCCTTATTTCTCTAGTATGAGCATCCATACTCTTCTTATATGGGCTACTCCACTTATGCATAAGTACTATATAAGTAATAACAAGCTCTTGATGAACTTTGTCTTCCGAAGTATCATGTTCGTATAGTCTTTTGAATGCTGGTATGAAATACAGATCTGGGTGTATTACAACCTTACCTCCTACTATATCAACGAGATTCATTTGACTTATACTTATTTAATTCAAATTCGTACCATTCTCCTAAGTCGTGTATGGCTGCCGGATCTGATATTACAATGGCTTTTACAACATTCTTACCATTATTCCAGCATACACAAACAAGAGCGAATTCTCCTTTTTTAATGTCTATTACTTCATCTGAAGTAATTACTTGCCCGTCTGTTTCAGCTTTATATATATGGCAATCAATGTTGGCTAACATTGGAGTAATAGCATTTAGATCAGTGTTAAAACTAATAGCTTCTCCATATCTATTTACTAGTATCTTTTCCATTATGCTGCTTCTTCAGGTTCACAATCGCAACAACATCTCTCCTTTGTTGTCACTTTTCTTGCTTTTCTATCAGCTTCCAGTCTCTCAATTCTTCTACGATAATAGTCCTTCAATTCTGGATTATCTATCACTATGAACTCTTTATCGTCATAGTCACCAGTAGTACTGTACATCTTAAGTAGCATATCATACTGTTTTACTTCAATAGATTTCTTATTACCGTTCTTATCAGTTATCTCTAAGATACCATCTTCTGGTATAATATAACGATAGTCAATATCACTGAAGTAACCAACAGACTCGAACTCTTCTTTCTCAAAATCTACTTTGTAGATATTAGCATTATTTACTTTTGCGCAATATTTTACCATAATCAATCAATTCTATAACCTAAATACTTCTCTTTATTTAATCTCTGTACTATCTCCATTGCTCTCCTCATCGGTACATTCGGATTCGAGTAACTCTTCATTGTCTGATACTTCTGTATTATCTGCTGAAAGTTCTGTATCTCCTGCTCCAGACTTTCCTTCTTTATGTTTTGCTTCATACTTCTCAGTTAAACGTTTACATATGATATCAATCTCAGTAGCTCTATCTTTCTGTCCATTTCCTGATTTCCCTTCTTCTACCATTAGAGTAGTAAGTTCATCAATCATATCATTAGTAAAGTCTTCATAAGTAACAATACCTTCATTAATTACAGTATCAAGTATGCTGTACATCTTTTTCATATCTTTGGAAGCCAACCCAATATTCTTATTGAAGTTTTCCATCTCAAGCTTCCACATCATCAGACTCTCTTCTTGTGTCATATTCTCTTTTTATATTTACTAGTGTTTTACTTATGCATCCTGCTACCCAACCTACCAAGTATGCGTATTGTTCATTATGATTTGCAAATGACTGTGTATACATTCCTAATTCGTCAAATATATAATCAGCTACATGTACTGCTTCGTGGGCTTCACCACCTGCTTCTATACTACTATCCATTATTATTACTAAGGCTCCGTATTCACCAGTTGCTTTATGTGTTACAGGACAAGTAAGCCATCCATCTTTAGTAGTGTTATATTCTTCAACTAGTTCACTATAAGCAGATGTACATTCTTGTTTAGTATCATCTAACTTATTGAATGTAAAGATCTTATTTAGTCCAATAACGTCTCCAGTTACCCATAATTTACGAGGGTATACTATTGGATCATATCTATCTACTTTTGGCATCTTCTTCATATCTCTTCTTTACTTTAAATTTACCCAAGTAAGCCATCATAACAGGTTTAGGATCAAATTCTGTTATGGCTTTGTTAGCAAATTTAAATGGGCTGTTGCATATTACTTCTATTACTTGATACGGTATATTGTATTTATTACTAAGTTTAGTATATATACTCGTCTAGTTTCTCATTCCATTGTACCTTCTTATAGTACTTACACTTATCAATACTGCTTGTTGTAAGCAGCGTATTAGGTCGTACTAGGTTAATTATAGTAACTACTTCATCCCATTGTTTTGAGGAACCTAATCCAAAAGTAATAGTCGTAAGTTTGTTACTTTCTAATTTATTGTACTTCCTGATGGGTTCATATACCATTACGTTTTCAAGCTTATCTGAAGTAATAAGTTCTGTCTTCTGCCCTACTATAGTAAAACGGTTAAAAGGCAGTTCTTTCCTTCTCAACTTGTTCCATAGCTTGTGTAGTATATTATACTCTTTCCAAAGTATAATAGAACCTGCATCAAGCATCAACGATCTCATCTTCATCTTTCTTTAATTTTAGTATTATTGTGATTTGTACTCTATCGCCTATTATCTCTGGAATTAGAGCCTTATTCACAAATACTTCATCTTCGGCTTTTCCCCTCTGTAATATCCCCTAAGCTTTAAACTTAGCAATGTATCTACTTAGATTATCAGGAGTAATACCTAAAGTACGTTTAATATACTTTCTATTTTCTGTAGATATAACATTCTTGTGAATATTAGGGAGTTTTGGAGTGTTAACATCTAACTCTACGAAAGTTGTTAACAACTCCAATTCTCTATCTGTTAGATCAAGTATGCCATTAAGGCTTTTCAGAAATTCCTTTAATAAATCGGTCTTAGGTACAGCCTTAACCAATTTATTCATTTGTCAATTCTTCTCTAACTTTATTTAATACTTTAGTAAGATTATAGTATACTGTTTCAGCTTCTACTTTAACACAAGGTTGTATATTACCTTCGTTATACTTATCCATTACTTCTTTGTAGTCTTTCTCGTACTGATCAAGTAAGTTGTCAATAAACTCAACGGTGCTGTTGATCTTATCTTCTTTCTGATCAGAATCCTCTTTCAGCAAACCTTCGTTACACATGTCTTTAACAGTATTACCGTCAATCATTGCAGATCTGAAACTATCACCTTCTTTTACATCCATAGTAAAAGCTTTAAGCTCACCATCCCAAGTAAGTGTATCATTTGCTTTGAAAAAGCCGAAATCTTTTCTAAATGTGTATTTCATAATTATTTCCTATTTTTATCATTAAGTCCCCATATGGCTAACCATATTATGGAAAAGCAGAGACCCATTACTATTAATTTTTCCATATGCCTATAAAACGTTAGTTGTGAATAATTGTTAATAGCTTTTAACATTTGTTAACAATTAATTAACATATAAAAAGAAAGCCCGACCTAAGTCGAGCCTTCTCCATTATGAAAAATTTAATTAGATTGTTATATTACTTAACGGCAATAATGTCATAAGGTTTCACCAATTGCGTATCTTTTAGTAGATCAAAATACATTGCAAACTTCTTATTATAAGCAACTGTATCACCAACCTTAAATTTGACATCTGTTAAGTGTGAAGGAATCTGTAACACAATACCTGTAGCCCAATCAGATTCTACTTCCTTGGTTTCAGTCTTAGTATCATACTCATTGAAACCATCTTCATCTACTTTACCATTAGGTACTTGTTCTGTAAACTCCTTAGTAACCATAATTGCAGGCAGTGGTTTAACCAACACATCCTTCAATACTTCCCACTTAATGCCATTAACTACTGTTTCTAGTACTTTATCTTCCATATTCTTTTTTACTTAGTTTCTAACTATAACGTATTATTTCTTATTTGGTTCTGCTTCTACTATGATATTTCCTCCATTTGAAGTACAATATGTTACAGCTCTCTGTGGGCATTGTTTACCCATAAAGCAACAACCATCACAAGTACCTAGAGGAGAACTCTCTATATGGTATCTTTTACCTTGAATTTCTACTACTTCTCTATTCTTGATTATCTCTGCTAATTCTGGATCGTATAGTGTCATACCTAATTGTGTATTAATGTTATATAAGTAATTTCTAGCTTCTTCTACTTGTTTTCTAGTTACTTTTGTATTCATATGTGTTTATTAAAGTAAAGGTATAATAGTAGTTAAAACTAATACTCTTACTTTAGATTACAGTAACCAGTAAGTACTACTACCCCTCTTACTCCCCTTATAACGTCTCATATATGTGTTTGGTTCCCATTCCTTTAACATTTATTAACAATGTTTAAAGCTATTTAACTACAGAAATTTAACATTATTTAACAAAAAATATTATAAAAAATTTTGGGGGATAAAAATTTAGAGAGGGGTTGTGCGTGTGAAGCTGCACCCAAATCACTCCCCGATATATGGATACGGAGGAGATACCCCCACACGTGCCACGTTGGTACGGCTGTGTTTTCGGTATCTAAAATATCAAAAATGAAGTGTCAAATTACATCAATGACAGAGTACGAAATTAAAGACGGTTTTAACGACGTTGAATATTGTTTTTTAATTACTGCAAATCCAATTAACACGGAAAGCAATGCAATGAGCGAAGAAGACCTAAACAAACTAATTCTTGAAGGTGGAGACATTAGCGAAATAGCTAATAAGTCTAATATATCGCCTTTTAGAACGATTTTGTTTCCAAACACTTCGCAAATTTGTAACGCTTTTTTATCTTTGTTGGATACAAACGAAGAAAGGGAAAAGAAAGGAGAAAAACCTATTTTTCCTACTATTAACCTCAATAGGTTTGAACAAGAAACGCCCGAGCCGTATTTTAGACGTTATACAAAAGACGGTGACGGGGTTAAGGAAGGTGATTGGATTATCGCGCAAGCAGATGACGAAACATTACCTAACGACCCTATTAAACGTAAGGTTTTTCGTTCAATTTGGGTGACATCTATCTGCAAAACAGATACAAATGGCGTTGACATACCAACAGAGAACGTTGTACGTAAAGCAGCCAGAGCCTACACTAACGGGCTAGAAACTCAAGCGGGTAGCGGTAAAATGATAGTACCGTGTGCCATACAAATGAAACTTGAAGCCAAGAAAGCCGCCGCAAATGCGCCTAAAGAGAATGACCAAACCGGAGGAGATGAGTTGTTAACTAATGAGTTTGAAGAACAAACTCAACCACGTCGTAGACGTCGTTAAGGATATGAGGGAGAAATCCCTCATTCCGACCTTAACATTGGAAGCAATAGATTAAGATAGTCGAATTTCAATAATTATATGTCTAACCAAATAGTTGTAAGCGTATATACTTTAAACTTACAAGTTATGCATCTATAATTTAAAAACACCACACGTCTGTGAAAATCAGTGTAAGTTGTGGCGTGGGATTGAGCAAGCCCACCGAAGTGAAGAACGCTCAATATTATAGTCCTAAGCAAGACTTTAAAAGGCTTAATTTGCATTTCATTTGAAACTCCATATTGGCAGGCTAGTCCGCGCCCTAAAAGGACATCGTGGCAATATTATGTATGCGCAGATAAATACATAATTACGAGCCGAACCGAGCTCACGTCATGTACTATCTGCGTAGTTGCTTAATAAAGCATGATAAGTAATAACATTAATCAATAATTTATTATAAAATGAATAGAATTATACTCTATGTTGGCATGGTTTATAACTTTTTCTGTGCCGGGATTACTGCAAATTTAATTGCAGATAGTCACAAACTCGGAACTTTCGGTAAATATTTACTGATCTTCTCGTTAATGATATCCATCTGGTATATCATACTAATATTAATGAAAAATGCAGACAAATGTAATTAGCAGTTTAGAAAGACTGCTAACTTTAATGCAACCAATGAAGGCCGTGACAAGTCGGTAGACAATGCAGAGTCAAAGTAATTAATTATTATTTATCCTTAATTTATATGCACAATAAATTATTGATATTTAATAGTTAAATAATCCACGTGGTAGAGACATAGTTAGGTTCGCTATGTGTGCAACTCTTAGTAGCAACTAATCCAAGCAAGTAAGGAGAATAACCTCAACCAAGAGAAAGTGTGAAATGGTGCTTGACGGTATAATACTAACTGAACAATAAGTATTATTTAAAGTAAGAGAATAGCATAGTTATTATTGCGCATGACTGCAAATCATGAGGGCGAATATAATGCGCTTACTTTATTTCTATTTGACTACTAATTGAAAACTATATAAGGATGTCACGTATCCTAACTACTACATATAAAATCCGAGTCTAATAAGGTATTGTAGTAGTATTCTCTATCAATAAATACAACCTCATCGTGGTGATAGAGTCTAGTAACATGTTAAAAACAAATCTTCCTAGTCTGCATGTGAAGCTAATGTATTTGAATTATTTAACAGTATTAACAAATTAAATAACAATGACAACATTTTTCAATTTACTTCTATTTATAGGAGCAATTGTTGTTGTTTTCCTAATAATATACGAAGGAATTGAATTATGGAAGGAAATCAACAAGTAATATGACAGTTAGAATTAAAAGTAGTAATATTCTAAATGGAATAAGCAAGTTATTAGTATTGTCAATAGCAATTATTGTTATAATACATATACTAAAAGACTGGGAGCCTAAAGATCCATATGGTTTTGTGGATTTGCAAATGAGGTTTAAACATTATGTAGTATCTGATAAATATCAAGAAGATGAAGATACATATGTAATACGTTTAGTAAATCCTGTTACTGGAAATGAATACAAAGCGTATATTACAGATTATTTATATATGAATGTATACTTTGTAGGTGATACTATTAAATAATTATTAATTTTAAAAACATTATCAAAATGGGAAAAAAAAGATCTGCTACAGTCCATACAGTGGACGGAGAAGAGTTAACATTCACATCAGTATCATTAGATTACTGCTGTGGAAATAGTAACGGAAGTTTAGTATCAATATGCGGTGAGAAGTTCGATATCATCGAGACTCCGTCCGTAGTATCTGAACTACTAGATGAACTGGAGGATTGAGTATGGAAGATAATCAATATCCTGTAGTAAAAAAATCGTCTAATGGATGCTTTTGGACGATATTAGTAGTCATTGCATTAGCAATCGCTACTGGAGTAATAGTGTTTCTGTGTCATGAGCCTATTGCTAAGATTGTTACGTCGGAAGACGAATCAGTTTGCATTGATACTGCAAAAGCAGTTGAACATGTACCAACGGTACAAGAAATTCTCAAATTTAGAGAAGACGTAAGAGAGGGAATGCGCATTGATAGTATATTTTTAGCAATGCCTGAAGCTGTTTTGATTGATATACTTATGACTCATGGTACATCATTGTCGAACAGCGACATTGTTTATATATATGAATCAAACAAAGAGCATTTTAAAGATGTATTAAAAGGCGCAGTTATTCAACGCGATATAATTACCCCAATGGATTCTGTGAAGAATCCTCGTGATTCTCTAAGGCGTTAGAGAGTAATAATTAACAACAATTTATTACAGTTTTTTGAAGCATTTTGCATAATAGAAATGGTTTAAAAATTTCGACTTAATAACTAGTCAGTTCGTGAGAATAGACTAGTCTTCAGAAGATGACAAGCCTGTGGGGCGTAAATAGATATGTCTTGTCAAAAGAATTAGGCCTACATAATTCAATTGAGCCCAAGGTGTAGGAACATATCTATGATCGTGCGGACGTTAAAATCAGGTGAGTTCTAAGATTTAGTTTGACAGCTATTTCTGTATGTACTCTGGAGTAATCCTAAAACATATGAGGGTTTAAATTAACATAGTAATATGTGGAAATGATTTCTTTAATAACAGATGTGCAATAGAGCGCTATTGCTTTATAGTATTAGTCTCAAATCTCCGTAGCACTGCGGTAAATTATTCTGTATATAGTGCTGTATACAGACGTCATCATATTTATTAACTAACAATTTTAAAGCCTATGTAAAAATGAAAAAGGAATCCAAAAGGTACATTACTAGTATGATTCTACATACTGGTCATCTTTATGCTAATATGTTAGCATTAAATAAAATCTTAGGTATGCCTATATCTGTAGCAAAAGCCATAGCTAGAAGCAAACCAAGTGAAGAAGTTCAATTATGTCCATACTTTGAAATTCAGTCTAAATCATCTACTGATGATATTAAGGCAGAATTAGATGAGTATGAAATAGAAATAAAAGTAATTAATCAATAATTATGAAAGCAATAGTAATTTTATTTGAAGGCGATTATATTAGTAATGCCCGTAAAGATGTAACCATTCGGGACATTGCTAATGCTATGACTCAACACATAAAAATAGAATCAGACAATTTAAAGATTGTTGATTTCGAAGATGTTGATGTAGCTAAGATATTAGTATCAAAAGCAGAAACAATGACTGCTAAGGAACCAAATCTTGAAGAACTTACATCTATATTCTGTGATAATATTATCACAAAAGTAGGTGATCCTGTGAACTTCAGCAATGAAAGTTTATTCAAAGTAGAATTTGTAAAAAGATTCCTCAATGATGCAGATATTCGTCAGCAAAATACAGATATGATTAAATATCTGATAAGTGCTGGAAGATTACAACCTACTTGTAAGAAAGTTCTTGAGGCTAAACATCTTTCAAATATTCCATATTATTTGAAAGAGATCAATGGTATGTTAAAACTCTTTTAATTATGGGAAAGAATAAGGAGAAAGAAGTAAAAACTAAGACGGAATACAAAAAACGTCCTAAGCATAAGAAAATGGAACCTTATAATCGTAAAAAGGCATGATTAAATTAAGTAAAGAAAAACCGTATGAAGACGCATGTAAAATACTAGGTCTTCGTCCTGTAGCTAATTATAAAAGTTACAAATTAACAGATGAAACTAGGAACTTCATCAAGTTAGAAACTGTTGCAAAAGCTTTGAATGAAGGCTGGAAACCTACAACAATAGATCCAAAAGAGGTAAGGTATTATGTATGGGGTTGGAACTATACAGATAATAGAAAACCTTCGGGCTTGCTCGATGTTCTTCCTCGCTCTGGGCTTGGCAGTGCTTTTGCTTCTGTCGGTACTTCCTTGGAATTCAAAGACGAGGATACAGCAAAAGAATTTGCAAGAATGTGTAAACCTATGATTGTCAAATACTTATTTGGTCGAGATGATCATGAAAACTTCAAATTCGATTTCTAATGAATGTCCTACACAAGATAATATTATCAACTGTAGTGAATGTGATCTTGAGTGTAAACTCAGAATGGCAACGAATAACAAGCAAGAGGTTCCGCCAGAGCCTCTGCCCGCTGTTATATATTACTAATTAAATTGTTAGTATGGTGGATTCCAATCAACCCGAAAGAACTGTAAATATACCAAAACCCTAATACATATTATTATGTAATGGCTATTCAACGGCAATCTGTAAATCTACAGATAAAGGGAGAGAAGGATAGGGGTTATCTGTAGAATAAGAGATAGGAATATACAGAACAGTTCTTTTTTTTAATTCTAAAACCAAATTATCAAAAATATGGGACAAAGAAGAATTATCTCAGAAATGAGAAAAAGAGGTGTGTCAGAAGAGATAATTCAAGGACGCATCAATGCTCATAAAGCTAAAGCAGAAGCTAATATAGCTTGTGAGATTATCTATTTACAGCTCATTCGTGAAAATAGCTGGAAAAGAGAACAGGCATATGAGAATCGTAAACTTGTCAAAGCAGGTAAACGTGAATCATGTAACCAACGCAAGAGACGTCTTCGTAAAGAATATCTTGCAAAAAAAGAAGAGTAAATAACTCGAGATTAATTAACAATAGTATCAATCTTTAAACATTATCAAAAAATGGCAAAAGAAGAAGTAAAAGTAGCTGATATTACAAAAGTATCAGCAGAGAACATTGAAGAAGTAATCAACAATGGCTCAACTGTAACAGAAGATGTTGCAAAAGCTGCTGCTGAAAAGATTGCAAAACAGCGTAAAGAGGAGCTCACGGAACGTCATATTGACGTAACTTTGAAGAGTGAGTATACTCGTCTTGCAACTTATTTGAGTATGAAAAAGACCGACAAGGAAAAAGAGGTCAAACTCAATTACTTGAAGAAGTTTTCTGAAAAAGATGACAAACTGCGTAACGGCGGCATCACTATTGAAGACTACCTGAAGGATTGTAAAGAGCTCTACAAAGAGGCTAACAATCTTCTTCGTGAAGTTGACAAATGGTATCAGGAACAGCAAAACAAATTGCTTAACCAATACCCGAAAGCCCGTTATGATTGGAGATGGGATGGACAATTGTTGTCCCTTTAATTCTCCGCGCATAGTCCAGGTATAGTGTTTTAGCAGTAGAAATACTGACTATATAACCTAACTAGAGAAAGTAGCTAATAGGTGGTGATGACATTTTATGTGCTAAGTACCAGAAGATGCAGCTCATGCATGAATTGACATGCATACAACAAGTGTAAGGTGTAGTAATACAACCGATGCCAGAGTAGGACATTATGACAACGTGCCACTGATCATGTGCCTAAGATCATGAGGATGTATATATAAATTGCGCAATATATAAATACAGATTCTATACTCTTTGAGTATATTATGCAATAGCATTCTTATGATATCAAGTCGGCATTTTTGGAATAGTGCGATGCTAGACATCATGCCGTATAGAAGCTGAAAGGTATTCTATACTTCCAAGACAGGTTATCAAGGCATTAATAGTATGAGAATACTTTAAATATCGTAAAAGACCATAGGCTAGGTAGGTTTGGTCGCCTACCTAGTCACAATATAAGATTAATTGTAAAAATAGCAGGGATATTGTATAACATAACGAAGGCTCACCTGTAGAGAGTGCTGTGAACTGTGTTAAATAATAAAGCAGGAAGAATGGCTTAATTCTGTACGCGAGTTATACTTCAATTAATCTTATAAACTCATTGACTGTTAGGTCTATGGATCAGTTGTATGGACGGGGCTATCGTATGCCCCTAGCTCCACTACGTGTTTAGCAATAACATTACAGAGTTTAATTGTGTCTTCATGAGACATATTATTCTTCATATAATTTATTGCTGTAGAGATAAATTGTACATTACCTATTATATAACCTTTAGTAGAATCTATTCTATCTAAAGAAGCTGTATAAATAGGATTATTATGATTAGCTTTATATTCAGCTAAACGTAATTGTATACCAGTATAAGGACAAATACCTTCCTGTTCTTCCCATAATTGTTTTAGATATTCTAATGTAAGATTGAAGTCTTTAAATCTTTTTTTAGCGTTTCTAAAATAATATCTAAATGGAGTATATTGGTCTCTCCTAGCATAAGGATTTAAAGAAGAAGGATTACCTTTTTGTTTATTATTTTTATTACACATTTTACCACTACAAGCACGTGAGCAATAATTTGCTCTACCTAATTTAATATTCCTGTTATACTCAGAAACAGGTTTTTCAAATTCTTTTCCACAACAATCACATTCAATAGTGATTAATTTTCTATTTTGTTTATATTTAAGCATATTAGAATATTTATATACGCCATGAACGCATATAAATGTGGAGGAGTTCTGTTTCTAGTAATAGAAATACACGGGGCTAAACGGTTTTGACAGCAACAATGTGAAATAGAATAGGTCAATAAGCAGATAACTGGCAATACAAGTTATGTAATGGATTATACACGCTTAGCAGCGTGAGATAAACCAAACGGCTAAGCTAATGTCGTAGAAAGCTGGAGGTATATCAGGCTAGATCAGACGTAAGGGCTGTTGGAGGGTTCGATTCCCTCTAATACCACAATTAAATTAAGTTTAATCAATAAATTAATTTGAAATGGGATTAATGAACTTTATTAGGCAGAACTTACCAGAATCATGGGAGAAAGCTGCAACAGAACTGAAAATGAAGACAGAGTTAATAACTCGTCTACATGCAAATGTTCCCAGAATTTATAAGAATAAATATCATTATAAAGAGGGAATGAACTACATTCGTGGTGTATTTAGAGCATCTTGTGATATCATCTACTTAGTAGAAGCAACTGATATTGACAAGGAAAAATGGGAGTTATTGAATAACAAAATTAAAGAATACGAATATCAATGCGCGTAGTACCTTGGTGGGTTTGGTTTGACTCCAGACAAGAAGAAAGAGAGTTCAAGAAAATGTTGAACGAAAGCAAATCAGATATTGAAGCAATAGGTAAAGTAATGGATAAATATCCACAACTAACTATGGATCAAGTATCTGGTATAGTAGATAACTTTAAAAAAGAAATCAATAAACCATGAGACTAAATGAACCAGGCGTATATCAAGTAGTTGGAAGTGATATCGAACTTCTAGCAATTGTTGTTGGTGAAACTCCTCATTTAAGGATAGTTTCTGCAATTATCATGAATGATGCTTTTCAAAAAGCAAAATTCAGAGAAGTAAAGGAAGAATCTCTTGAGATTCAAAGTATATATGCACATCCAGAGATGTATGTGTTTTATCCTTATGAATCCTCAGATGTATGTCAACTACCTATAGAACTACGTTCTATGCGTGGTGCGAAGATGCCAAGCATTGATGATGCTATGTATCACACTTTTAAAGAAAGGTATAAAGTAGATACTTCTATTCCAGGTAGAGGTGCTATGAGTACTAAAGTATATATCATGAGTATGACAGGTTGGTCAGCTGCACAAGCACAACTTGTAATATGCAAGATAGCTAGAGAAATCAAAAAGGAAAATGGTATTATACAGTCTTACTAACAGAGTATATACTCCGTGGGGTAAACAATATCAATCATTTCATTGGAGAGCATCATGGTGGGTCTATACAAATTTAGAGAAAACGCATGAATCTGTTAGGCACATAATATATTGGTTTGATACTAATATACTTCAAAGAATTGGTAAAGATACTAAGTTTACTCTGGATGTCCGTATTAGAATAGTATGCGGAATGGTTAATAAACTCTCTTCAAATAGAATATCTATAGCTATGAAAAGAGAATTTATGGAATGTATTTGGGATGCTTATCAAAAGTTCTCAAAAGATTATATGGAGTATCACTGTAGATATGAACTAGGATTACCATTTTAAGGTTATAGGGCTTTGATCGGCCCTATAACTACTAACGAGAGAGGTCAAGCAAAAAAGGATGAATAACAGTAGTCCACGTGCCAGATTAACTTTAGAGTTACTTCAATAAAACAGTAATATATATGCACATACTCTAGCGATTACCTCTCACAAAATGCCCGTAATTATGACAGATTTAGAAAAGCAACAGATTTTCGAACTGATCAAACAGGCAAAAGAAGGTAAACAATCTGCCTTCACAAGGCTTTATAATCGTTTTAGTAAGATTATTTATAATACAATTTATTATATTGTAAATAATAAAGATGTAGCTGATGATTTATTATCAGTTACTTTTACTAAAGCTTTTAGTAAGCTAGATAGTTATATAAACAATATCTCATTTGAGATGTGGTTAAAAACTATTGCAATAAATACTAGTATTGATTATATTCGACATACTAAAAAGGAAAAAGCGAACTATTGGATTGACGACGATGCCAACTCTCTGCAGTTGAGTAGCCAGGCCAGTTATTCACCTGAAGAAGATTATATCTTCTCAGAGAAAAGTGATGCTCTAGATAATGCCTTGTCGCGACTTCGTTGGAAGTATAGGAATATAATTGAACTACGCTCTATACAAAATCTGTCTTACAAACAGATTTCAGAGCATCTTGGACTCACAGAGTCTCAAGTTAAATCACGCCTTAATAAGGCAAGAGAGAAACTAAAAGAATTATTAACAGATTAAATTTACTAATTATGTCAGCAACATGGATTTTAGTATTGCTTCTATTTGGAGCAGTATTAGCACGCGCTATGCGTTCCACAAAAATGTGGTGGGTATTTCTATTCACTATATTAGCTGGTCTATTAGTAGGTATGTTGGGTAAAGAGGCTGTAAATCATTTCACTAAAAATGATACTACAGCTTCTATTATCCAGCTAATTAATACCGTAGATAATACGGATATGGATTGCACATTACCAGTAGTTTTAGTGACAGAGACTACATGCCAGTCAGGAGTAATGAGTTACATTTCATATCCATCCGAAGTATTATCAGACGCATTAGTTAGTGGTCATACTACTAAGGGCAGAGACTCGCCAGCTTATGAGGATGATAGTTGAACCTCATTAAATAATCTATCAGAATTCATTTATTTATTAACAATTTAAAACATTATCAAAATGTCGTCTAAGAAAAACAAAGCAGCTCAAGCAGCTGCAAGTACTGCAGCAAAACCTGCAGAAACAGCTAAAGCAGATAACACTGCAAAAGTAACTAAAACCGAGAAAGGAAATGCTGAAACAACTCAGCAAGTAGCTGCACCAGCAGCAACTGAAAAGCCAGCTGCTGCTCAACCTAAGAAAGAGGAAAAAGCGCAGACTCAGGCTAAGACTGACAAACAGCCCGCCCAGAAAGGTGCTGCACAACAGTCAAAGCCAAAGAAGGATAAGACTCCTACAGTTATTGCTGAAGAAGTAGATCCGGCTGAAGCAGTGAAAACACTTGCTAAGTCTATCGGTGCTCCGACTGGTTCTTCTACAAGTTCTACAGATGCTAAAGCTATGCTTTCATTTGTTGGACATCAACGATTCACTAACAATGAAGAGTTGAAGAAGAACTTCCCTGAACAATACAATGCTATTAATCAAGCGATTAATGCTGTATGGTTCCTTGGAATGCTAGGTGTTCAGCAAGAAATGATCGGTATGCAGGCTGAAGGTAAACTTCAGTTGATAGTGTCTCCTGAACAGATTATGCCGTTGCAAGAAATGGCTGCTATGTTCGGTGTGAAACTTGCATCACCGCGTGCTCTTCCTGGAGCTACAGACGGTCAGTTAGCAATTCCTTTTGGACCACAGGAAACTATTATTCCTGAAGAACTGAAGGATCCTAAACTGGCTAAACTTGAAGTTCCAGAAACCGATATTGAAAAAGTAGGTTCAGATCATGAAAAGATCTGTAGTGCTTTGGAATATCTGTTACGTAAAGATCGTAACATTGTAATTAGTTTAATTGACACCATTGAATGGTATCGTAAACTTTGTATCAACAATGCTAGTACTACTGATGAAAAGCTCAAGATTGACAATCGTCGAATAGACGAATGGATCAATGAGATTTTCCATCTTGTACCTGTAGCTGGTTTGATGAAAGGAATCGGACGTGCCGTATATCTGTATACCAAGAAGGAAAACTCGCCGGTAAGTGCACATTGCATCGTTCATGGCACTGTACCTACTGTTACAGATGATGAAGTTGTACTTATCGTTCGTACATTCATCCAGGAAAACTTCCGATATAACTTGGAAGACAAAATTGATGCTAATGGTAATGTTATCAAAACCGAGAAGATTGAAAATCCGGCAGATGACAAAGCTATTCAAGCAACAATGGGAGTAATTGGCGTGGATTATGTTGACAAATTGATGCATGATTACACATGTTCTGTTCCTGAAGGAGCAACTGATGAACAATTAGCAGAAATCAAAATGGCACGTGATAGTGCTAGAAAGGTTATCTCTCTTGTTCGTGCTAATTATTACCCCGGAAAAGTTCCTCCTACTAATGAGCAACTACGTTTTGCCGTTGGTAAGATCATCAACTACTATCGTTCGCCTATGGACAAGATTGCCGAATTCGAAGGTCCACTTCCTGTACTTGTAGGTGAATATCCGGAAACCAAGAAAGAAGAGGCTGCAGCTGAAGAAAAAAAAAGCTAAGCCGGTTCCATAATTGGTGGAGTATTGTATATAAGTTTAAGAGACTGTTCACTAATTCGTAATCAATATGAATAGTAGAATCTTATCGGCTGTAGTTTTGTTTACAGCTAGCGTATTTGTTGGCTGGAACTTAATCAGTACAGTTGAACCCGTGCAGGCACAACCACCTGTAGTACCTTCATATTTAGAGTTGATGTCTATGATGCACTCTAATAAGGAAGCAAAGTCTGTGAGTAAGGTAGATACTATAGAAGTATCTTATGATATTAATACTCAGGAAGTATCCGTAAAAGGAACAGCAGACGCCATTGTGAATGTAACAACTACTGGTGAATTAAAACCAGTAGTTAAGTGGAGAACTAAAGTAAAAGAAGTAAATACAGGATTTCCGAAGGTACGTAGTATAGCTAACCTACCAGAGGATATAAAACCACTTTCGCCTTTTACTAAAGAATCTCAAAATGAGTAAGAAGAATCTTATTATGCTTAATAGTATGATGCGACTATCACGTATCATACGAAATAGCAAAGATGCTAGGCGTAATTTAGATTTGATAGTAGACCAAACTGGTTACTTTATAGTAGCTGGAGAGAGTTCTAATATGATACAAGTACAAGCGAAAGCTAGTATAAGTAACATCTTATTCGTAGAACAGTACTTACGCTCGTCTGTAAGTAGTATATGCGTGCACTTGGATGGTTTTGATCCAGGACGTATGGATCCAATTGATTATATCAGTAGTAATGATATAAAAAATGGCATAGTTGATATATGCCGGGGTAAGAAGGTGGTTGCAAACATCAACTTATCTTCTGGAGACATATTTCTTGTAAAACCAGAGTCAGAAATTATAGGAGAAGATAAATCCTCAGCGGAAAATAGTTAATGATAATAGCCGCTATATAAATACTATAATTATATCATAGTTCGAGAGGAGTAAAACTATAGCGTAAATCACTCCGGCAGTCACAGAAGGAAGTTTTTAAGTACTACTGCGTCAGGGAGTTTGTGTCCATTTACACATAGCCCGAAAAAGACAGAATCCGAGAATATGTAAGAAGTAGTTATGAGATGCTTCGTAGCAGCTAACACTGTGAGATACTCAAAAGGTAGGATAATAACTTATACTGGTGAAAAAGGTATAAGAAAGCAGGAGAGGGTGAATAGCCTGCGCTGTTAATATGAGAACCGTCTGGTGATATTAAGAGTGAAGAACCCGTAATATAGGAGCTACAAGAAGATACCCTAGTTACAAATTAATTCAAAACCGAGGAGATGAATTCGTAGCAATAAGCAAATAAAAACTACAAAAGATGAAATCCTTAATCCTCAAAAAGAGAACGAAATCTCTATATTCGTATGCGTCAATCAAGATGTGACTCAAGAAGGAATATGAACACGATGCTGAAACAAGAGCAAAGGGCTCTTGAATAATCCCTTGGAAAAGGATTATTGAACAACATTATGGCTGACTAACGCAACAAGCGGGTTCCAACCTCGCTTCATACAAAAGCGCAACTATGCGTCCTGATTGGAAAAATAGGCTAACTCTAGTGTTTTTATGATAATTGGTTCATAATATAAAGGGAGTAATTACTGATACTAATGTAAGGATAACCGTGTTATGGTACATACTTATACAAAGTAAAGATATGAAGGCTGGACATGCAATGATCCGGGGAGTGAAGCTACGCGCAGATCCATGATCCGACTGATTACCAGGGAGCAGGAGCCAATCCTGTGCGCTACCGTAACTAGCGTGCCGCAAAAGAATTTACGTATAAGGGATGAGGCATATGAGATTGATGCCGTCTTTCAAGTCTAAAGTGACTCACGTGCTTATTCGTTCGTGTGAGTATAATTGAATGAGGAATGAATAGACCAAGAGTGTCTAAGCGGTTTGAGGGCGCAATAACCCTGATTCTAATCGTTACACACCTTTAGCAAGTGTGATTATAATGATAAATAATACTAAGGAGAAGCTTTGAAACTCCTTCTAAAAAACAGCAGAGCTTATACCTTTTAAGATATGTAAAGGTGCATTGCTAGATTATCACACTCATTCCAGAGTAGGAGATATTAGTAATGGTCAAAATAAACTAAATTAATAAGTAAGAACTAAGCCGCTCCAGCTTAGAACCCTGGAACCGGAGAGGTAAGACTGTAATAGATGATATTACTTTACTGCATCTGAAAATTAATGCCGAATAGAACCGGCCTAGTTAAATCTGTTCTAAGTGAATTGTTAACATTATTAATCTTTACCAAATTGGGAAGTTCAATGGCGAGTACAGAGATAGCAAACTACTGTTGTAAAGTAGTCAGATAAGGAGTATGATCCACCCCAGACTGCCAACCGTCATCGCTGACATTAGAAACTCCTAAAGTATATATTGCAAGTATATATGTAAAGAGAACGCTGATTCGTTAATAACCTGTCGCCTATCACCCTGTCTCGGTAGATTAAAGGGCGTAGTACATTTCAACTCAATAGTAATAACAATTGAGCAACAAGGAAACGATGAGAGGTGGAAATCCTCGTGTTCGAGCAGAATAAACAACAAATCCTATGCATGGTACAAGTGGGCCATACTATAAGTAATGGGCTTGTGAGTTGGTAACGTTAGATAAACGACCGTAATTCTATGAATTTCGATAATCCGGAAATACTAGGTAGACTTACCATTAGTCAATGATCTATGTCTTTTATATTGCATCTAATCGCGATATAAAATAACGGTGAGAGGTGCGTTAAGCATCGAAAAAGTTGAATCTTAACCGTCGAAACGGGACGATAAACATATCAGAATTAACAGAAATTATCAGAGAATTTATCAGAAGATATTTTCAAATGAATTAACATTTATTATTTTAATACCTAGTAGATTATGTGATTGAATTCACCATTACCATTATTGTAATGCCATAAAATAATCGAACAGTGGAGAGCATTAATTTATTATTAACTTAAAAACTAAAAAATGATCCGTATTGGTATATCAAATGCGGACTCAAGAAGGGAACATTTTTTATGGAAAATTTGAACAACAATAATGCACCGCAGATTCCTAATGCTGCTGCACAGATCTTGGCTCGTAACCGGCAGGTTGCACAAAAGTATGGTCCTTACTTCGGTAAGCAGTTATTCACTATTATCGCAGTAAATCCAGATCCTAAGTACAAGGAAGACGTCATGAATGGCATCAATACTTTCCGCAATGAGATCAAAGCTTATATTATTAAAGCTATTGATATCATGAGTGTAAGTATCGTTGCTAAGGATCTTGATCAACGGCCGAAGATTGCTATCAACAAGGACATTCCTGGTGTTGAACCTTTGATGTTCGAAATAGCTGAACCGGATTTCAGCAAAGCTACCCGGGCTAACGTTACGGAAGCAATTGACCGCCTTGGTAAGAGCGGAGCTAGTCCGATGTTTTTCTCAGCTGAAGATTTGCCGAATCTCGACAAATTAGTTGAGGAAGCTAACATGGGTGCTATTACTCACTACGAGAACTTTGCTCGTCACTGCTTGAATCTGTCTAAGACAGTTCGAGGTTATTCCGATGCTAACAAACGCATTTATACTGATTATATGCGGCAGTGCGGTATTGGAAGTGATGTAGAAGTAAACGTGCATGTTGAAACTACTACAACAGAGTAACAGACATGAACGGAAGATTATCACCTTCTCGGGTTGATATCTTGCGTATGCTAATTATTTATGAACCAGCTGTTCTAGCAAAAGTTAAAATCTTGAATGGAAGAATTAACGAAAGACCTAAAAAAGTAGATATACAAGAGGATGGACAGATTATCTTGTACTATGGAAGTGGTCCTAGATGGTGGCAACGGTTCTTTAATGCTCATGGACTGGTGAGTATTACTGATATAGCAATCAAATTAGCAGACACAATGTCTGGAACTGGAGAAGCAAGAAATGAGGAAGCTTTTTATGGTATTATGAATGCCATATTAAAAGAAGCTACCGATAATAATGATTTGGATAAAATAGTAGATATTTTATTTGATGTAGTAAGAGGTAGTACGAACGGAGAACTACATTCTAAGTATATCAATGAAAAGTATTTACAAAAGTATTCGAATGAAAAAGAACATAACCGAAGTGTAGGAGTTTCTGAAACAGGAAATAAACTATATGTTGGTGCTAAAACAACAGATGGACGGATTCTACCGGTCTATTTTGCAAAAGAAATAAAAATTGTTGAACGTGATGATTTATAATACTGAACTGGGTATTCATCATATCAATATCTATTAATAGTACTGAATGGGGTACTACTTTAATAGAGACTACTGAATGGGGTAGTTCTCTATTATATAACATGCATTAGCTTAGTTGATTAGAGCACTCATCAGAGGGACGGCAGTTTGAACCTGTCATGCATGACTAACTAGTAAACGATTTCGGTCAAGTATTAACTTAAAAAACAAATCACTTGAATATGAAATCAATTACATCTAAATATGCAAAAAATCGTCGCGATGAACTTAGTAAAGATATTACTAAATATTGGACGATTATTAAAAACGAAAATATCATTTCTAAAGGAACTATTCGTAATTATGACCTTAAGGTACTGTTAACGAAGATTCAAGAAATGGCAGAAGAACGAATTCTTATGAAACTGTATTTACAATGTATTAATATGGGTTATAAGAAGTTCTCTGATTTACCAGCAGAAAATAACTATTATACAATATTTTCACTATCTGAGAAACAGGAACAACTGTTTCATTTAGGGAAGATTAAAACAATCGACCCAAAGATAAAGCGAGCTAAAGGCAAAAAGAATCTGAATATTAGTGAGGAACTTACTTCAGCTTACATCAGCAATATAAAGAATAAGCTGCAGATAGAAATTAATAAGTTGAATAAAGACTTAGAAGATTTTAATGATAAAGCTGAACTTGATATTGAATCAGCTCCTATTTGTCTAGCTGCTTAATTAATGTGAGCCTTCGGGCTCACTAGTTATTAACTTCTAAAAATTATCAAGATTATGAAAAAGAATTTATCAGGTAAACATAAAGATCATAAAGGAAAGAAATTATCGAGAACTAACCGTACTAAGTTACGTAAGTCTAAAAAAACTGAAGTAATACTTAGTAGTCCGGGTCCGTCACCCTTTATTACTAAAGGAGAGAATGGGAAAGTAATAATAACTAATATTAGTGGTAAGGTAAAACAAAAAGACTATACTACAAAGATTGGTAAAAATGCTCGTCAGGAGAATAAAACTGCTAGACAAGCTAAAAAAGAACGTATCAAACAGATTTTAGCTGGTATGGGATTTGAACCTACAGTTCACTATACTAGAAAAGAAAAGAAGAAATTTACTCGAACAATTAAAAAATTATTATTTGTTCAACCGAAACCGGTTAATCTAACAGATGAAGAAATTAAAGTTAGATTTCAACGTGAAAAAGAACATAAAGCTGAACTGTTAGCTAGTAGACCTCATGCAAATGAGATAAAAGCTTCAGTTCTAGAGTTCTTAAAACAAAATAAAAAAGTACTAAATAACAAAAAGAACACTCGTAAGTTCCGTTACATAGTACAAAACCAGAGCGAAGATAATCCGTCTAAAGATGTTGATTTCTTGACAGATTATATAGAAGCTAATACAAAAGAAGAAGCTTTAACTAAAGTAAAAGATATCGCTAAAAAATATGTAAACAATGAAAAGTTTACAGGAATGCGTATCGAAGATACTATAAGTAATGATAGTACCTATTATCCAAAGGCTACGCTAGCCGCCTAAAATACGCTAGCAATCCATAATTTAGAAATTTTTAATTGCGGCAGTATGCTGGTTGTCTGTGTAGTTTAAATGGAAAAACTGTTAAATGAGGGTTCGATTCCCTCCACAGACTCAAACTAACATTATTAATTATGATTATACGAGATAAGATTGTTTATGTATATGATATTGAGGTATTCCCCAATGTTTTCCATTGTACTGTAAAAAATACAGAAACAGGTGAATTGCATAAATTTGAAATATCTTGCAGAAGAAATCAATTAGATGAATTAGTTAATTTCTTTCATACCGTTAATACAGATCATACTTTTGGAGATTTATATACTACGAAAATTCAGCTAAATACTGATAAATTATTTTGTGGTTATAATAATCTTCATTATGATAATCCTATTATAAATTATATAATAGATTATTATGTTGTAATGAAATACAAAGGATATAGAGATATATGTAGATCTATATTTAATTTAAGTAAAGTAATTACTACTTCAAGTGAAGACGATATTAGAGCTTGGAGTAAGTGGAAGTATATGATTTGTTTTGATTCGTTTGATATTCTTACTATGCTTTATAGCAATAAGTTAAGAGTAGGTTTGAAAGAAATTCAAGTAACAATGCAGTACAGAAATGTACAGGAATTTGTTGCAGATTGGCAGGCAGATTTACCTGAAAATCAAATAGATTCAATGATTGAGTATAATATTAATGATGTTAATTCTACTGAAGAGTTACTCAATAGATGTAAAAAAGATGTAGATTTAAGGTTAGCTATTGAAGATGAATACGGAGTAAGAGTACTTAGTAAAGACGGAGTAAACATTGGAATGAAGATTTTAACTCAGAAATATCTTGAAAAGACAGGTCAAACCTGGTATGATATTAAAGATTTAAGATCTCCAATGGATGTAATACCCTTGAATAAGGTAATACTACCATTTATTAAGTATGATAGTCCTATACTTCAAAAAGTACTAGATGATATGAAAAGTCAAATAGTATCTCCAGGAAGAAAAGGATATGAAAATAAATTCATATTTGAAGGATTAAGATATTCTGTAGGAGTTGGAGGAATTCATTCAGTGAATGATCCTGAAATAGTTATACCAAAAGAAGATGAAATGCTCATTGATATAGATGTTGCATCACTATATCCAAGTATGCTAATAGAATATGGGTTCTATCCTAAACATTTAGGACCTGAATTTCTAGAAGTATATAGACAAATTAAAGATGAGCGCATCGAAGCTAAACACAATGGCAATAAGGTTAAAAACGAAACCTTAAAGCTTGCTCTTAATGGATTATCAGGTAACTTACAGAATCCACATAATTTCTGTTATAGTCCATTTGCAGTAATGCAAATACGTATAAATGGACAGTTACTATTACTAATGCTAGCTGAAAAACTAACCCAATTAGGATGTCGAATCGTCCAAGCTAATACAGATGGTCTGTTTGTATTACTTAAAAAATCTGTATATGATAATGTAAACAAAGTATGCAGAGAATGGGAACAACTTACTAAACTTACTTTAGAAGAAGAACGTTTTAAGGCTATGTATCAATATGCTATAAATGATTACTTTGCTATTACTGAAGATGATAAAGTAAAAGAAAAGGGTATGTTTATTACTACTGTGAAATTAGGGAAAGGTCTAACTCCGAAGATCATACCGAAAGCAGTAATAAACTTTTTTAAGAACGGAGTACCAGTAGAAGAAACTATAAAAGGTTGCCAAGACATTAGAGACTTTCTAATGGCTGAAAAGACTGGTAAACAATGGCATGTTGAGTATAATAATAAAGAACAACAAAGGACTAATCGTTTCTATGCAAGTACTAATGGTGCCTATTTATGGAAATGGAAAAGTATAGGAGAACATTATGAATGGGATCCTAATAAGTTAAGTGATATGGCTTATTGGTCTATTAGAGCTGAAGGAAAAGATCCAAATAATCCTCCACTAGTACCTATCACAAAGCAGTATCAGAATATGCTTACTGCATCTGGTGTTACTTTATTAAATTACTTAGATGATAAACCAATTGAAGAGAGAAAGATTAATTATAGGTATTACATTATGGAAGCCTATAAAATAATCCGTGAATTAAAACCGTTACAAATGAGCCTATGGGATTAACAAAGGCTTATCAGATATATTTCAAACACCGTATGCTCGTATAATATATGAGAATATGATTTTAGAAATAGACACCTCAATCCTTGATAGGATTGAAAACTTATCTATTAATCAGTTAGTATTCCTAACGCTTGTATTGAGTGATATCAAAAACATCAATCAAGACATTCAGAAACTTCTCAGCCTAGTTAATGAAGAAGAAATACAAGAGTTAGAGTCTCGTGGTCTAATTGCTACCAGCACTGTAGACAATACCACAGTCATAAAGAAAACAGAAAAACTAGAGGAACTTCTTAAAGAAGATAAATCTATGTTTGATGAATTCTATGACCTATTTCCAGTTTATGTTATAAGACCTGACGGAACCAAAGGTTTCCTAAGGGCAAATGTGAACAAATGTAGGAAAGAATATAATCGAATAATTGGCAAAAGTAAAGCAATGCATCAGCACATCATGAAATGTTTATCTTATGAGATAGATAATAAAATGATTACTGGTAAAATCGGTTATATGAAAACTATGTGGAAATGGCTCACTCAACATGAGTGGGAGACATACGAGGAACAAATGAAAGTAGAAGAACCAATAATTAGTAATGATTATGGAACAGAACTCTACTAATACACTTACCTTCCGCCATATATCTATTGCAGCTAAAGAAGCAGTAGAATATATAAAACAAAGAAAGAATCATGAGATTCAATCTTTAAGAACAAGGTGGAATAAGTTCAATAAACACTGTATGGGTGGAATTGAACCTAATACGATATATACTATAGTAGGTATATCTGGTAGTGGTAAATCATCATTTGTTAATACACTTGAAAATGATTTAATAGATCTAAATCCTGAACAGGATGTAGTTATCCTTAACTTCTCATTTGAGATGTTAAGTTCAAGGCAGGTAGGTAGAAAATTAAGTAGTAAGTTAAGGCAAACTACTGCACAGCTATATAGCGCTAATGAGGAATTAAACGATGACACATTAGCGCAAGTTGAGACAGCATCTCAACAAATAAAATCATACCAGATATATTATGTTGATACACCTGGGACGGTTGGAGAAATAGCTTCTACTATTGATTATTTTTACGAGAACTATGCAAAGGGTAAGAAATTTATTATTATCCTTGATCATACTTTACTTGTAGAAGGTCAAGAATCTGCACTGAAAGTGATTTCCGATTTACAGAAACTGTTTATTAAGGTTAAAAAGTACCCTAATACTACTATAATTCAGTTATCACAGATGAATCGAAACATTGAAGCTCCTGATAGGATTAACAATCCATCTATGCATTATCCAATGCGTAGTGACATTTCTTCTGCGGATACTATATTCCATGCATCTGATTATGTTATATGTATTCATAGACCGGAACTACTCAATATACAACAGTATGGACCGAATCGTTTACTAGTTAAGAATAAAGTCTATCTTCATATCCTAAAGAATAGGGATGCTGGAGAGTGCGCTATACTTGAGTTTGATAACGATCTAAAATACAATAATTTAATTGAGACTATAAGGGAAGAAGAACCTACGAAGAAGATTTCGTTTAGTAATAACAATTAAAGGCTGAAAAATTATGATTACAACATATACATTTACATTACCGAAGAAAAATAATAATACTAGTGCTAACAACTTCAAAGAAAGTCTCGCTAAAAAATTCTTGAATGCATATCCTTGGTTAGGTGGCAAGAAAGAGAAAAAGACTACTGTTGATTTGTATTTACTGGATACTATTCCGACAAATCTAGGTTATACAGCAAATGACTTCTTGAGCAATAAGTATAATTTGGAAGACGAGTTCTTCAAAGCTATTGCAGGACTTAGTTCTCTTGCAAAAGATTATGACTTTGAAGATGAATTCGGTACTCCGATTCGTATCTTCGATAATTTCGTTCAGATTGGCTACGACATTATTCCTATTATGCCGGGCTCATTGAATCATCTAAAACCGAAAACAAAGAAGACTATTATTGATATCACAATTAAGTTGAAGAATAGTGGTTTGTTCTAAATAAGATATTAATTCCGTACTTATCAGAAATTGTCAGAGTTTATCAGAATACACGGAATACAAAAATAAACAAGCTTTATGATTGTATTACCAAAAGAAAAAACAGAAGTAAAAGTATGTAATCCAAAGTTCTCTGTGTTTTATGGGAAACCTAAGGCTGGTAAATCCAGTCTTATGGCTTCTCTAGACAATAATCTAATTATAGATTTAGAGAATGGTTATCAGGCTTTATCTGCACTAGTTGTACAAGCAAGATCTGTAAAGGATTTTGGAGATATTGTAGCTGCAATTAGAGAAGAAATTAAGAATACAGGCAAAAGACCGTATAAGTATATTACTATAGATAATGCAACTCGACTTGAGGAAATATGCATGGGCTATGCCATACAGCTCTATAAAGGCACTAATCAAGGAAAAAATTATCAAGGTACAGACATTCGTACTCTTCCAAACGGAAGTGGTTATATGTGGCTAAGAATGGCTGTTAAAAAGGTAATCGACTTGTTCAGAGATCTAAGTGATCATCTTATATTAATTGCTCATACTCGTGATAAGCAGATAAATATTGAAGGTCAAGAGATGTCAGAAATGACTCTAGATCTTACTGGTAGATTGGGAGATATTATCTGTGGTGAAGCTGATGCTATTGGTTATGTTTATCGAAAGAAAAACGAAACAATTATTTCCTTTGAAGGAGGAAGTAATATAGTAAGAGAGGCAAGAGCACCACATTTACGAGGTAAGAATATTGTAGTAGCAGAAAGCGACGAAGACGGTGAAATTACGTTTCACATGGACAGAATTTTCTTACCTGAATAATAACACAAAACAAAGAAATTATGGTTTATAGTACAGAATTAGCAAGCAAAGTAGCAATAACAAGTAATGACAGTAAATATCTTGAAGCAGGTATTCATGATAATGTTAAGTTTACTGGTGTAAGAGCAGCAACATCTCCTACTGGAAAAAACTTCATGGAGTTTCGTTTTGAAAAAGACGGAAAAGAGTTACTACATACAGAGTGGGAACCAAATGAAAGAGAAGGAGATTCTGCTGAACAGAATCAGGCTAAAGTAACTAATGTAGTTACTCGTATAATGCGAATTATGAATTGTTTCTATCCTAAAGGAGTACTGAACTTTAATGGTAGTTCTTATAAAGAATTTACTGAATGGGTAGTAACAATGCTAAATGCAGCTAATAAAGATGTCTTATTGAAGGTTAAAGTAGTTTATAATGATAATGGTTATACTACTTTGCCTACTTATGTTAAATTTGCAGTAATTGAACCTATGGTATTACCAGAAGGGTTCTACGACAAAGAAACAAATCCAGAAAATAAGAGTTTGATTAGAGAGTTGTCTATTGACAGATTTACAAAACCTGTCATTGCTGATAAAGAGACTAAAGTAGATGATCTATCTACTATGAATAGTTCTCCAGCAGACGATCTGCCGTTCTAAGATAACTTAAAAATAGTAGCTACCTAGAGCATAAACTAGGAATACGTAGGTTAGTGTACCGCACTATGAAAAATAAGTGAATACGAAATAGTACACAACCTACGTTTTATACCGAAGTATAACAAATTGGGTTACGTATAAGGTTAATTGCTTATATGACGTGGTTCGAGTCCCGTTGCTTTGACAATAAAAAATATATCATATGATTTACGATACAACAAAAGTAAAAGATACATTTAATATCACTCTAGATTGGATTCTTTCTAGAGTAAGTGAGTATGATATATATGCAGCGTATATAGGTAATTTTAAAGTAGGAATGATCTATAATTCTCCATTGAGAAAAGACAAAACTCCTTCGTTTGGATGCTTTTATAGTAGAAAAACAAAACAGTTGTTGTTTAAAGATCATGGAACAGGTCAATGTGGAAATGTAATAAAGTTTATAGAACTTTATACAGGTATAACTAATTATTCAGATATACTTAAAGATATTGTTGAAAGACTTAAAATTACTAATGATACGCAACTCGTTAGCTCTAAGCAATATATACCGTCAACTGAAACAGTAATTGGTGTTGTACGTCAGGAATTCACTGAAACTGATATCAATTACTGGAAGCAGTTTAATATTACGGTAGAAACTCTAAAAAAATTTGGAGTAAGTAGTATAAAGTACTACCTATGTAATGGCATAGTAAAAAGTATTTATAAAGAAGATAATCCTATGTATGCTTATAAGGTATACAATCATTTTAAGATATATAAACCTTTAGCAGACAAATATACGAAGTGGCGTAATAACCTTACTGAATTAGATATTCAGGGATTTAAGCAGCTTCCAAAAACAGGTGACATCTTAATTATTACTAAAAGTATGAAAGATGTTATGTGTTTATATGAAATGGGTATTCCAGCCATTTCACCTTCATCTGAATCTACATTTATACCTAATAAGATTCTAGAACAGTTAAAGAAGCGATTTAAACGTATTATTATACTACTGTCTCTTATACACATCTGACGCTGCCGACGAATAGCCTTGT